GTTCTGGGGGGGGTCTTTTGGGGCGGGCCCCCACCCCTCCCCCCCCGGCTCCGCTCTTGCTTAGCTATGACACAGCCGTAATGTTGCGTTATGGCCGACACGGACTTAGCACTCGTCTCTACGGAGGAGCTCTTTCACGAGCTAGCTTCGCGGCACAGCGGGCAAGGGCGGTCCTGCGTCATCCTGAGCCTGCTTCCCCTTGATGGGGCTCCAGGGAAGGCCGATGTACGCATCATCTGCGCCTTTAAGGATCTGGCGGCGGCACACGTACTCGTTTCCGAGGCGGTTCCGCGCGCCAACGTTATTCTGCGTTCCTGCATCGAGGAAGCGCTTGGCCCTGAGGAAGACCAGCCGTAATGCAGCCCTTTCGTCTTGCGGTGTATACCGATTCTCGAAAGTTGCTTGGGTACTGGTGGTTACGCGAGTGGCGGGGTGGGTATGCGGTGACGTACCGCGACCCCATTACGCGAGCCTTCGACTTCTTCCTCTCCGATAATCCAGAAGAAGTTGTCCAGAGGTTCTTTCAGACCTATACGGATTACCTCAAGACGGTCATCAGCCAACTCGATTCGAGCATCGCCAACGTTCCGAACGAGACATGCCTCAGACCCGGGTTCCGACCCGACCATTTTCGCAGATTACGCCGAGAACTTATCAGCCGCAGGGCACAGCTTATCTGTAGAAGTCGTGAGCGGTACGCAGAAGCTGTCGTGACCCTCCGGTCGCGGGGCTGGCCGCCCATCCCCGCCATGCCCTGCCTTCATACGGACACACGCTATGCCGACTGATCGAAACCTGACACCTATCTCGCCTGAGCTTCAGCAGCAGTTGATCGAGAGCTACACCACCGGCACGTCGATGCTGCGTCTCGCGACACAGCACGCCATCCCCTACGCCCGCCTGCGGCAGCTGCTTGTTGCTGCCGGCGTCGAGATCCGTGCAGCCTCGTCACCGACCTACGGAGCGTCCGGGGAGTCCCCTGCCAGCAAGCTGACCGCAGACGCCAAGCAGTCACTGCTGGCCGAGTTGCAGCTGGGTCAGGAGCAGCACGTCAACCTCGCAAAGAAGTACGGTGTCAGCCGCGAACGGGTGCGTCAGATCGCCAAGTCCATCGGAGCGCCGACCGGACGCGAGGTACAGCACCGCCGCACGTCTGAGCGGAAGAGCAAGCGGCAGGAAGACGCCCAGTACCGGGCGAACCTGCGGGAGCAGATGCGTCGGGCCAAGTATCAGCACTGGAACGAACTCTGGGAGCGTGGACTGACCATGAATGAGATGGCGCAGGCCCTGGGTCAGTGCTCTGCCGCTACGATCGGCGTACGCATCACGGAGCTTCGCCGTCGGTATCCCGGCTGGTTCAAGCTGCGTCGCGGTTCTCGCGCGGCACCTATCGCGGAAGCGCCAGTCGAGTGATTTGACCTACGTGCGCGGATCCCTATGCTGGGATTCGCGCACAACGCCTTTCCTTTTAGGTATCACGCATGGCCAAGTTCGACGGCCTTATTTGGAAGAAGGGAGACGATAACTGGGCCTATCTCCCGACGGGCATAGGCGCGGTTACCGACCCCGGATTCAGCCTGACCAGCGATGATGCCGTTCTGCGCGTCGAAGACGGCCTCGTTGCTGGACACGGCGGCAAGAAGATCGACTTTCAGAAAGAGAACGAGCTCCTAAGCGCCTGCCCTGCGCAGGCGGGGGACCTGAAGGTGCTGTGGGCTGGCGTACACCCCACCAACCTGAAGGCAGCCATCATCGTCTGGTCGGCCCCGATCACGCTTCTGGATCCCTCGAAGATCACCGGTGGCTCCAAACCGTCCCTCAACGGACGGATCATGACGCTGACGCTGGATAGCCCCGTCAAGATCGACGGTTCGTCGTCGCAGACGATTCAGCTGCAGGCGGGTGCTGTCGGCAAATACGGATCGAAGAAGGATCCGGACGTCGCTCGCGTCACGGACACTTCCAAGGAGCTGTACGCCGGTACGAAGAACGACACGTCGGTCGGCAATGATCAGACGAGCCAGACGAAGGGCTCGGACATCGTTGTCTTCGCTGTCAACGGTGCTGAGTCCGTGACGGTCAACGTGTCGATGAAGTACAAGGTCGTCGACGCGAAGCAGACCTGCGGCAAGCCGCACAAGATCTGGGGAGCCGCGTACTGCATCTGGGGATCGACTATACCGCTCGAGACGTTTCCGTATGGCACTACGTTGGAAGTCGATGCTGCCAGCCTGGCTCCGAAGTCTGGTTATTATGGCGGTACCGTCGACAGCGACTCCTACGTAGATCGTAAGGCGGCTTTCAAGATTGCTGTGACGGGTGTAGCCGGCCCGATCATCAAGCTGGACAGCGTCAACGACCGGGCTGTGCCGCTTCAGCCTGGGCAGGCTGTCGCTTTCTCGGGCTACGGCTGCGATACCGTCTGCGGCACGAAGGACCAGACGAAGATATCGGATATCGATGAGGCGTTGGCCTATGTCGATGAGGACGTGATCAAGCCGTCGGAACGGACGTTCCCCGTCTACACGTTCATCGAGACGACGTACTACATGACGACGATGAACGCGATAACGACCCTCGAGGTCCCAGCGTTCACGCAAACGACACTCTACGAGACGCTGCTAAGCAATATCTGGCAGGGTACGCAGGTGTATGGCACGGCCGTCAAGTGGGACGACCAGCTGACGCAGTTATGGCAGGGTACGGAGGTCTACGGTACCGCGGTTCAGTGGGATCCGTCGTTTCAGATACCGAAGGGCGTGAACACCACCATCACGCTTCCCGTGGGAGGTGACCAGACGGGCACCATACCGCTGCATCTGGTCGACGCCACCAAAGCCCTCAAGATCTTCGAGCCAGGGGACGTCTTCGCTGGCTACGTGTACTTCGCTGACGATGCTACCATCGTCAAGTACCTCGTTGCTGAAGGGGCCGCCTTCACCAACAAGCCGTTCGTCGTCGACCCAGTCAACGTCGTTTGCCACTCGATGCCGGCGAACGCGAAGATCCCGGTCGGTAACCCGACGTACAGTTCAGCCAAAACGTTCTCGCAAGGGACGCTGCAGGCACGACTCATACCCGACCCCGGTGCTGTTGTCTCGGGCGAGGTCGCCAAGACGAATGTGTCGTTGTCGACTGCAACGGTACAGCAGATCCCTGCGGGTGGGAAGGTCATCACCAGTATCGGCACGACGTCGTTGGTCGTCTGTTCCGGTGGTTCGCCGACGACGATTCAGATTGTGACCTCCATTGGGACGGCAGCAGCCGATCCGTTGACGATCAACTACCTGAGCGCCCCTGCGGCGTTCCAGGCTGTAACGGACGTGCCGACAGCAGCAGCTGACGTCGTACCGATTACAACCTTGTTCGATATCGCTTCGGTCGATGTCGTGACGACGATACCGGTCGCGGATCCGACCCCTGTCACAGCCATTACCGGTTCAACAGAACTGATCAGCATCAAGGGTCGTTTCGACGATATCCTCAAGACGCTCGGAAATCCGACGACGGCTTACTACATCAAGGATAGCCTCACGGCCCCGATCTTCACGGGGACCACGACAGCCGACGTCTTCCTGGTGACGGCATACGCGGCGCCTCCGTATGTGGAGCTGACGAAGTACGCGCATCTCACGGATCCGCAGCACATCGACCTGACGAAGTACACGGCTTTGCGGGATATGACCGTCTTTACGAACGTCGGAGAGGAGCACGTCTTCCTGAAGCCACAGGACGGAGACGCGAAGCTGACGCTCGCTATCATCGATGAGACGGCAAAGATACCCATCCTGGGTACGCAGGGCAGCAATCCGGTGAAGTTGCTGATCAGCGATACCGGCGGCACGATGAGCCTGATCGGCATGACGACGCCGCTGCAAGAGATCCTGACCGATCGGTCGACGAAGGGGCAGTGCGTTCCCGGAGCTGTCGACGTCTCCACCATACCGGGTGCCGACTACGAGGAGCCGGGTATGGTGAAACTGCTCGCCCCCATCCCTGTTCAGAAGTCTCGGGGCGACGCCGAGGAGTGCCCGTGCTTCACGGTCAACGATACGGACGGCGGGCCGTCGGCACCGTCGGATAACTCTGCTCTGGCGTCCATCAACCCCTGCACGATCCGCGTACGTCGCCTGCAGCTCAAGGACTGCCACACATAGCCCTTGACAGTCTGACTACGCTACGTAGAGAGACGTACGCGTGACGTTCTACACGATACCACGAAACAGCGACGGCTCCTGCTGCACGGAGTGCGGCCCCATCGCGAACCCGTGTCAGGAGTGCGGCGCGTCCTGTTGCGACCCCAGCACAAGCTATACGGGGAAGACGCTGACGATGACCGTCGTCGACATCAACCTCAACTGCTTCTCCGGAGCTACGAAGGTTGTTACGACGTTTGTTGGTGCTTACGTAGGTCCGCATTTTCTGGGTACGGTGACGACGGACGTCTACGATTACACGACAACGTTGACAGGTATCTGTTTCGATGAGCCAGGCTGGACGCTGATCGATTCCTACTCCGACACCAACATCTCTGTCACGGTGACGTGTGTCGTTGACGGCAGTAACCTGCTGATGACGACGGCGTCCAGTGTCGCTGCGCTGACCTATAATAACGCCTACTGGATCGCTCGGTACGCAGAGTCTGTCGCCGTCAACTGCGGTAATCCGGTGGGGTGCATCAATACCGCTCCGCTGGCGTATCAGAAGACGGTGTGCCAGACAACCGTGTCGGCTTCGTGCTATACGTGGGCGATCGACTACCAGTACTGCTTCTCGTTCTGGGACTACACCGATTCAGGGCTTCCCGACACCGGCTGTGACCCGTCGACCGTATGCACGGTCGGCAATGTCGGGTGGCAGCATAAGACGATCACCGCTACGATCGCGTAGGACGATATGTTCACCATACTCATCCTCGTCTCACTCGGCATCCACCGTCTCTGGAACTGGGAAGACGTCTTCGCCTTCGCTCGCGCCTATGTACAGCATATCAAGCCGCTGTCGTGCCCGCCCTGCAACGCCTTCTGGATCGCTGTCGGCGTAGCCGGCGTTGCGTACGGATGCGGTTCCGTATCTGGGTTCGAGGCATGCTGCCTTCCGTTCGCCGCCTACCCGGTACTACGTGTCGCTGCAGCCTTCTATCAGACGCAGTGGTTCGCTCCTCCGGCTCAGGCGGTATCCACGGAGGCCACAGTCTCGCAGCCGGTATCGCGTGGAGCGGAGTGCCCTACTTGTGCGCTGCGTGATCGCATCAAGCCTCCTCCGAAGGGGACGCGTCGTCGTATCGTCGTGATCGCTGCTCGCGGGTTTCAGCGTGTCGAGGACATCGTGGCGAGGCTCGCAGATCACGACACGGTCGATATCCACGTCTGGGTCCCGTTATCAGATACACCGGCCAACATAGCGTATCCGCATGTGACGATCGACGTGAGGTTGCCCGCGGTACAGCAGGCATCAGTCCGTGAATCGCACGCGTCAGCCATCACGGCGCTCCGCCACACGCTGACGCAGTACCTGTCAGACACGTCAGTCTCGACGTTCTGTGTCATCACCGACGGCGTCTTCGGTACGCTCGATCCGCACCTGACAGCGCACGGAGCCATTCTGGACGTCATGCGTGACCTGACGCACATGCCCTTCGTCCATATCGTCGGCAATGGCGATGACGTCATGCCGACGGAGCAGACGAAAGCATGTTCCGGATTCATCGTTACAGACGCAGACGACCGCACCCGTCTGCTCAGCCGTATACCTCTTCAGCCGCACCGGGTCTTCACACGTGCCGTAAACGTCAGGCGGCTGCTCGCTGCCGTCGGTCACCCGCTATGAGTGAGACACCGAATCTGGTGCAGAAGGCTGCCACGCTGTCGTCAGCGCTCTTTGATTGGGCCAAGGCTGGATTCACCATGGCCGACACGGAGACCTACGAACAGCGGCGGATGCACTGTGCAGCATGTCCGTCGTGGGATGCATCGGCCTACGGTGGTACCGGTGGGTGCCGCGAGTGCGGATGTTCCGTCGCCAAGCTCAAGCTCGCTACCTCGTCGTGTCCGAAAGGAATCTGGAATGCCGTCCATCACCGCTAAGGGGATCCTCGGATTCCTGCGGCCCGTGAACCCGCAGGCTCCGACGCCGCTCGAGATCGCCGTCGTCGCCGAGTTCAACCTGCTCTTTCCAGAACTGCAAGGCGACCTGTTCTCGTACATCCAGAATAGCGAGTGCGGATGTCGTCATCGCATCGCCGAGGCGTTGAACCGGAACCCCGAGCAGTCGGAACGCCTGGTCCGCGTCATCTACAAGGACCTCCCGGCAGGCCGACCACTTCCGGAGTTCGTCATCACTCCCGAGGACACGACTGACACCCATACGCTGACATCCATCGCCGGAACGATCATTGACATCGAGCCGTCCAGGGAGGCGTATAGAGCGGCCTTGCGTAAGCTCTACGCAGAGCGTAAGGTGTATCAGGGCGTTTTCATCGAACGCTCGACCACCGCCTGGACCCTCTACTTCTACTGATATGCGTACCCACCTTCCGATAGCCCATACGCAGTATCTGGCTGAGTTCGTTCTGGTCGCCTGCCAGGACATCTGGCCGAAAGCGGTCATCCTGGACCGGGCCGCCGACACCAGGCACTGCCGCGGCCTGCCTGTACCGCTTGAGGGGTACGGGTTCGACGTCTGTGCCTCGGAGGAGACGGTGGCAGCCTTGCTCGACGGGGAGCCCTCTGGCGATGTTCTGCACGTTGATGTGTCCGATGGTCCTCTCTTCGAAATAGGATTGGCAGGGAACGCCGCAGCTGTCCAGTCGCTGACCAACCATCCCCTCTGGTCGTCGCGCCGTGTCTGATCCGTTCGCCAGTCTGCTGCCCCCAGCGGGAAAGACCCAGACGGTCGTTGTGCAGGAGCAACGTCAGAACGCCACGTTCACCGCATGGCGGTACGGGAACGTCGCTATGCCCGACCTGCACATCGTCGATAGGAAGCAGGCTCTCCCTGAGCCTATCGCTGATGACGGTAAACCATTGACTCCTGAGCGTCTACGCGAACTGCTTGGCGATGACATCCAGCCAATGTTCGTAGCCCCGGAGGACGGTGACAACCGCAAGGCGCGTCCCACCGGGCAGATCTATACGCACGCGTTCGACGACCGTCTGCCTGCAGAGAAGTTCGGCGCGTCGGCCACCGCCTTCAGGTCGCCCATGCGGATCGTGAAGCCCGTCGAGCCTGACCTCTCCCAGCTTGTCCGCGCGGACAGACTTGCGGATCCACCCCCTCAGGATACCCTGCCCACATGCCTGTCGTAAGTCCTTTCGCTCTACAGATCGGGAATACCTACTGGGACCTGATGAAGGTGGTTCGCTGGGAAGAGCCGACGCCGCAGACGTCGCCTGAGACAGTCATTGTGCATTTCATCGATACCCCGAACACGGGTATCATCTTTGATAAGGCCGTGTTCGAGATGGCCATGCAGAACGCGCTGGACTCCCTCTGATGCCGACCCTTACCCTCGAGTAGCACATGCCCGTCGTTAGCGTCTACATTCTGTACGTCGGCAACTCCGCATACGATCTGCGGAAGGTGTCGTCCGTCGTCCCTCATCAGACCGACCCGACGTTGGTCATGGTGCGGTTTCAGGACGAGCCGAGGACGGCTATCGCCTTCGTGAAGGCAACCTTCGAGCCGGCGTGGCAGGCTGCCCTGGACGCGATAGCAGGCGGTTCAACGCCTATCGGCCCTGCCGGCGGTGACCTGTCCGGAACGTACCCGAATCCGACGGTCGCCGGCATCCAGGGCACTCCGGTCGATGCCGCTGCGCCGATGAGCGGTGACCAGCTGATCTTCGACAGCAACACGGGCTCCTACCGCCCTATAAAGCCGATCCAGTACTTCGCGAGCGGAGCGGCTGCAGCCGCAGCGGCCCCGCTTGTCGACGGTACCTTCGTCGTCATCTACCCCGGCTCGCCGACGTCGCAGGCCGGTACCTACCAGGTCACGTCGAACGGTGGCGCAGCATTCCCGGCGGACTACACGCTGGTCTCTGATACGACGGATACCGCTAGCGAAGTCGGTATCGTTGATGCTGGTAACTACTACGTCGCTACCAATGTCGAGGATGCGCTTCAAGAGGTCGCTTCCGGTGCGATAAACGGCTTTAGCGGTTTGCTGCTGGTGGGCACGAACGTCATGGCCTCCGTACCCGTCGCACAGGCGCGCGGCGGCGTCTGGGAGCTGCTCCTGACGAATGGCTCGCTCTCCTACCGGACGTCGCTGTCGGTCGCCCATGATACGGTCACGGCAGTGGTATCGGAGTTCGGAGCCGCCGCCGGCCCCGGTCTCGGCGTTCTTCCCGTCTCCTTCGACGCCGACATCTCCGGCGGTGCGCTGCGTGTGCTGGGTGTCGCGACGTCACCGAACTGGTACTACCGCATCCGCTGCCTGTCCATCCAGACGCCGTAAAGGTCACTATGGCGATCACGAAGCTCGAACAGACAACGGTGAACCCGGACGGCAGCACGACGGTGCGTCGTATCGAGGAGCGTACGTCTCGTGTGACGATCTCGACGCCACTCGCTGGCGATGGCACCACGATGTTCAAGGTCGTCGTACAGCGCGAATGGGTCGAATACCTCAACGGTACGGCCGTCAAGATCACGCAGCTGCCTCCTCTCGACCTGCCTATCACGGCTTCCATGGTTCCGTTCATCCAGGGCGTGGCCGCCCGCATAGATCTGGTTGCGAAGAACGCGACACGCGATATGACGTGGCCCAAGCTGAACGGCGAGCTCATACAGCCGTCTTGACATCACCAGCTGCTGCGGCTCGTACCGCACCGTAGCAGCTTCAACACGCGGTACACAACGCCATGCGGGGAAAAGAACCCATGAGCAACGACGCACCCAAGACCACCCACTACGAACTGCCTCAGGGCGCTATCGCGATCCTGCGGGAGATTCTGCCCAGCCCGACCTGGTACAAGGAGGACCCCAAGCAGGGTGTCCTCATCGCCCGTTCCGTCGGCGCGTACGAGGCGCTGCCCGAGATCGACCGTCCTGTCAGCGAGAAGGAAGAGTCGGCCCGTGACTTCGAGAAGCGTGCCAAGGCGTGGGCCGAGACCGTTCTCGAGTTCGAGTGGACCGAGAAGCAGAAGGACGCCGTCAAGATCTGCGTCCGGCACTACCTCAAGCAGGGTGCCTTCACCGTTACCAAGCACACCGTGGCGATGCTGCGGCTGCTGGGACTCGACGAAGAGTAAGGAGTAGGTCATGGCTGCACAGTCCTTCCTAGCTAAGCTGGGTCTCCGGGTTTCTACGCTGGGCAGTGCAGCCAACCTCGCCATCGCTGCTCCGTTGGCGGAAGGTGACCTGTCGATGAATGCACACACCGATCCCGCCAGGATCGGTGTGTACTTCAGCCGTACCGTCGGAGCCGAGAAGGTCGGCTTCGTCGTCATGGGGTCGGAGAACTTCTACGTCGACAACACCATCGTCCGGTCGAACAAGCCGTTGGTCATCGACACAGGTGCTTCGACCTCGGTCCTGCCGACTATTGCGGGCAACGAGCAGATCGTATTAGCGTTTCCGGACGGCAGTTGGGGCCGACTGGTCGGCATCACCTATGGCGGTCCAGTCGGCATCAACGTAGCCGGCATTATCGCCGGTGGTACACGCGCTTCGCCGTCAGCCACGACAGCGAGTTCGCAGTTCTTTACGAATGCGGCCTTCGGCCATAATGGTACGTCGTTTACGACAGCTAAAGCACAGTATCAGATCCGTGCGCAGAATAACTGGTCGCTGACAGACAACTCGACGCTGCATCGGTGGATGGGTACGCCGTCGGGGTCGACAACGACCAGCATCTGGATGGAGTTGAAGGATCGGTATCTGTATGTGACGGATGCAACCGCCAAGGTCATTCTCGGCGGAGACTTCTCTGCGAACGTCAACGTCAACTCGCAGGCGTGTGTCACCGCCTATTGGGGCATGCAGCTGCGCGGTAATCTGCAGTCCGATGTGAGCAACCCGTCGTGGGTGACGATCGGCACGCTGCAGAGCTACGGCGTCATTCTGACGTCTGGGGCGGTTCCCAACGCAGCCTCGGTCCATATCCGTGGAACTGCCACGCAGACGACACCGCTGCTGACTGCAGCCCCGTCGTCGGGCACGGATGTCTATAGTCTGAATGTTGACGGCTCTTCGCTGAATACGTGGACGTCGACCGCGACGTCTGGCAGCCCAAGCGGCATTGAAGTCGTCGGAACCTACGCGCCCGTTTCGGCTTCCACAGCAGTCGTAACCGGTCTCAAGTCATACCTGACGCTGACAACGACGTCTGGAGCTCAGGCGAACGGTGTCTACGGCGCACAGCTGGGTGTCATCGCAGACCCCGGTGCCGCTGTAGCAGCGTCACCGCTTCTGGGCGTCTACGCTGGCACAGTGCTACGTTCATCTGGGGCGTACACGGTCTCCAGTAGCACTATGTACGGTGTGTACGTCAACACCGTGTTTCAGGGGTATGCGTCTGGTGCGCAGGTTAACGCCACCAACGTCATGGGCGTCTACGTGCAGCCCGTATCGACGATGCTCACCGGGTCGTCCGGAACCGTCGCCAACTACTATGGCCTGTATCTGGCCGACCTGAGCAACACCGGCCCTGTAGCGTTGACGATCACGAACCGGTACGGCGTCTACCAGCTTGGCGCGGCTGCGCTCAACTACTTCGCCGGTTCGACGGGTATCGGGACGCTTCCGACAACGACGTCTCAGCTGACACTTGCAGCATCAACCGCCGGAGCCTCCGGTGAGTCCAGCCTGCGTATCCTGCCTGGCACGGCTCCGACAACCAATATCACGGACGGTGATATCTGGCTGACGAGCGCCGGTATGTTTGCGCGTATCAACGGGGTTACGAAGCAGCTCGACAATACGGTGTCCACCAGCGGTGTGTCGGCTGGTCAGATCGTTTACGGTGATACGACCGCGAACACCATCATCGGTAGCTCGCAGTTCACGGCCACCGCTAACGGCGGCCTGCTGAACATCCTGCTGTCCGGCACGTCGACGTCGACAACGGCGTGGCAGGGTCTGTGCGCGACGGTCACATCGACGGGTGCTGCTACGACAGGTCCTATCGTCGCTACGTGCGGTGCTCTGACGGCTACGCCAGGCGGTGCAGTCAGCGCTGGTGTAGTGTACTACGGCCTGCAGGGTACGGCTCAGACCAACTCGGCTACCCCGCCGACGAACACGAACCTCGGAGCAGGTGCTGGCTCTCTACAGAATATCTCCACAGCCGGCGTTGTTCTGGCTGGTGTCGGCGCTACGCCGACGTACTTCACCGCAGCTACTACGGGTACGGGCCTGTGGACGCTGGCTGGTCTGGTAGCGACGCCAACCCTCACGGCTACGAACGCCACAGGCACGAGCACGGTTACGAACGCCGTCGGTCTGTGGGTACGCCCGGGATCGTTCACTACCACTGGTGGCGGTTCTACGACGGTGACGAACTACTACGGCCTCTTCATTGATGAGCCGACCACGTCGAGTGTCACGTTGACGAACCGTTGGGGTATCTATCAGAAGGGTGCCACGGCGTCGACGATCACGAACTACTTTGGCGCTTCGTTCAACACCTTCCAGGCCGGTGCTGGCGGCGCAGTCGGCTTCACGTCCGGCTCGCTGTTCACGGTGACGCTCGGTAACAACAACAGCGGCGGTCAGAACAGCACCAACCTTGCGAGCTTCTCGTACACGAACGGCGGTGCTATTACGGGTGCGAACACCGCCTCCACCCTCGCTGTGACGATGGCGTGGAACACCTCCAATACAAGCGGTTCAGCAACAACTACGGCGATTAACCTCAGCACGACTTATACGAACACGAACGCCACCGCTGCAACGCTGGTGAGTCAGGTGTTCTCGGCGCTGTCGGCTACAAGTATCGTCAATAATGCGACGGGCTCTGCTGTTACAGGCACCATAACGCACGCAGGCAACTACTATATCCAGAGCGCGACGACCAGCACACTGACTGCTGGGTTCACCACCGCTATCACGAACTACTACGGCATCACGCTGGGTCTGAACGGCGGCGCGTGGAGCCTCACCAACGGCGGTGCTGGTACGACGACGATTACGAACCTGTATGGTCTGTACATCGGTTCCTACACCCTCACCGGCGTTACCGCTACCAACCAGTTTGCGATCTTCAGTGCGAGCACCGCGGCGTCGCAGCTGGCCGGCAACCTGACGATCGGTACGACGCTGACGGCTGGAAACACGACTGGCGCTTATAACCATCAGTTCTACAGCACGGGCGGAACGACCTACGGCACCGCACTGGTTGGTACGTTCGGGCCAGCGTCGACAGCCACGGCCGGCAACTTGTTCATGATAGCGGTGAACAAGAACGGCACTGACGTCGTCGCCATGGGCGTGAACAAGAACTCGGCTACGGGTACGGTTCCGTCGCAGAGCCCGTTCATCACGACGTATTTCACGACGTCGAACCTGTCTATCGGTCGCGGTAATGGATCAGGCCTTCCGTTGTACGCCGATATCAACATCGGCGGTAACGGCAATATAACGATAGGCGAAGGCACCGCCCAGACCGGGTCTGCAGGCACACGTACCATCCTGACGGTGCAGACCGCTGCCGATACGAACCGTACGGCAGGCGGCGAAGTCTTCGACATCCTGTTCAACCTGAACCGCACGGTACAGTGGGCGACCGGAGCGATCGCCACGCAGCGTGCCGTCCTTATCAACGCGCCCACCTACGCGTTTGTCGGTGCCAGCACCATCACGACGGCTGCCACACTTGCTATCTCCGGGTCCCCGATCGCCAGCACAAACGCGACCATCACCAACTCGTACGCCTTCTGGGTCCAGTCGGGTATCTCGCTGTTCGCTGGCCTTGTGAACCACGCCGCAGCCGTTGTCAACGCCGTCAACAGCATCGCGACGTCCGGCGGCTCGACGGCTATGGCGGCTACGGACAACGCCGTGGTGTTCACGGGTACAAACACGCACACGTACAACCTGACCGCGTCCGGTTCGACTACAAACGGTCGCCGGGTGATGCTCAAGAACCGGTCATCCGGAGCCGTAACCATCAACCGTGGTGGCGCGGACACGATTGACGGGGCCACGTCCTACAACCTGGTTGCTGGCGCAGCCGTGATCCTGCTTCTCAATGGCACCGACTGGACCGTCAACTAAGGTACTCCCATGGCATACGGCATCCCCGGTATCACGTTCGCCGACTCAGCTGCGGTGGACTCCTTCGGTCGGCTCCGTGTGTCGGAGCCGTATAGCCTGGTATCTACGAAAGCCGTCGGTAACACGCCTGAGCTGTTGTGCTCAAACGCGGTCACTGGCTCTGGTGTCGCTACGTATACCGTCAACAGGTCATCGACCTACCTGACAGTAGGTACGGCAGTTGGAACAGCGACCCGTCAGACGAAGATCCGCGGCATCTATCAGCCCGGCAAGTCGCAGTTTGCGAAGGCCACCTTCATCATGGCACCGGGTCAGGCGAACCTGGTTCAGCAAGTCGGGTACTTCGATACCAACGACGGCGTGTTTCTGCAGCTGAGCGGTACGACCCTGGCGGTCGTACTGCGTTCGTCGGTGAGCGGTAGCCCGGTCGATACTGCCGTCGCACAGAATACGTGGAATATCGATAAGTTCGACGGCACTGGTCCGTCAGGTCTGACGCTGGACATCACCAAGCCGCAGATCCTCGCCGTCGATCTGCAGTGGCTCGGTGTTGGACGCGTTCGCGTGGGATTCGTTATCAACGGCACGTTCTACTACGCGCACCAGTTCCAGGGCTCGAACGGCAGCTTCACGTCCGTGTACATGAAGAACCCGAACCTGCCTATACGCTGGTTCATCCAGGCCACCGGCACGGTCACGGGTACACCGCAGCTGGAAGCCATCTGCGGTGACGTCGCTTCCGAGGGCGGTGTAGACAACACCTTTGGCAACTTCTCGTCAGCCGATAACGCCGGCACCGGTATCAGCGTCGCAAACGGGGCCTGGGCGGAGCTGCTGGCGATTCGCTTGCAGTCGTCGTTCACCTCGTTCTCCTCCATATTCCTGCAGCAGCTGACGATCAGCACGGATGTGGCTAAGAACGCTACTGGTTCAGCGCTGTACCGTGTTGTCCTGAACCCGTCAGGCGTCACTGGCGGTGCGTGGTCGTCTCTCACGAACAGTGTGTGCGAGAAGAACACGACACGTACAGGGGCTACTGGTGCAGCTAACGCAAGCGGCCCGGCCGGTATTATCCTCGACGCCGGCTATTTCGGACCGGAGGCGGTCGCAGACATCAGCAAGGCCGCTATCCCTCTCGGTATAGACCTCGCTGGCAATCTCGACGTATACTCTCTGCAGGTTCTCAACATTTCGTTGGGTACGACGAACTTCTACGGCACCTTGACCTGGCGCGAACTCGACTAAGGAAGCATCATGGCCGCTGACTCGTTCCTCGCACGCCTCGGTCTTCGGGTCGCTACGCTTGGCTCTGCGGCCAGCTTGGCGTACGCCGCTCCCATCAGCGAAGGCAACGTCTCCGCTACGGCGCACACGCACGCCGGTCGTACGGGCTGGTATCATCCGACGAGCACGTCGATGGGCGTCGTCATCAACGGCGCGGAGGCGTTGCGGTATTGGTCGGACGGCGGCATCCAGATCGGCGGAACGTACTCTGCCAGCCCAGGCGCAGCTGCCCTGCAGGTCGGCGGACTGACCCGTGTCGGCGGCAACGTCGTATTCTTTGGCGGTTCGTCGTCACTGCTCTATCAGACGGGTACAACGCTCTCCATCTCAGCCGCAAGCGGCAACACTCCGGCTGCGACGCAGGGCCGGGCCTCCTTCGGTCCAACGTCGGTGTACGTCGGCATGGATTCCGGGTTGGCGAATACCGGCGTGCTGATCTCCAGCGGCACCCCGGAGATTCTGGCCCAGCTCGGCAATACCGATCCGCGTCTCGCCATCCGCACGACGGGAGTTGTCGTCGAGCGCGGCGGTCTCGTTGTCGGCGGGCAGGGGTCAACGGGTACGATCACGCTCAAGCAGTCGGGTGGGGGTGACTACCTGTCCATTCAGGCAAATGCTGGAGCAGGCGGTACACTCGCAACATGGACGCTGCCCGTTAACAACGGGTCAGCCGGATACGTACTATCGACAAACGGGTCCGGAGCGCTGTCGTGGATCGCTATCACATCGACACCGGCAGCACCGGCGAACTCGATTCAGTTCAATAACGCCGGGTCCTTTGGTGGTAACGCGAGCTGGACGTGCACGCCGTACCTGGGCATCCCCTATGTGAAGCTCAACCCGAGCGCACTGTCGACCGGTCTGGTCAACGCGTTGTTCGAGGCGTCCTGGACGCTCGATGCGTCGTCTATCCAGTCCACCGAGCAGGCCGCGGCCATGTTCAAGACGTACCGCGATCCCATGTACGTGGCGAGCGAGTCAGGACTGCGGTATCGCGGTATCTTCGTCGAAGTCTATGACGAGGTCGACGCTGACCCGGGCTTCAACCCCGGACCGTCGACGGTGTGTGGTATCGAGTCACGGGTTACCGAGGACTACGAGGCCGGCATCGGATCACGCGTCATTTCGAACATGACGGCCATCAAGGCGCAGGCGAACACGTACACCGCTGCCGGCGGCGCGCTGAACCTGACTAACCTTATCGGTCTGCATGTCGAGGTGTCGCTCGGTGGCGGCGGCTCTACCAATATCACCACGCTGTACGGCGTGCTGATCGACGACTATGTGAGCAGCGGTTCCCCGACCGTCACGAACCGATATGGCCTGTACCAAGTCAATCCGCTGTCGAAGAACTACTTCGCAGGTCAGGTGCAGGTCGATGGGCAGCTGCGGTCAACTGCGGCGTTTCAGACGGGGATCACGCTTGTCACGGGCAGCACCGTTCTCGACGCAACGCATCAGACCGTTCTTGTCAATGCTTCGGGCGGTCCTGTCACGATTACGGTGCCGGCTGCATCGACCATTACGGGACGCCGCTACGATATCAAGAAGACCGACAACTCTGCCAACGCCGTCACCATCGTACGCACCGGATCCGATCTGCTGGATGGGGCGACGTCTATCTCGTTGACTGTGCAGTACCAGTCGAGGACACTCATAGCCTACGGCGCGACCAACACCTGGAACGTGCTCTAAAGGGTAGCTATGGCCTACGACCCGCTGCTGAGCGTACTCGGTCTATCGCAGACGAACCCGACGATCTTTTCGCCGACGGCAACGCGCGTTGGTGTGGCCATCAGCCCTGCCGCGCTGCCGTCGTCTCCGGTTACGGGTGGTCTCGCTATCGACAGCGGGGCAGGCAACGCGCTGAAGTGGTGGGACGGCTCAACATGGCGGTCGGCATCTGGCATCACCGCTCTGACAGGCGATGTAACCGGCTCGGGTTCCGGTAGCGTTGCGACGACGATCGCTGCCAATGCCGTTACCTTTGCCAAGTTCCAGCAGGTGGCGACATCGACCTTCCTCGGCCGTATTACGGCCGGCACAGGGAACGTCGAGAGCCTGACCGTCGCGAATGCCAAGACGATGTTGGCGTACACGCCCTCCGACATCGGAGCGGTCCCTACGTCACGTCAGGTTATCGCTGGAACCGGACTGTCGGGTGGCGGAGCCCTGACTGCGGATGTGACGCTCTCGCTTCCGAACGTAGGCACCGCGGCTACGTATGGAAGCGCGACACAGGTTCCTGTGCTGACGACGGATGCTCAGGGTCGCATCACGGGTGTTGTCAACACGTCTATTGCTATCGCGCAGAGCCAGGTGACGAACCTGGTGACCGACCTGGCATCGAAGGTCAATAAGTCCGGCGATACCATGACGGGTACGCTTGTGACCCGTGCGCTGACGATAGCCGATAGTACCGGAGCCAACTCCAGGGCGCTCGCCGCAAACGTGCAGTTTGGATACAGCACGGGCTACCGCGCACTCATCCTGGGTTCTACGGGTGTCACGTACACCTCCGACGCCATCACCATCTCGCTTGGTGTCGACCCGACCGTCATCGCAGGCGGTACCTTCAGCGGCGACGGCCGCGATCTGATCGTCCGCCGTACGCTGCGTATCATGACGCCGAACGCGGGCGGTACCGACTGGGATGCAGTCCTGACTGCAACCGGCAACCTGTGGAACTTCACGGTTACGCCTCAGGCCGGAGGCATAAACCTCGTCCTGACGAACGACAGCCGTCTCTCGGATGCCCGTACCCCGACGGCCCACGTACTGGATAGTGCGACACACACGATCAGCGGTAAGACTGCTGGTCAGGTGCTGCTGGCTACCGGTGCGACGACGTACGCATTTACGACGGTCAGCGGCGACGCCACCATGAGCGGGGCCGGCGCACTGACGCTTGGCAATAACGTCGTCACCTACGCCAAGTTCCAGCAGGTCGCCGCCTCGAGTCTGGTGGGCAACCCGACAGGCGCTCTCGCCAACGCTCAGGGCATCACTCTCGCAGGTCCGTTGTCGTTCAGCGGCACGACCCTGACCATCGCTAACGGCGCTATCGGAAACGCCCTGCTGACCAACAGCAGCATCACGATCGCCGGAACGTCGACAGCCCTGGGCGGTTCGATCAGCCAGGATACCATCACTGGTCTGTCTGGTACGGGCCTGATCAAGCGCACCGGTGCCAATACACTGGCTATTGCTGTTGCCGGTACGGATTACTTGGTCTCCAACCAGACTATCACACTGTCCGGTGACGTCACGGGCAGCGGTTCTACCGCTATCACGACCACCATCGCTGCGGCCTCCGTGACGCTGGCGAAGATGGCCAACCTCGCCGCCAATTCGATCATCGGCAATAATACGGGCTCTCCGGCTACTCCGCTGGCGCTGACGGGTACCCAGGTTACGGCGATGCTGGATACGTTCAGCACGACCACGACGACGAAGGGCCTCGTCCCTGGCGCTAATAACGTCGGAGCGACGTACTTCCTCAGGGCCGATGGTACGTGGGCAGTGCCAACGGGTGGCGCCACTCCTGGCGGTTCGAACACGCAGGTTCAGTACAACAGCAGCGGCGCATTCGCTGGTAGCGCAAACTTCACGTGGGATAACCTCGGCAGCACCCTTACCGTTGCGAACGGCTATGTGCAGAGCCGCACCATTAAAGTAGGCTCATCCAACTATCGCTTCAGCATCGGTTACATGGGCGCTCCGTTTGATGTAGATTCTCTCTACATCTTCGACTCGGTATCCAATCAGCGTCTGGCTCGCTGCATTCCTGGCGATAACGTTTCGACGTTTGTTGAGTGGCAATTCCGTAATGAGGACGGCGTTGGTGCCGTTCGTATCTACGAGTTGATCGTAGATCGTGTTCGTGGATGGAGTGGCACGGGCACCCGTCTCGTCGCGACGAACGCGGCAGGACAGCCGGTGATGAGCGACCTGACCATCTCCGGCTCCAACCTGACCACCGTTGGCACCGTGACGGTCGGCAGCCTGACCGGCACCGCTACTCAGATGGTGGGTGCGACATCAGGCAACGTCCTGACGACGATCACCATCGGTTCCGGCCTGACCTTGTCCGCGGGAACACTATCCGCTACGGGCGGTGGTACGATCGGTGGCTCGGCTGCAAACACGCAGGTAGCCTACGGTTCCGGTGCCAACACACTGACCAGCAACGCCAATTTCACGACGGATGGGTCGACGGTTCTGACGGTCGCTTACCCGACGGCAAGCACCGGTATCGGCAGCGGCGCCCTTGTCCTGTCCGGAGCCAGCGCCGGTCTCGGCGTTGCAGGTCAGACCACGACGGCCCAGCTTGCCGTCACCACGACCACGGACGCCAGCACCGGTCAGATCAACTCGCTGGCTAACCCCACGGGCTTCGTTCGTCTGACAGGCGCTGCACCGGACATCCGTGGCATCGCCAATCCGGGAACCGGTGCAGCGCGTCGTCTGACGCTGTACTGCACGAACGCGACGGTCATCCAGCACGAGGCCGGCTCTGCTCCGACAGTAGCTGACCGCGTCAACCTCGGATTCCTGGGCGGTGGTTCGTCATACACGCTGCCAGCAGGTTCCACCGTCGATCTGATCTACGATACTACGACGCAGCGTTGGCGTCCGTACAACCCGTTCGTGGGCTGGACCATGGCAGCGGTTGCCGGAGCCCTCGTGCTGACCTACGCAGGGGGCACGAACGCCACTGCCGGGTCCGGCACTGGCGTCACAAGCAGCATCACGTTCTCCGATGCGTCTGGTAACACGTCTCGTGGGTCGAGCTTCACGGTCACGAACACCGGGGCCATGGCTACCGGTACGTTGGTTGAGGCTGTCTACGGCAGCGCAGTAGCTAACCCGAACGCGACGGTAGGACTCTCGAACGTCCGTATCATCGGTGTGAGCGGCGCTGGCAGCAACACGTCCGCCGCCACCAACCGTCTGGCGACAGCAGCTTTGATCGGTGTCCAGGGCTACGGGTTCTTCCAGACGTCGTCCACGACAACAGGTACCGTACTGGGTTCGCTGGTCGGCGCAGCGTCCCGTCTTGGTGTCGATTCGACGGGTTCGTCCGGGTCGCTGACGATTACTGCTGCGTACGGGTTCCTGGTCGACACCGGCGGTGGAAACTCAACCCAGTTCCGCACTGCGGCAGGTAGCACGCTGGTCATCAGCGCCTACTACGGCATCTACCTCGATACTCCGGGAACCGGTGGCGGCGGCACCGTCACGTTCGGAGCCAAGTACGGCGTCTACCAGAACGACTCTACGGCTTTCAACTACTTTGGTGGATATACGTCGTTCGGAGGCGCTGCCGCGGCGACGACCTCGTTCGGCATTTTCGGTGCCAGCACGACCGCCACCAGCAGCATCCGTCTTACTCCGGGTGTTGCCCCGACATCGCCCGTCAACGGCGATATGTGGATCACGTCGAGCGGTGCGTTCGCCCGCGTGAACAACAGCACCGTGCAGCTGGATGCGAACCAGACAATCACGCTGTCTGGGGATGTGACGGGTAGCGGTACGACGGCTATCTCAACGACTATCGCGAACAGCGCAGTTACGCTGGCGAAGATGGCGAACCTCGCTGCCAACAGCATCATCGGCAACAACACTGGTGGTTCCGCAACCCCTCTGGCGCTGACCGGAACCCAGGTCACGGCGATGCTGGACACGTTCAGCACTTCGACCACAACGAAGGGCTTGGTGCCCGGATCTAACAGCGTCGGCACGAGCTACTACCTGCGCGCCGATGGCACCTGGGCCATTCCGCCCGGCTCTGGCATCTCCACGACGGGCACTCCGGCGTCGAGCGATATCGCCATATTCTCCGGAGCTTCTTCGGTCACGAACGCTGCCGGTATTGCAGCTGGTACGACGCTCACACTGTCGAGCGCCGGACTACTGTCGTTCTCTAACTCCACGGGTTTGGGCGGAACGCAAAACGGTATAACGCTGACGCTGGCTAGCACACAGTCCACGGGCACCGACTATCGGGGTATCCGCCTGGATTCGACCGCGACGAATGCCGACACCGTGTATGGTGCCTACTACACAACTGTGGTCACTCCTACGGCGGGTACAGGACGTACCATATATGCCGCAGTGCTTGGGGCCACAGCTAACGACAACACGTCAAACTGGACGAGCGGTACCGTGTATGCGACACAACTAATTGGTCAGTATTCAAGCTCCGTCGCAGCTGGAGGCAATACACTTAACATCGCTGGCGGCGCGTATGTTGTTTTGAGCCTGACATCGTCTAATTCGTCAGGGACGACAACTATCAACACCGCCTATGGTGTGAACGTGGCTCCCGCGTTTGCGGCGGTCACAGGCGGCGGCACGTTATCTGTTACGACGTATTACGGTCTGTACCTGGGTACCGTTGCGACGTTCGGTTCTGGTACCCTGACGGTAGCCAACCGCTGGGGTGTCTATCAGAATGATGCTGCGGCGAATAACTACTTCGCCGGTAACGTCGGTATCGGCACTGCCCCGGCTGCGGCGCTGCATCTTACTTTGGGGGAAAGGTCCGCTAACTGGTTTAACAACGGCATCGGGATTCGTTACGATGCATCTACATTTACCGATTCAGGATCGTCTGGTACGGTCGCTCTGTGTGGCGTGCATCAGATCAAGGCACCGACGCAGACTGCTGATGTTGCCACGACATATACCAACGCCTCGACCCTAATTGTTTACGATCCTACTGCGTCCACCAACGTGACGATGACGACGAAGAACGCCATCACCACGTTTGGCGGCATTCGTATCTACGCGAACAACGCACAGACGAGCATCGCAGATTCCATTAGAATCGTCCCGAATACCGGCGGCACGAATAGCAACATCGCTACCATAACGGTAGGGTCGATGGCGGCCTCATTTACGCATACCATCCCAGGCACGACCGGCACATCAACGCTGGGTACCGGTACCAACGGTCAGGTGGCGATCTGGAGCGGCACGAACACCGTTACAGGCAACGCTGGCTTCACGTATAGCACTACTTCTGGGTTCGTTATCACGGTAGCCGGCGGCACAAACACGGCGGTCGCTGGAGTGAACTTTGTCGGTGGTACTGGCACATATAACGCAGCCGCTAACGCCAACGCTGTCATTACGGGCATGCGCTTCGCCCTGACGGAGACTGGCGCAATCGCCAACAGTGGTGTCACCATTGACGCCATCAGTGGCGTAGTGACTGTTGGCAACACGGCTACTGGTGCGGGCAACAAGGTGCTGTCTGGTGTGAGGGGTGCGGCTACCGCGACATCGCAGGCGAACAACAACTACAGCCCGTATACGCTGAGCGGTGGTACGTTTACGTCCACATTTAATACGTCGTCTATCACGACCGGCACCGGCCTAACCAACTTGTATGGTGCCCAGATCGTCATTTCTGATACACTGACAGGCGCGTCTGGTACGATCACCGTTACGAACGTCGCCGGCCTATATATCAACCCGGGCACGTTCTCTGCCTCGGCGGCCTCGGGCCAGACGATCACCAATTACTATGGCATATACATTGGTACGCCGACCTTAAACAACACGACGGCTACGAACCGTTTTGGTATCTACCAAGCTGACGCCAGCGCCCAAAATTACTTCGCGGGTCGTGTGTACATCCAGACTGCTGGTGCTGGTCTTGGTATCAAGGAAGGCTCCAACGCGAAGATGGGCACAGCTACACTCGTAGCTGGCACCGTCACGGTAAACACGACTGCCGCCACGGGCACGTGCCGTATCTTCCTGTGCGCGCAGTCGGGCGGCGCTCCGGGTGCCCTGTACGTCAGCAACATCAACCCGGGGACCAGCTTTACGATCACCAGCACGAGCGGTACGGACACGTCCATCGTCGCGTGGCTCATCGTCGACGCCCTGTAAAGGATGCACCTATGGATCTACCTCCAGCAGTACCGACGAGTGCCGACAACAACACGGTTATTCTGTGGGTGGTCGGCGTCCTGGTCGTCGCTATCGTCGTTGTCGGCAAGACCTTCTGGAACAAGGTCCAGGAGGATCAGAAGCGGATGCGCGAGGAGATCGACAAGGCGCATCAGCGGGCAGACGAGGCGAACAAGACCATGTTCGCCATGCAGGGCGGCGTCGTCATGGAGCAGCAGAAGACGCAGCTGCAGACCAACGCCGCTATGAACCGCATGGCTGATGCGGTTGAAACGATGACCGCTACGATCGGGACGCAGCTCCGCTTTCAGGAGCCGCAGGCTCCCGCTACGCAGTCAGGCACCCGTCGGCGGCAGCACGAGCAGTCTCAGGTCCAGTAACCTTAAGCCGGTACGAACGCAAGGACGCATATGCCCAACTACGGACCCAACACAGCGCCCGGTATGGTGCGCAACCGCATCTTCCGGGTCATTGGCGAGAACGCGAACGTTCTCTCCAACCCCAGCTTCATTCCGTTCATGATTTTCGAGGAGGAGACGGCTATTCAGCTCGCCTCCCCGGCGGCAGACGGGGCCACGGAGAAGTCGCTGGGGTCGTCTCGTACGATCCGTCTGGACTACAGCCCAGGCAAGATCATCACGACGCGGCACCCAGTAACAGACGTCGAGGGACCGGTCGGCCGCATACCGGCTGACCTGACGATGGCCGAGGCGCTTGCCGTCCTTTACTCGCTGGGCCGCCAGGCTCAGACTGACCAGGATGCACAGGGGGCCTAATGCCGGAACTCATGAACGCTCAGAGCTCGATAGACCAGCTGACGGAGTACGACCGCTCCTACGGCGGCAGCTTCAGCAACCCCTTCAACGGCGTCCCTCAGCTCTCCTTCTTCCTGCAGCGCGTAACGGTGCGTGACCGTGACCAGAAGCTGCTGTCGGAGACGCGCACTGGCGAGGTTACCGAACGCTATGCTCCGGGAAGGATCTACGAGCTGCGTGACCCACGGACAGGGAGCAAGGTACAGGGGCAGACGTTTTCCGCTGATCAGCTGTATGCGATGCTTTACTCCGTGATGTGCCACGCCGTTGAGAATAGGCCTGTTGACGTGGCGTAAGCCATGCTCATAGCATTTCGTGAGTGCAGTCGCTACGGAGTCTACGACCGCGCCATCTCGTGGTGGACGCACTCCCCGTACGTGCACTGCGAACTGCTCTTCGATAACGGCAGAGCCTTCTCATCTGAGCCGCATGTCGGAACCCGGTTCACCGACATCGACGTTCTCTTTCGTAAGGGCGTCTGGCGCACACTTGTTCTGCCCGTCTCATCGAGGACCGAGTCGAGGATCTTTGACTGGTGCCTGACGGAGAGCGGCTGTGGCTACGACTGGCCGGGGATCCTGTTCAGTCAGATACTGAGACTGAGAAGATCCCACCCCGACAAGTGGTTCTGTTCAGAAGTTTGTGCATGTGCTCTTCTTGTCGGCGGATTAAGACTTGAGCATTTACCCTGTGAATACGCGCCTGGATCGTTGTATAATGCGATTCGTGCGTACGGAGCCACGTCTTTCGCATAGTAGCGACTACCCACTCGCATTCTGTTGACGAGGCGCTAGGCTCGAAGCGTTTGCCAAGGAGGTAGCATGTCGACCGCATTGACAATCCGCATCTACAGCGAGTGGTGCGACCACGAGGTCGAGCATATCGATATTCCCAACGGAGAAATGCTACGCTGTATGCTTTGCGGACACATCATCTGCAGGATCACGCGCCCGTTCCGGACGGAACACTTTGACCACGGGTGATGCGGCTGTAAGCTATTTCACGTCATGGATCTGAACCAGCTCACCGAGGGGCTCAAGTCCCTATCCCCCTTCGTCGCTGTTCTCGTCCTCATCGGGGCGCTGGCGTTTCGCTGGTTCGACTACAGGGAGAAGAAGCTAACGTCTGGTGAAGAGGCGGAGAAAGAGCGGCGTTCTCAGGAGGACCACGACAATATACTTGCGCTGTGTGATATAGGTCGCCAGACTACATCCAAGCAGTCCGACATGGAAAAGCTCCTACGTGACCATGGCGAGGCTGCCGATCTCCGCTTCCAGCAGGAGATGGAGGTCTTCAAGCAGATTCTACGGCAGCTGATCTCCCTGAACGCGTCGTCCACTGGCGGTCTGAGCATGGACAACGCAAAGCTGATCGTGCAGTATCAGTGGAACTGGTGCAGAGACGAGACATCTCGAGTCATACAGAATTCCATTCGTAACAACCACTTCCGCGGTGATGAAGAGCGCGTAGCCCGTTCCGTGTATAGGGCCTGGAACCACGCCGCTAACGATTCGCTTACATCGGTTGGCCGTCTGCGTGGTGTGACCTATCCGTATCAGGGCCTCTACGCTCATCACGTTGCGCTGATCTGGGACTTGGTCTGGGAGTGGGCCATCCCCGTCTACCATACGAGCCGCAAGAACGAAGAGGCCTTCGAGGACGCACTGCGCGATCTGGACGGCGTTATCCGGTCGCTGTTTGACCAGGTATTCGCAACGCACGTGATGCTCGTTGAGGACGTCGACGCCGGGGTCCTCTACGATCACGTCGCGGGCGATGCGCTGCAGGTGAACGCGGCAAATCTGAGCGTGCCGAACGATATCACGAAACCCATGACGATGGCCCAGTCTCTGGCCACGTATTCCGAGGCCGGATCCAGCATATCCTCTGCACATCTTCTGACGCCTGCGACACTTAAAGAGCGGATGGCGTCGTGGTTCAAGGCCCAGCCAGGAACGACACGGCAGTACCAGAAGACGCGTTCTTCCGCAGATCTGATGCCTCCGCCGACCGTTTAGGCGGTTTTTGCCTATCTTTTTTCATAGTGCCTATTAACCTCCGACCTCGGAGGCTGTATGGGCAAGCGCCGTTCTTCTCCGTGGTCCGAGGCTATGCTCGCCGAAGAGGAGATAGCCGAACTCCGCTTACGGTACGAAGAAGCGCTCTCGAGGTTATCCCTCTACGAAGGTATCAGGACGCCGACGGGACGTGAGATACCCAGCTATAAGCCCACGGCTGTAGGCAACGCGCTGGCCATAGCCATGCTCAGCGACGTCCACTTAGAAGAGCGCGTGGACCCGGAAGACGTTCCTGGTACGTACAACGTCTACAACCCGCAGGTGTGCCGCGCCCGTCTCGACCAGTTCGCTCAGCGTGTCTGCCTGCTGACCGAGGCACAGCGTCACCTGACGCAGATCGACGATCTCTGCCTGTTCATCGGTGGCGATATCCGTACGGGTACCATTCACGAGGACCAGGCGGAGAGCAACTGGCTGAACCCGATGCAGACGGTTATTCGCGGTGTCGACTACCTGACAAGCGTCATCCAATACATTCTGAAGAACGGTAACTTCAAGCGCATCATCATTCCGTGCTGCTTCGGCAACCACGGCCGGCTGACCAAGAAGCCTCGGGCGAAGACGGCGGCCGGTACCAGCATCGAGTGGATGATGTACCAGTTCCTCGCGAACTACGTCTTCAAGGACGAATCGCGTGTCCAGTGGCACATCGCCGACGCTGCCATGGTATACGTCGATCTGTACGGCTTCACTTGCCGGTTCACGCACGGCGACAAGGTCAACTACCAGGGCGGTGTGGGCGGGATCAACGTGCCCATCCAGCGCATGGTCAAGAACTGGAACCGCGTCAAGGACGCCTCCTACACGTTCATGGGTCACTTCCATCAGGCCTCCGACTTCGGCAACGTCGTCGTCAACGGCAGCCTGATCGGCCCGAACGCCTATTCTCTCGAGAACGGTTTCCCTGCAGAGAGTCCGAAGCAGCAGTACGTTCTGATAGACCAGCGGCGCGGTAAGTCGCTGGTCTCGGACATCTGGTGCGACTATCTGCCCAACAAGAGCAAGGAGTAACGCATGTCGTGGAAGAGTGAGCGCGAGGCCCTTCTGCGTGAGCAGACGCGCCCGCCTGAGGGCTACCAGTCCGTCGACCAGATCGCCGCTGAGATGGAGGTATCGCGTGAACGCGCTGCCGAAGTCATCAAGGAGCTGGTCAAGAAGGGCCGCGCTGAGGCTGTTCAGGGCAGGAAGCTGACGGCGCTCGGTGTTGTGATGAAAGAATTTTACTACCGCCTCGTGCCGGCTAAGAAGAAGACCTGACAGGAGCCGACATGCGCCGTCCTCGCGATTCCTGGTTGGTGGAGCTCTCGACCGGTCGGACGCGGGTGGTCGAGGATGACGGTTCGAGCCTGGGCTACTGCACCTGGGACCCGACCATCCTGATCAAGCGACACACAGGGGCACAGCGAGAGCGCGAGGAACTGGACACGTGGGTACACGAGTGTCTGCACCGGTCGATGAGCAAGGCCAGTGAGGCGCTCGTGACTCGCGTCGCAGGCGACGTAAGCACCGTCCTCTGGAAGGCTGGCTACCGGCGGAAACGTCGTAGAGTTTGACCGCGCGGTCACACAAGGTAGTCTTGACATGTATGCAGAATCTCGTTGGTTACGCCGTCATCGCTTACGTCGCCTGGATGTTCTGGGGCATGACGGCGCAGCCGCCCCCGTCCGTCGATGGCATGGTCCCTATCCCGTATGAGACGACCCGGCTCCATGGTTGGAAAGGGCCCAGCGACGGGGAGGGGCTGCTTACCATCACCAACCGTTCTGGCGATACTGTTGCTCAGTACGTTGTTGGTGATAGCGGTGTCTTGCACGAGGACCCCGGACAACAGCGGGAAGGGCAGTTCAGGGCCTCCTTCGAGCCCTCCCTCTACATCGGCCGCTGGTGGTTCGACGTCGGAGCCTTCGCGGCCGCAAACACCGAAGACCAGTACCTCGGGCTCCGCATCAGCCCCGCCAGGCTCTTCTACGGGACCGTCGCACCAGATATCGTCGGATCAGAGTCCAGCATCGGACTCGGCGTCAGCGTCTTCCCGCCTGCCCGAAACGTCGGAGACTGGAGCCACATCGGAGTCGGATGCTGGTACCTTCATGACCTTGATCGTGGCGATAATCGTCTTAGTCTTGGCCTATCTACTTCAATACGTTAGGATCACGCCCATGAGCCTGAAGTCTGCGCTTACCGAGCTGCTCGCGTCCGAGAAGAAGGACGGCAAGGAGATGATCGAGCACGGGTGGATCGGATCCAGCCGGTTCCTCGTCTTCGTGGCTATCGCCGCCCTCATCGTCTATCTGGCGTATAAGGGACTCACCGACCTGCGTGTCGTCATTCCGGTTACCGCATTGGCCGCTGTCTATATTCTTTCCAATACAGTAACTCGTATATACCAGATAAAGGCGAACGCCGATATCATCAAAGAGCGTCAGCGCCTGGCTTGGGCGGACGGTCAGCTGACAGCCGATGAGGCGGCAGCGCTGACGGCGGCGGATGCGAATGCCTCGAGCGCACAGGCGGCCGTCGCCTCGGTAACGAAGAACTGATATGCCGTACAAGTCCAAGGCTCAGATGCGTGCGTTCTTCGCCAAAGAAGACCGTGGCGAGCTTCCGAAGGGCACAGCTGAGCGCTGGGCTAAGCATACGAAGAACATCGAAGACCTCCCCGAAAAGAAAGAAGCCATGCTGAAGTCTGCGTCACTCCTCGCCGCCGTTCTGGTACAGAACCAGATCAAGCGTGCTCAGCTTGCTGACCAGTATGGCTTCAACACGGACCAGGACGCTGCATGGCAGCAGCAGGTGCAGTCGAGCCTGCCTCCGGCGATGATGGAACAGCCGCAGCAGGACGCTGCATGGCAGCAGCAGGTGCAGTCCAGCCTTCCGGCACCGATGCTTACGCCCGAACAGCAGGATGCCGCGTGGCAGCAGCAGGTAAGTCAGGCACAGGCCATGCCCGCGCAGGAAACCATACCGCAAAGCGCGTTCACTGCTCGGCCGGCTGCCGCCCCTCCTGTCGCAGCTCCTATTCAGCCGGCGGCGCCTCCGGCACTTCCAGCTACCCCGCCGTCTCCGGCGGTAGCGTCGACACAACCCGCTGCCCGTGGCACGTGAGCTCTTCAGAACTGTAGCTCCTATCACGCAGGGGGTTCGCGATGTCGCGAACCTGCTCCCTGCGCCGGACTCTGCTGCACTATCGGATGAGGTGGCTGACCTCGTAGCGGCTCAAGATGAGCTGCAGCGTCAACGTGAAGAATCGACATCACTCGCACGACGCGCCAGTCTGAACACACTGATCGGTGCAGCCCTAGGCGGTACGCTGGGTGCCGTGAAGGCGTACCCGTTTACACGGCAGTTTGGTAACCCGGCAGTCGTAGGAACAGCAGCCGGTATCGGTGGAGCGTCGGCGCTGGCGTTCACCCTAGCCAGGCACGCCCTGCGGAAAACGCTCGCACGTCGTGCACAGCAGCGTGTATCCGCCGCGTCTCCGGCAGCACAGCTGGTAACGAGTCATCCGGAAACGGTTGATAAGGCCCGCGAGTGGGCCTCTGCGCAGTGGTCTCCCTATCTGGGGCTTGAGCTCGGAGCGCTCGTCGGAGCGGTCGGTCCTGCAGCGTTTACAGCCGCTCAGCCTGACTCGTCGCACGGCTCTACGGCTCTTCGCGCAGGTATCGGCGCTGGCATCGGCGGTTTGGCTGGATTGGGGATAGGATATCTGTACCGGAAGCGGAAGCAGCGCGAGTTCCTCGAACACGTTGAACGAGAGATGACGGACATGAACTCCCCTAAGGCTCAGGAAGCAGTCACACAGGCCGCCGTTGAAAAGGATAACGCCCCCTTGAATAAGGTGGCTGAGGAAGGTGGCTCTGAGGAGCGCCGGAGAAAGCTAATCCGAGCTCTTGGAGCTATCGGCGTTATAGGCGGCGGCGCGTCGGCAGCCGGTGCCTATGCGCTCGTACCGTCGTATCCTAGGGAAAAGATTCAACAGTTCTCAGATGTACTGACATCATGGTCCTCCGGAAAGGAGGACCCGCGTTTTATAGGTAAGCAGTACGACATTCTTGGCTCTGAGGCCCTCAAGTCTCTCCCGTTTTCTGGCGTAGACGCTATTAAGGCGTATAGGTCATCTCCATTTTCTCCGGTACCGTGGTCTCCGAGCAGCGGGCAGCACTACGCTGAGTTCGAAAAGGAGCCCGTGTTCGCGTATCTACAGATAGCGCGCGAGGCCGGCGATACTGCCGATACATCGGAGGCGGCGAAAACTCTACGGGCTTACATCTCTGCCGCGCGTTCGACTGCGGAGGGCTACCGCAGGACCGGGGAAATAAGACCGCCAAACTGGTTCGTGCCATCCGTCTTCTCGGGGTCTGATGACACGTCGCAAGAAGGATTGCGTAGCTACAAAGAGAACCTGCGCTCGGTGTTCGATGAGCTCGAGGCGCATTATAAGTCCACGCGCTCGACTGCTGCACCTTCGAGGACTGCCCCGCGTCCTACGGTAGACTACCACCACTTTGCCCATCCTAAGGAAGCGTTGCCTGAGCTCACCGCTGGCCTGCGCCAGGTGTCGCAGAAGCTCTTTGGTACCGATAACCTCGATACATTAACGCCCGATCAGCAGGGGAGATTGATTCTAGAGGCGGATCAGCACCTTAAGACAGACAATCCGGAGCTATGGTCGAAGAAACAGCTATTTGATACCGGAGTCGGCGCGACACGTTACGCGGCTCGCGACTTTTACCCGAGGCAGCTGAACCCAGCAATGCAGGTCCGCGATCTGGCCCTGTACGGCGGTTTGGCCCTGGCCGGCTTAGGGTCGGCGGCTCTCTTGTATTCGTGGCTCGCATCGCGTAAAGACCCTAAGAAACAGAAGGAACAGGACCACGTGGATACTACAGACTACGACTTGGGCAGACTCGAAAAGGCGGCTACGACCATGGTCAAGGACGCCGTCGACGGCTTGGCTCGTCGTCCGTTTGTAGCTACAAACGCCCCGCTCATGCGCGGTATGGGAGGACCGCCCGACCGTTTCGGCAGCACCGCACTCGGGGCTCGCCGTCTGAAGAAGTGGGCCGAGGATGATCCGAACGCTCTTGGCGAAGAGGTCGATGATGTCGTTCTTGCAGCGGTACGGGCCTCAGAAGAGCAGCACGGACCCCGGAAGCGCATCGAGGTATCCAATGACGATGTGAAGCCTGCTGAGTGCGGGCCCAGCCAGCAGAAGATAGGCGAGTCCAGCACACAGCTTCCGTACAGGAAGCGCGCTGAGGTCGTCGCTATCAAGGACGGTAAAATCTACGGTGGTGTCTATAAGGATGGCGGGTTCGGTTTCTTCGGCGGAGGCGTCGACGACGATAACCTCGAGGATGCCGCCGTCCGCGAGTTCGCCGAAGAGACGGGTCTCTCCATCAAGAACCCGAAGCAGCTGGATGTGAGTCCGGTATCGGAGGACTGGCGTCCGCCGTACAGTTCCGAGAAGATGCGTGAACGGGCGAAGAACTACCGCGGGTCTACAACCTATTTCGTCGTTGCAGATCTCGACGACAGTTCGCCGACATCGAAGGCGACCGGAGACGATGGGAGAAGCTCCATCAAGCAACCGCGTCTCTACGATATGAACGAGGTTCAGAAGCTGCTGTCCGTTGATGTACCGGAGCAGTACGTGCCCATCACGGAGGGCCGCCGTGCCGCTGTGAATGCCGTCCGTACGCTCGGACAGCAGAAGGTCGCTGACGTAGCGCAGCTGCTCCCGCGCAAGGAAGTGCTGTACTTCACTCCGACCGGCAAGCTCGCCGTACGTCCCAGTACCGGACGGCGTATCGATCTCCCCACGGATATCGAAGGCAAGCCAGTGCCCTACGAGCAGCCTGTCACCGTGCTTCCGGAGGGCGGTGTGCCTGAGAAGGGCGTTCACGGCTATCAAGTGTCGCTGCAGTCTGCTGAGGGCGACCTACCGGAGGGCTTCGAGGAGGTTGATCCGCAGGAGGCGCTCAAGAACCTCTATGCCGCCATGGGTAAGCCGGAGAACCGTCAGTATCAGGCCCTCGACCGTGCACGCGCTCGAGCGCTCCTACGCATCATCAAGAAGCGCCTTCCCGCATGATCCGACAGGGGAAGTTCGGTCCCATCCAAGTCGTACAGACCGACGAGGTGCAACAGGTGCGCCTGAATGGTCAGGTACAGGGATCGGTGTTTCTCAGCCCGACAGCCCGTTCCGTCGGTATCGACGTTGACGGTCCTGGACCTGTCTCCGCCTCAGCATACAGCTACGGCTGGCTTATCGCGGGGGTGCACCGTCCCTATGGCTCTGGTGTCATGGTCGGTCTCGGCTCTGGCGTCGGAGTTGTACAGCTCCTCTACAACTTCCCGCACATCGATCTGACGGTTATCGAGATTGACCCCGTCATGGTCGAAGTCGCGCTGCGGTCCCTGCCGCTTCTCGATCACTATATGAACGAAGGTCGGCTGAACATCATCATAGCGGACGCCGCGGAGGCGCTGGATACATCTGACCGGTATACCTTCGGCTGTGCTGATGCTTACGACGGAGGCGCGTCCTTTCAGCTGTTGACCGGGTACCTGACGAAACTGTGTCAGGTGTGCGACGACGTCTATATCAACGCGATCGACAGTCCGCTCGGTCGGCATATCAGTGCTATATCGGCGACGTGCTTCGATGCCGGGAATCCACTGCTGTACGGCATGCGGGCTGTCGCTCCGGAAGTCGCCCACGTAACGGCACCAAAGGCGAACTATGTGCTGACATCCGCAGATGTGCAGTTACCCGATCTGGACGCGTTCATTCCGTTCGCAGCGTTGACGCAGCCTGCGGCGGACTACGGCCGTCTCTGCTGGAATCTCATGATCTCGGACGTTCTTGATGTAGGTGGTTGACATTCGCACGAGCGACATAGCATCCTGCATCGATGTCCTCGTAGCATTATGGAATGCACCTCGCCTACTACCGGCAGCACGGAAGCGGGTTCGATTCCCGCCGGGGACGCCAAGTCGCAGCTGCTACTTGCGTATTACGCAGAACTCTGTAAGAGGTCGGACATGCGGATTCACGAGGTAGTCTAACGAACAAGCGCCACGACTGTATGTCGTGGTTCGAACGGATCTGCCGCTGGGCCTACAAGTAGCCCAGGCATGCCACGCATCTCACGAAGCGGGTCATAGATTCGGAGCAGCCAAGGGCTGCTTTCTCATAGTCTGCATGGTACCCGGTGAGGCGGAACTCACCACAGTAGCCCACGAGCTGAACGCCCGTGGGCTTCCCTGTTTCGTCTTTCACGAGCCAGATCTCAACGGCCAGGCAACCGCTCTGGCCGCGCTTGTCGACCACTCCGGTCGCAAGCACTTCAAACGCCTACCCCTTTGGAGGCACTCATGACACATACCCTAACCACCGAAGAGACCGCTGTCCGGGCCAGGATCGCGGAGATTCGAGCAGAACTCAAAGACCTGGCCGCGAAGCGGAAGCTGATCCTCGGCGTCTACCGCATGCCACACGGTACGCCGGAACATAAACAGGCCATGGTTAACGTCCGCCAGGCCCTGGGTATTCCGGAGGACTATATGGTGAAGTGGGCTCCGCACGCCATCCCGAACCGCTTCCTGTGGAGAGCGGAGACCCACCAGAAACATCTGCAGCTGGCTGAGCTGACGGGGAAGCCTCATGTCCGAGAGCCATTGCCAGCCTGAGGCATATGGATAAGGTGCGGTCTACGGAGAAAGCCGTGAACCGCACCGACCTCGACCAGATCGAAGCCATTGACCGCTGTAACGCCTTCGAGCTGGGGTTCCTCAAGGCAGCCCATGACGCTGGCTTGTCGGAGGCTGAATATCGCAAAATGCGGAAGGCGGCGGAAGACGCGACGGAATTGGCGAAGCAGTACGGGCTGAAGGTCCCCCAAAAATAATACTTGCTATCACTACGACCGTAGCTATAAGGCCACCAGCTTTCCATGAGACTCATACCCACCGTCAAAGCCACGACCTGGCCCACCGCTCAGCGGATGCAGCCGCAGGGGTGCTTTGTACGCACAGGTTCCGAGGCGAAGAATGATCACATTCCAGCATCGGGGTTCTCAGGGTAGACCAGGCTGACCATAGCCAGACTCCCGAGAACCCCGGATCCCAGATCCGGGGTTCTTTCTTTCACAAGTTCTCACACTGCGTCGGGTTCGCCTTCGGGGTTCCTCATAAGCTCGGCTTAGCACGCAGACGGATAGTTTAACAAATCTATAGCGTATACAGTTGTGGGTGCCTAGCTCAGCGGTAGAGCACTTCGTCGACATCGAATAGGTCGCAGGTTCGATCCCTGCGGTACCCACCATGACGGGGCTGATAACATCGGCCCGCCGGATCCGTAACCGGCCGTACTGCGGGATGCCTGGAGGTAGTTCCAGATCGGTCTCATAAGCCGACATAGGCGTGTGCAAGTCACGCTCCCGCAACCAAGGTCCTCGCACCCGCCAGTGAGGCGTAAGCGATACAGGGGTCCGCTGTATCGGCCACGTTTTTCCGTCCACACCACCCGCCAGAGCACTGGCAACTAGCCAAGCCGTTGTCGAAGGACCGGAGGAGGGGTGGTGTGCGGTTCATCCCCTCGTAGACCTAGGTATCGAGGTACAGGTCTGTGGCACCTGGAAGTCTGGTGAAAGTCCAGAACGGGGGACCAGTTTCAGCGCAATCTCAGCGCTTCTCGATCGGCGTGAGCTGTCGAGGACCTGCTCCGGGGAAGAGGGAGTGCTCTACGCCTCAGATAAGAACGAGGCGAGCGATAGCTGGCTCTCTAGCATAAATAGTAATGCACCCGCCTGAAGAGCGGACAAACTCGGCGCGATACCGAGGGGAGCCACCAATAGTGTCCACGTGGACACAGATGGACCGTTAGGTTAAAAGTAAACCATCAGATTTTCACTCTGAAATCGACGGAGCGTTACCGTCACGGTCTACCAGATGCACCTTTCTGTCAGTAGTAGGCACTCTCCCTCTCACGGAGAAAACGTCGGTGCGATCCCGACAAGGTGTACCAGAACGGTCCCAGGGGCAGCCAGTTTAAGCCGACACCCTGTCACGGTGTAGTACCGAGTGCGACTCTCGGTGGGATCGCCAGAATGCGCTAGCCACCGGTACAGTGGGGCTGGACCTGATAAGTCTGGACAGCACAGTTCGACTCTGTGATAGCGCACCAGCATTGGCAGGACGGATAACGGTTTTCCAGCACGCTGTTAACGTGCCGCACCGAAAGGTCACCTGGGGGTTCGAATCCCTCCCTGCCAGATTATGGGCTGTACAGTCATGGCGACGAAGAACCTCCGCAAGGTTCTTGATACGGTTCGATTCCGTAACGGTCCAAGAATGGGCACGTAACTCAGCGCTAGAGTACCTGATTTGCACTCAGGAGGTCGCAGGTTGAAATCCTGTCGTGTCCACCATCTTGATCCTCGGAAGCCGGAGTCCGAGGTACCAGAATCTAGACCGGCGTGTGGGCCTGTCGTTCATCAGTAGGACATCTGCATGGCATGCAGAAGGGCGGCGTGCGATTCGCCGCAGGTCCACCACATACGTACGTCAGTCCAGCGGCTGCATCGGTTTCCAAAACCGGTTGAGGTTGGGGCAGCACCAACCGTACGTGCCACTCGTGGATGTCCACCTCCAGAGGGACGCCGATGGAGGACCACGAAACGCCGCGCTCACGTCGGGGGCGCACTATAGCCGGTAGGTTACCGAGGGCTAGTGAGGGCCGTATTCTCCGTCAGGAGTATGCAGTGGCCACGACAGGACACCTTACTGGCGCGTAGCTCAATTGGCAGAGCAGCAGTTTCTGACACTGCCGGTTCTTCGTTCGACTCGAAGCGCGCCAACCATTCGATACTCCGTGGTGTAGCGGCGCTGCACGGCTGGCTTTGACCCAGAAGGTGGAGGCTCGACCCCTCCCGGAGTAACCACATCAGTACGTAGCTCAGCTTGGTAGAGCACTTGCCTTGGGCGCAAGAAGTCGGAGGTTCAAATCCTCTCGTACTGACCACGAGCACAGAGCCAGACGGCTAGGCAGTAGCCTGCAAAGCTACCTAACTGCGTTCGACTCGCAGTGTGCTCTCCAGATGCCGACTTAGTGTAACTGGAAACACGCAACCTTTCCAAGGTTGAGTCGCTCGGATCGTACCCGGCAGTCGGCTCCATTCGTGGGTTTAGCTCAGCAGCTAGAGCGATTCATTGCCAATGAATAGGCGGCAGGGGCAGCACCTGTAACCCACACCACGCGCGGGTATATCATACCAGCTAATGAGCCTGCCTTCCAAGCAGGAGAACACGGGGCAGCACCGTGTACCCGCACCAATGCCCGGATAGCTCAATTGGATCAGAGCGCTTCGCTACGGACGAAGAGGTTGCAGGATCGTGCCCTGCTCTGGGTGCCACAGTAGCGTATAGAGGGAGGTCAACTCACATGCCCGACTAGCTCATCTGGAAGAGCGTCCCGGTCCTAACGGGAAGGTGCCCCGTCCGAGTCGGGGGTCGGGTGCCATGCGATCATCGCCTAACTGGATATGGCACTGCCCTCCGAAGGCAGACTAATGCAGGTTCGAGTCCTGCTGATCGTGCCATGCCGGACGTCCAAGACACGCAGGCCTTCTAAGCCAGCTCAGCTGGGGCAAGCACCCAGGTCCGGTGCCATATCATCGGCTCATGCAGTCGCTACGGGCAGGGATCGGGGCGTCCGGTAAGACTCCCTTGACGATATGGGCGGACGGTATATTAAGCGTTCATGCACACTGCTATAGACGCCAGACTCGCACTTCTGTGGACATGTCAGGCATGCAAAGCTGTGAATTGGTATACTACATCGCGGTCGAAGGAGGCGGAGGAGGCGAGGTTGGAGGCGGCTAAGGCGATGGAGTGTGATCCAGAAGACCTGTCTGTTATACCTGAGATCCTCTGCTGCCGTACCTGTGAAGAACCGCACCGGTTGCCGGATGAGATCGGTGCATCCTAAATCGTATGCCGTTAACGCCTAGATAGCGAGGCACCGTTTTCGTAAAGCGGACAGAGGGGCGCACGTCCTCTTGACGGCACCAGTATAGAATAAAGGGCAAGAGTGTGCTAAACGCGCTAGAGAAGGTCCAAGTCACTCGCTTACCACATGTGCTCCGTTAAGTAAACGGTATACTAAAGATTTTGTAAATCTTAATTCTGTGTTCGACTCACAGACGGAGCACCAATAAATACGCCGTTGTAAGATAGTGGCAGTCTACCTCCCTGGTATGGAGGAAGCGGGTTTTCGATTAACCCCGACGGCACCAACGCATCGGAGGCGGAACAGGCTCCGCACTCAGCTTTTAACTGAGGGTAAGCTGGTTCGAGTCCAGCCCGATGCACAGACGCACCCTGAGCAGGCTGGCATTGCACTCGGTTCTTACCCGAGGGGAGAAGGTTCGATTCCTTTAGGGTGCACCATCCATCTGGCCATCGCCTAACCTGGCAAGGCACTGCGTTCGGGTCGCAGGGATGCTGGTTCAAATCCAGCTGGCTAGACCATGTTAGTCCATCACTCAGTTAGCAGAACGATGTCACGAGGTAGAAGCGATCATCGAGGTCAAACCGATGTATGTCAGGGAGTTTATATCAGTGGCAGATAGCTCGGCCTACACCCGAGATGTGGGTGGTTCGATTCCACCAACTCCCACCACTTCTATGACGGCGTGTCCTCCGTGGAGTGATTCAGCCAGTCACCTACCATTATCGGCCGTGGGAGTGCACGCGCCTCACTCGTCTTATGAACGAGCCAAGACTGGGCCGAGCACCCGGTACGGCCGACCAGCTGTATACGCAGGAGTCATCATGCGCTGTCTCGTCCTTAACCAGGATATGTCGTTTCTTCATATGACCACAGACGCCTTCGACGGCATCAAGCTGATGACGAAGGGGCGTGTACAGCCTTTGGCGACCTATGATAAGCGTCTGCGTTCAGAGAAGCACGAGTTCGTCATCCCGGCTGTAGTCCAACTGAAGGGGTACGTACACGTCGGCAAGCGTAGGCACGGGTTTACTCAGGCATCGCACCAGAACGTATTCGTTCGAGATGGCGAGCGGTGTGCGTACTGTGGGTGCAAGCTGACGCTGCGGAGTTGTACGAAGGATCACGTCGTACCGCGTTCTCGTGGTGGCAAAGACACGCTGTCGAATGTCGTCGCTTGCTGCAGGTCATGCAACGAGGAGAAGGCCGACAGGACGCTCGCGGAGTCGGGCATGAAGCTCCGCGAGGGCATAGAGCTGCGTCAGCTCACTGACGATGAGAAGCTGTCCGTCCTCCTGAAGACGGGGGCAGGTGCTGCAGAGCGGAAAGCATGGATCGGCTTTCTGAAGGCTACGGGGTTGACACTGTTCTGACATCTCTATGATGACGCTTATCCGAGTCATACTGTGAATACCGGCCTATCATCGCTGCTGTCGTCTTACCTCAGTTCCTATAGGAACACCGGGGACGGTGGCGCTTTGTAACCCGAACATGCTCGGAACGCGCCCTCGAACCCCGGATCCACAAGGTCCGGGGTTTTTCTTTTACAACGATATATGGTGGTTGCGATGACGGGGGCGTGGCTTCGTTGGGAACTGGCACACCTTGCCGGCTTAGAACCGGTAGCTTTGAGAGTTCGAGTCTCTCCGCCCCTACCACATACCCGTGTAGCCCAATTGGCAGGAGGCGCTAGTGTGAGGCACTAGACAGTGCTGGTTCGAATCCAGTCGCGGGTAATATATGCACATCGTTCCGTACGGTAGTCTGTAAAACTATTGCGCACAAAAGCATGTACGGCGTACGCGCGGTTGGGTTAAACTCCCTCGATGTGCACCAGATAACGGCGTATGATGCAACTGGCGACATACCTGCCTCAAAATCAGGGTCTATGCGGGTTCGACTCCCGCTGCGCCGACCACAACCGGTAGTGGCGAAATCGGCTGAGACGCGACAGGCTTAAACCCTGCTACACGAGAAACATTGTGGGTTCGAGTCCCACCTACCGGACCATTTGGAAGGTATTGCGACTTTAGTAAGCGACCCGAGTTCGAACCTCGGTGACACGTCTGACGGCGTGAGGGTGCGATCCCCTGACCTTCCTCCATATGGAATATGAACCGACCAGGGTGTCGGCTCCGCTTGGAAAGCGGCTGGGCGCTTCGGCGCTGTGTTTCGAGTACACCGTATTCCGCCATTGGAACGTAAATCAGCATGGTGCTGAACCTCGGTGCTAACGAGTGTGGCCCTACGGGGCTGAGGGTCGGGTCCTCTGCGTTCCGCCACATATGGATAGTGAACTGCTCGGGTGAGCAGCACCGGCTTGAAACCGGCAGGGCCCTACGGGGCTGGGGATCGAGACCTCCGCTATCCGCCATCACATATAGTCAGGTGGTTCGTCGATACCTTTCCATACACGTATCGATGCGTCGAAAAGGTACGGGAATATCGCCTCGAAAGCGTAGATAGGCAGAAAGAGGAACTGATCGTGTTTCGCCCGACCCGTCGGGCTGTTATGCCCATGCTGGATGATATGTTCATAACCACTTACGAGCATCAGCCTGTGGACGTGCTGCCAGAACGCCTTCGATCTCGATCGAATAGCTGTGCGTGACGCAGCGCAGATGATGGCGAGACACGGCTGTATGATTGGAGGCATAGGTGTTTCGAACAGAGAGCACCAGACGGAGCTCAGACACCTGGCATACGACTCTTTGTAGCACTCGAGGATGACTTTGTCCCCGTCCTGCCGGTGGGTATGAACGAGATATCCATGCCTCGACATGGACGGTTTCCACGCTCCGAGGTTCATAAAGTCCAGTGGCGCCTGCACGGCTTGACGTACATCGTCGATGAAGCGAGGGGCGTGGTCGAATGGGAAGTGTGCGAAGAGCGTGTACTCCGGCAGGGCATCGTAGTGTTCGGCAATGTATCTGCAGTAGACTGTACCAGCGTACGCGCGCCTGTCGTAGATGGTATGTACATGCCGAAGAGGGAGGCAGCCACCGTCGCTGTAGCAGACGGTCCTACCGTTGATCAGGCGGAGCCAATCCCACGTATTGGACTCTTTGACGGCATAGTTCGCACACAGCGTCCAGTTCTCTGGCAAGTCGATGCGGTCTGTGTCGAGGTCGAAATCCCAGCTTCCGCGGTGGCCGTAAATAGACTTCTTCGTAAGACGGAGGGGCGTCGGCATGCAGGAAACTACGTACGGTCCGTGATTCGTCAAGGTCTCTCGAAAAGACCACTTGCAGACCCCGGTGGCCTGCATAGTGTTCTCCGCTATGTCAATAACGGTCCTCCGTAGCCCTGTCATCCCTCGGAACATGCAAGCGACACGGATGTCCGGCAGCCCCGTAGAAGACGCCTCGGTGATTCGTAAAGACGCGCCCATACCTGTCTTGATGCAGGAACACGACGGGTCGTTCCGAAACGCAGGCACGACGGTAGCCGCCGACCTCCCAGAGCCTAAGCTGACCGACCCGCTTCCACAGGATGCTGGTTCGACGAGAGCGAAGCCGGAGTTCGAAGTACCAGTAGGGCAGGCTATGGCGCAAGCCTCCGGACTGGCGGTACCGGCGCCTGCGCAGCCAGCGCAGTTTAAGCCTTCTGTGTCCAATTATACGCCCCCTCCGACCCCAGCACCGCCAGCTAAACGCGTTCGGGTACGGATGTCGAATCCGGGCATGGGCAGGGTAACGGTCGGTGTTCGCGCGGTCAGTATCTCGGAAACCGTCGTCATCCTCGCTTACCCGCAGGACGCCGACAACATCGTTGAACCCCCTGTCTGTGGTGGAGATAACCCCATCCGTGTCGAATTCGAGGGGAAGAAGTACACGTGCGTATTCGGTGGATGGACAACAGAACTCGAGGGGATGTTCCTGGTCGTCCTCTTACGCACCGGAGAAGACGAGGACCCAAGCCCTTCTAAGGCTTGAATCCGCTCGTCGTAACACCACAATCGTGCGAGACCTATGACGACGTTCATTCCTCCCCCGCGGCCTGTGGCCGGAGCCGTCGGCAGCGGAGGCGCAGACAAGCCGGTTATCTCACCGTGGATGGACTACGCATCGTTGACGATGCCGGACAGCCACCAGCTGGTGATGTGGTGGGCGCAGTATCTGTGGATGATGGATGGTAACTATAGGACGGCGATGGAGCGGGTTGCCGCCCACTTCCTGACCATCATCGAGTTCCCCGATCTGGAGCCTGACGAAGAGAGCGAGTGGCGCGACTTCTTCAGCAACCACATGAACTACCGCCGTGAGCTGCTTGCCTGCGCTCACGAATACCTCTGCTACGGCAACCTCATCGTTGGCTTGTACCTTCCCTTCAAGCGGTTCGCCCGGTGCCGTAACTGCTCCGTCGAGAACCCGCTGAGCGAAGTCGATTACGAGCTAGAGCTTGTTGATAAGCACCCGTACCTGCACTGGCGCAGGGTGCGCCCCTGCCCGAAGTGTCAGGATAAGCAGACATATGAGGTTTTCGACCGCCGGTCGTCCGATCTATCCAAGGTGCGGCTGAACCGGTATTGCCCGCTTGAAATCGAAATCGCGTTCAACCGCCACAGCCACAGCAAGAATATCTACTGGAATATACCGGACGATGAGGTTCGTGATATTCAGCAGAAAGCACGCATCCATATCGACGAGACACCGCTCGAGGTGCTGGAGACGGTCGCGGCCGGCGGTAAGCTGCACTTCAACAGCGACCTGATCCTGCATATCGATGAGCCGTGCATCAGCGGTGTTCGCACGCGTGGCTGGGGCGTGCCGCGTACGATCGCCAACTTCCGTACGGCGTGGATGCAGCAGGTGACGAGTAAGGCGGACCAGACCGCGATGCTCGACTACACACTCGGTATGCGCTGGATCTCCCCGTCGCCGACACCCGGCGGCACGGATCCGATGATGAATCGTGGCATGCAGGAGTTCGTCGCGCAGATCAGCGCTGCAGTGCGTGAGCATCGTCTCAATCCGGCGTCATACCACACGTCACCGTATCCGCTGACGTACCAGTTCATGGGCGGTGAAGGCGGCGCACTCGTGCCTCCGGAGAAGCTCAAGTTCCGTCAGCAGGAATACCTGAACCAGCTCGGTATTCCTCTGGAATACCATCAGATGAACCTGAGCACGCAGGCCGCTCCCATGGCGCTGCGTCTGTTTGAGTCGTACTGGCAAGCCCTCCCGGCGTTCTACAACAAGATCCTTACGTGGATCACGGAGATGCTGTCCAAGACGTATAATCTCGAGGCGACATCGGTTCAGATGCAGAAGACCACCGTTGTCGACGACGCCAACTACAAGGCGCTGTTGCTGCAGCTGATGTCTGGCAACCAGCTTTCTCCCCAGACCGCGCTCGAGCCGCTTGGCATCAACGCGCACGAGGAGGTCAAGAAGGTCTACCGTCACCAGGACTATGTCAGCCGGGTACAGTCCGAGTTCGACGAGAAGGCCCAGAAGCGGCAGGAGATGGCGGCGTTCAAGTCGCAGGTACAGCAGCCGACGGCAGCCCAGCTCGCCCAGCAGCAGCAGGGCGGGGCGCCTCCGCCTCCTGGAACTCCGATGGGTGGTGTTCCGACCGGAGGCATGCCTGGCGCATCTCCGAATACGCCTCAGACGCTGGCTGGTCTGGCGGATCAGGCGTCTCAGATCGCTCAGCAGCTCGTGACGCTGCCTGAGTTCGAGCGTAAACAGCAGCTCAAGCAGCTTCGTGAGGGGAACAAGCAGCTGCACGCCCTGGTTATGAGCGATATGGAGGACCTGCGGGAGGCAGCTGCCAACCAAGGTAAGCAGATGATCCTTCAACAGGGACCCCCGCAGGGCTAGTCTTGCAGGCTCGAAAAGGACCCATAAGGTACCCCCATGCGTACGACTGATATCCTGACCAAGGCTATGTGTAAGGCGGCCGCTGATTCGGGTGAGTCTGCTAGTTATCTCGATCAGCTCCCGTTCCTGGGCAGCACGGTTCTCGGCGGTATCATCGGACGCCGCATGGGCGCTTCTGGAAGCGCCCGCCGCGGATTCGGAGCAACGCTTACAGGCGCTACGCTGGGTGGGGTGGCGGGAGTGAAGGCTCAGGACGCACGCGATTCAGCGTTGCGTGAGATCGATCGCCACGGCGACGCCCCGCTTGTTCAGGGCGCGAACGCAGCTATCGACGCTGCTGGGGCCGCCACTGAACGCATGCGCGACCCGTTTAAGGATACGCTGGCTCGGAAGCCGGAGCCGACCTTACTCGAGCGCGCTGGTAACGTCGCCGGACAGTACTGGCGGAATCTCAAGTCAGGGGATCCGCTGACGATTGCGGGAACCGGGGCCGCAGCTATACTCGCAGGCGTGCTAACGCACCAACTCCTCAAGAAGAAGCGCGCTCGCGCTTAATAAAGGAACATCACCGTGTCTACGAAGCTCGAGAAGACTGCTCAGTTCCTGAAGAAAGTGGCCGCCGAGGGCGGCTCTATCTGGAACAAGAGCCTGTACGGTGGCCCAGAGGCCCCCTTCCAGCAGCCGAGTCACTACCCGGCTGAGGTCATACATCGCCTCCTTGCCGAGGCTGATAAGCTCCCTGAGGGCTCGGACGAGGCTGCCGCAGCTGCGAGTGCTCGGCAGGCGATCACTGAGGCCGGTGGTATGCACAAGCTCGATCAGGCCGGGATTGATCGCATTGCGGTTCGCGCCGGTGCGAGCCCCGCCGACAAGAACACTCCGGGCTTCTGGAGCAACTATCGCGCAGCTATGGGCCGTGGCCACCTGGGAGCTACCGCTGCCACCGTCGGCATTGGCGCTGCAGCCGTTCTGGCCGGTGTGCTGACCTACAATGCGCTGAAGAAGAAGCGTACGCAGACAAAGACCGCCGGACTCTTCAGCTTCCGGCGGAGTAATTCGCCGAATGCCCAGGGCCCTGCTCCTACCCGCGCCGCAGAACGTACCCAGAAGGTCCGCGATCTCGTAGGCAAGAAGGTTCGTAATGCGGCGCTGCTGGCAGGTGGCGGTGGCGCCCTCGCCGGCACGGCCGCTGGCGCTGCCCTGGCCTCCCCCGGCGATACCGTCGCGGGCGGCCACGGTCTCCCCACCACAGGCAGCAACCTGGGGGACGCAGCTGTCCTCGCTGGCGGCCTGGGCCTCGGGGGAGCCGGCCTGTACGCGCTGTACCGCTCCCTGCGCGACGAGTAAGCCAGGGCGCCTCGAAAGACCCTCGCTATTGGCGAGGGTCTTTTCGTTTATAGGATGTCACCATGCGGATAGACACGCGTAAGTCGTTGATGTTGTCAGACTCACAGCAGCTGACGCCGACGACGAACCTATTGAACCCGGCATGGCGTAAGTCATTTCAGGACGCGTTGCTCAAGCTCAGTGGAACAGTCGATATCGTCGCACCTCCCGCAGTCGACCCTGCAGTATCCGGTGAGGCAGCGGTCGACGCTGCCCGTCTGAACTATTCAAAACTGCCATCGAGCCCGACGGTACAGAACGCAGGTGAGGGCCGTGTCTATGCAGATAGGCTTGAGCGGTCCGCCCAGCGGATATCGCCACGCGTTTCTGCCGTTGACCGTCCGGGCGAAGTACCCTACGGGCCAGGACAACGTAGGGGTGTCGATACGTTCGCAGCGTTCGATACCGCAGGAAACACCGTAGCAGCTACGCTAGGAAATAGGCACCCGTTGATCGCAGGGGCGGCGAACATAGCGCTGCCATTTCTGACCCCGCTATGGTCGAAGTATGTACAGAACCCCGTCGCCGATCTGACGCCGTCAACTCTCACAGCGTCTCCGGAGCTCCAGGTTGGCGGCGTCCTCGCTCGCGAGGAGGCACGCCGACTGCAGACCCCAGTTGGCCAGTTCTCGAGTTCTCCGGAGCTGTCGGACGCATACCGCGTTGGTAATCCGTATGCCGGCATGTTCGCGGGTGACACCATGTCACAGGCGGAACGGAACGCACGTCTTCTCCCAGGTGAAGGCATGTCGGCGTGGCTCGGACGTGCCAGCCCGCTGTACCCCGTTCTAGGTGCAGCTGTACCGGCCATTGCCGCTACAGGGCAGGATCTCTGGGAAGGTAAAGGCCTTCGCATTGCAGAAGACCCGGTTTTCTACACCTCATCCGCTCTGACACCGGCAGCAGCCTGGGCGGCGGCTCGCAGCATGTTGCCTCTCAGCGGGGCAGTCAGCAAGATTCCTTACGTCGGTACCACACTAGCTCGTATACCTGCTGTCGGTACCGCTATGGCTGCCGCAGGTGCTATGCAGTCGGTTGGTGAGATAGCGCGTGGTGCCCTCTCACCGGAACGCGTCGATGAGGCTCGGAGAGCATCTGGTACGGATACCGGCTGGGGCACAGCGACCGGCAGGGCTGTTGTAGGCGACCCATTCGGGGCCGCTACCGCGCTCGATCCTGAGGCTGTTGAGGCTAACAAGCGTGAGTTCCTGCGTGGTCGGCGCGATATCGTGGAAGATGCGTCCGGCACGCGTATTCCCTTTGACCGGGACATGGTCATACAGCGTCTCTCACGTTCTGCCGAATCCGCCCCGAGTGTCCCAAACTCCATCCTCTCTGAGCTTGTGGCAAAGGGTCTGTGGACTGATGGCGGTCTGAAGCACATGGCCAAAGAGCGGTACACGCGCGAGACACCAGCCGAGCGCGGAGCGTATCGTATGGCGCAGCGGTTTGCCGATCAGAAGGGCTTCACCCCAGAGGACCCGCGTCGGATAGAGTTGTTCCATCAGCAACTGAAGAAGATGGGCATCACCCCGTCGGCGGCAGGCGATAAGCGGCAATGGATCGGTGCGGCTAAGACGATCGCCTCTGCACTAGAGAACCGGTTCCCCGGCGTCCGCATTTCAAAGACAGGTATTGTCGAGCTTGCTAACCTCGTTCGTACCAACGGGGTAGAGGCTACGGCTGCTTCGTTTATGCCAACTGGAAGGCCCGACGATGCGCTTGAGTCGCTGCGCCTTCAGGCTATCCTCAATTCCGCATGGGCCGACCCGTCAACGAAGGCCCAAGCAGGCGCCATCTACCAACAGCATTTCCAGAATCCTCGCTAGGCACCCATGTCTGACACCTATCAAGCTCTCTGGACTATGTGCCCGACGATCGTCGCGGCTGTACTGAAGACGGCTTCCGCTGACGGGGTTGTTACCGCAGCCGATCTTGACACACCTGCTGCCGGATCACCCCCTCCCGCAGCCGTGACACCGCCGGCCCCCGCGCCGAAGCCCGTGACCCCTGCTCCTACGACCGGCCAGCTGGCCGAGTCGACCGATAACGTCATTGCACCGTTCCATAGCACGTTAACTGAGATCGCCACAGGCAAGAAGTCCCTGATCACTCCGCTGAATTGGGGAAATCTCCAGCCCGAGCAGCTGGCGGTCGATAAGCTTCTGCGTACGGATGTCGATAAGCTGACGCCGCAAGAGCTGGCGCAGCAGACACGCACGTACCTCGCTCTTCAGAACAGCGGTTTTGACAAGGCCATGGGCAACAAGCGCCTGTTTGCCAACCCATTCGCTACCGATCCAGCCGATCAGAAGAGCAGGCTGACGTTCGGCAACCTCTCGTCGCTGTACAGTAAGCGCTATGAGCAGCTTAGCCCGGAGGAGGCCAAGGCGTACAGCGATAGCCTCGGAGACGAGGCAGAGAAGATGGGTTTGGCGCTCAAGGCCCCTGGGTTGATCAAGGAGAAGGTGGGAACCAAACTCGACGAACTGCATAAGGCTATTGCTGAGGTAGACAAGAACCCGGACGCCACGGGCTTCACTGACTGGTTCACGTCGTCGTGGGCGAATATGGCGGTGCCTGCCGGATTCCTGATGATGATTTTCGGCGGAAACACCGGGGCTATCATCGGTGGCCTGGCTATGGCTGCCGGCGGATACAACCTCTACAACAGGTACAGCACGTTGATGAAGGATCCTGTTGCGCAGGATGCTATCCACGAGTATGTCGCGAGTAATTTCAGCAAGGAGGCGCTGAAGAAGGTCGAGGAACAGTACGGCCCGCAGTATGCGCAGGCCGCGAATGATTTCGGCTTCCTCTCCCGGTACGGCTTTTTGTCGTCGGTACAGTCCGCCTACCAGAATGCCGGTGCCGGGGCTTACAAGTGGCTCGTACCCGGCGCTGATGAGAAGAACGTGAATGCGTTCCGCGCTCAGCTTGCTCCGAAGCCGAACGGCCCGAACACCTGGATAAATGACTGGTCCGGGAAGGCCTGGGACACGGTATCCGCACCCTTCCGGCAGACAGGGCAGCAGTAAGCCATGGACCTCGGTGACGCCGCTGACTACGCTGCCGTGCTGACCGCACAAGATCGCGTGGCCTCCGACCCCAGCCGGTCGTGGCTGCAGAAGGTCCGCGACTACATCCCAACGACCGGACTGCGTCCGGCATCGCAGCGTTCGTCTGGTACGTTCGGAGACATCCTGCGCGTAGCCATCGGAGGGGCGCTCGGGTACGGCGTTGCCCGAGGGGCCGCCTCCGTCCTAGGCCTATCCGATAGCTCAACGAACGCTCTTTCTCTCGCAGGCGCATCCGCCGGAGGTCTTATGGGTCTTACCAAGTCTGGTTCAGATGAGCGCATCGCCTTCCGGGTGGCGTTTATCAAGTCTGCGATCGACAAGGGGTACTTCACGAAGAAGGCGTTCATCGCACCGCTTATCCTTGCCCCTATTAGCGGGTTGACGGGTACGATGAACCGCATCGGCGAGTCCGCGGGCTCAGTCGTCGGTTCGGCGGACGCGCCTGATGACGTCGACAAGGACATTGTCCAGACGCAGGTCGAATCGGAGCTTCTGCGCCAAGAGGAAGCGCGCGTCGAGGCACAGCGGCAGAACCAGATCCTGAAACAGGTACTTGCTAAACGTCGACTGAAGCGTAAGTAAGTTCGCATGACGAACCCGCCGAACGTGACCCCTCGCACACTCGACGTGCCCCGCGGGGTGCCGGTGGCACGTTATAAGCCGCCTGCCAAGGTCGAGATCGGGCCTGGGGCTGAAATACCGCTGATTCCGAAAGACGGTCCAGACGAGCGTAAGCTTCAGGAAGTCTGGGTAGCTCACGCTCGTGTGTTTCGTCTGAACAACGCGGAGGACCTTCGGGCGTACGAAGAGGTCTGGCAAAAGGTAACTGACGGCCTGGCAGTCATGTCGGAGTCGCGCGTCGACTTTACAGATGGCCAGTACGTAGCTCTATTGCGCTGGGCCGACTTCGTTTATAAGCTTCCTAACGTATGACGCAGTACAAGTCGTTCTGGGAAGCCGCCCCCTTCGTTGGCGGCGGTGCGCTCTTACTCGGCGGTGGTGCCCGCGTAGGCAAGGGCCTGCTCGATCTGTTGCGTCGTCCGGACCCTGAGGGTGCTCCGGAGAAGATCGAGAAACAGGAGAACCCAGTTGTCGAGATTCCCGTCCCCGTGACAGCCGAAGAAGCGGCTGAGCTGCGTCGTAAGGGTGTGCGGGTCAAGAAGGCTGGTTTCCTGGATCGGTTCGATGTCGATGCTGGCGACGCCTTCCTACTGGGCGGTCTGGGCACCGCTGCCGCTATGGGTGGATGGGCGCTTACCGATAAACTGGTGGATACGTATCGCAAGAATCGTGCGCTGCAGAAGCGTGAGAAGGTGCGCCGACGCATTCAGAGCATGCTCGACGACAAGCCGGCCCCGGAAGACGTGCCTCTCTACACGCACATGAAGGCGGCCGAGGCGCTGTACTTCATGGAGAAGCGCGGAGCACTCTCGGATCTGTTCAGCGTGCAGCGGTCGGTCATCAATCCGATCGCGGCTCTGCTGGGCGGTGCCGCCCTCCTCTCCGGCGTCCGTGCGTATCGTAGCACAGCCGCTGCTGGCGAGACAGACAAGGTCAAGGCTCTGAAGGCCTACCTGAAGCGCCAGAAGACGCAGCAGCCCATCGTATCGACCGTCCCTGTCGAAGTGTCGGATACGGCAAGTCCCACGCAGCAGTCTACCGCTAACGCTTTAACATCGTAAGAGGGGTGCATGGACGCACCAGTTACGTACCGCCGCTTCGATGATATCGACGGGCAGCGCCAGGACATCTTCGACCTCGCGAAGCAGTCCATCGGGTCTATGAAGCCGTTCTCGACGCCGTCACACAGCGTCGAGATAGCTGACGTCGACTACGATGACGACTACAATCCGTCGATCGCTGAGGAGAAGGACGCCATCCTCAAGAGGAAGTCGTTGCAGCGTGCGCTGAAGGGTACGGTACGGCTGAAAGACGCTCAGGGTAATGTCGTCGAAGAGCAGCGGATGACGCTGGCCCACGTCCCCTATCTCAACTCACGCGGGCTCTTCATCCGAAACGGCGTGCCCTACGCGGTCCGTAACCAGCTGCGGCTGCGTCCGGGAGTTTATACACGCAAGCAGCGGAGCGGCGGCTACGAGAGCCAGTTCAACGTCCGCCCGGGGACCGGGCGCGGATTCCGTGTAGAGATGGACCCTGAAAGCGGTCTCTTCAAGATGCGCGTCGACCAGTCGACGACCAAGCTCTATCCTGTCCTCAGGGCGATGGGAGTGTCTGACGACGACATGCGTCAGGCGTGGGGCGACGATCTGTTTGAGAAGAACGCCGCAACCAGCAAGGGTCGAGACGAGCTAGACCTCTCCAAGCTGGTCCGCAAGCTCAGCGGCAAAGACGAGGATGTCGATCCCGAGACAGCAGCGGAAGCCCTTCGTAACATCCTGCAGAAGAGTGAAGTGGATGAGGATACGACGGAGCTGACGCTCGGTGAGCGCGTTGCCCGTATCGAACCGAGGCACATCCTGGCTGCAACGCGGAAGCAGCTCGCTGTCGCACGCGGAGAGGCGGAGTCCGACAACCGTGACTCACAGGCGTATCAGTCGTTTCATGCCGCCCAGGACCTGCTGGCAGAACGTATGCGGCGTGACGCTACGGGGGCCGCTCGCAACTCGTTCTGGAAGGCTGCGCGGTTACAGTCGCTGAAGAACCTGCAGCCGGGGTTCATGAACCCGAACATCGGGTCGTTGTTCGAGGGTAGCGGGCTTGCCCTGACCGTTGAAGACATCAATCCGATCGACGTGTACGACACGCGCCAGGCAGTTACCCGTCTCGGGGAAGGCGGCATGTCGCGTGATGCGGTCAGTCGTGACGCTCGCAACGTCCAGAGCAGCTACATCGGCGTTATCGACGCTTCGCGCGCACCCGAGTCGGACGCGATCGGCGTAGACCTGCGCGTAACTGACGCCGCGATGCGCGGAAGTGACGGCCAGCTGTATACAACCGTGCGTAACCTGAAGACCGGCCAGCTCGAGACGCTGTCCGCGCGAACACTCTCGACAAAGTCCGTTACGTTTCCGGGAGAGATGGGGAACGAGGGAAAGCGCGTGCCTGCCATACGGGGTGATCGCATCACCTACGTTCCTAAGAGCGAAGTCGACTACGAGGTCGTGAGCCCGGATGACATGGCGTCGCGCGCATCACGCCTGATTCCTTTCCCGGAAGGCATCAAGGGACAGCGTCTGCTCATGGGCGCTCGTATGACATCTCAGGCGGTTCCGCTTCAAGAGCCTGAGGCCCCATTCGTTCAGACGGGTAACGCGGACGGGTCGTCTCTGCACGCTGCAATGGGCAGGGACGTCGGTGCCCGCATGTCTCCAGCCGACGGCATCGTGACCAAGGTAACACCAGACGTCATTGAGATGACGGGTAACGACGGACAGAAGCATCAGATTCAGCTCTATAACAACTACCCCACGGCCCGGAAGACCGTGCTGCACAACGACCCCGTCGTGCAGCCTGGCACGGTTGTGAAGGCCGGTCAGATGCTGGCCAGGTCCAATTTTACCGACGATAAGGGAACCTTCGCTATCGGGCGTAACCTGCGCGTTGGATACATGGTTGCCGAGGGCGATAGCATCGAAGACGCCTTCGTCATCTCCGAAAGCGCAGCCAAGAAGCTGGGCGCTCAGGCGATGTACAAGGCGGATCTCGACCTCGGTCAGATCGCCTCGACAGACAAGTCCTCCTATAACGCGGTGTACGCCGGCAAGTACAGCCCCCAGCAGCTGGATCAGATCGATGACGACGGCGTCATCAAAGTGGGTGCTACCGTTCAAAAGGGCGACCCGCTGATACTCGCCATCGGCAACAAGCCGCAGTCCCTGGTCGGGGCAGTGACGAAGTCAGCCAAGTCTCAGGTGTCTGACCAGTCGCAGGTGTGGGAACACGCCGCTCCGGGAATCGTTACCGATATCAGCCGGACGAAGGACGGCATACGTGTGCTGGTCCGTTCGTACGATGTCACGCAGGTTGGCGACAAGCTCTCCGGTCGTTACGGCAATAAGGGCGTGGTCAGCGCTCAGATTCGGCCAGACGACCAGATGCCGATCGCTGCCGACGGGAAGCCGCTGGAAGCCATCATCAACGCCAATGGCATCATCAGTCGCGTCAATCCGGCAGCCCTAGCAGAGTCGCTGTTGGGTAAGATCGTGGAACGCACCGGGCGTGATCCGTACATTGTCAAACCGTTCAGCACCCCGGAAGGCATCGCTGATTTTGCGCTGAACGAGGCGGCCAAGCACGGGATCAGCGAGACGGAGACCGTCGTAGACCCGCGCGACGGCCGTAAGATCCCCAATGTCTTCGTCGGCAACTCCTACATCATGCGCCTTCATCATAAGGCCGAAGGCAAGATCAGCGGTAGAGATCAGGGCACCTACACGGTCGACGAATACCCAGCCCGTGGCGGCGCTGAAGGCTGCTTCATCGCCGAGCAGCCTGTTCTTACGCGGTTTGGCAGCATGCCCATCGGAGATATCGTTCATCTGAAGGCGGAGGTCCATGTATTGACGTGGTCTGACGTCGCCGGTAGCTGGGTCTATCGCCCCGTGACGGACTGGTTCGAGTACACAGCACGGGCGTCCGACCTGCGAGTTGTCGAGCTAGAGCCTTCGACCGGCATTACGCACAACGTATTCACGGCGACACTAAATCACAATGTCGTCATGTACGATGGTGGAATGAAGACGGTAGCGGAGCTGCATCCCGGAGACCGGCTGACGGCCATGAGCCAGGACGGTGCACGCGTTCCGGTTCGTATCGCCGATATTACACCCTATCAGGCGGACGAGGAGTTCATTGCTGTCTACGACATCACCGTCGACGACACGCATCTGTACTGCGCGGGCGCAGCCCTGGTGTCCAACTCCAAGCGTATCAGCCTGCTTGATACCGGAACACTTCTCGCAGCGGGAGCCACGAACTTTCTAAAAGATGCGAAGCTGGTTCGCGGTCAACGCAATGACGACTACTGGCGACAGGTGCGGCACGGCGAGACGCCCATGCTGCCTACCGGTGCGTTCGCAGATGAACAGTTCAAGTCGCTTCTGAAGGCTGCAGGGGTCAACGTCCGTGAGGCGGGAACGAAGGAGCAGCTCAGCCCGCTGCTCGATACCGATGTCGACCGCATGGCGTCACATGAGATTCAGAACGCGGAAACGTTCGATTTCGAGACGATGCGTCCGGTCGAGGGCGGCCTCTTCGATACAGGCATCACAGGCGGTGCCGGTGGCAACAAGTTCGCCAAGATCACGCTGCCGGTGAAGGTCCCGCACCCACTCTTCCTCGATCCGATCCGCCGTATCCTGGGCCTTACTGGCAAGGAGCTTGATGCGGTTCTGATGGGAAAGGAGCAGCTGAACGGGGAGACAGGACCGGGAGCGGTTGAGAAGGCACTCGGGGAGATCGACGTCCCCCGCGAGATGGAGCTTGCCAAGCAGACCATTCGGACGGGGTCCGCCACCAAGCGTGATGCGGCCGTCAAGCGCCTGCATTATCTTGCTGGGCTTCAGAAGATGCATGTGAGCCCGCAGGATCTCATGGTCAGCAAGATAGCGGTCGTCCCTCCGCGGTACCGGCCTATCGTCCGTGGTCGTAACACGGACATGATCCATGATCTGAACTACCTCTACAAGGACCTGCTCGAGGCCCGCAAGAACTACCAGGATGCGAAGGGTGTATTCGGTGAGGCCCATGACGAGTATGGCACTCTGATGAAGGCTGTGCAGGCGGTCACAGGCATCGAGGGTCCTGTAAACCCCAAGACGGCTGAACAGGGCGTCAAGGGTGTTCTACAGTACGCGATAGGCCTCGGCACGAGCCCGAAGGCAGGCGGTTACCAGCGCAAGGTCATCGGTACTGCGGTGGATACAGTCGGGCGTAGCGTCATCACCGCCGACCGCTCGCTCGGGCTGGACGACGTCGGCATCCCCGAAACGATGGCGTGGAAGATGTTCCGGCCGTACGTCATTCGGAGACTGGTCACGCAGGGCATGCCGCCTGCAGAGGCGCTGCAGGCTGTAGAGGACCGTACCCCTGCAGCGGCAGCCATGCTCGATGAGGAGATGAAGGTTCGCCCTGTCGTCTACAATCGGGCACCGGCCCTCCACCGCTACGCGTATCAGGGGGCGTGGGCTCGACGGGTGCCTGACGACTCCATCCACGTGCCATACTACACGCTGAAGGCGATTGGTGGGGACTTCGACGGCGACGCTATAAACATCCACGTGCCATCCAGTTACGAGGCTATTGAAGACGTCAAGGAGAAGCTCATGCCGTCGAAGAACCTGTTCTTTACAGGTAACTTCGAGACGCATTACGAGCCGACGCAGGATTATACGCTCGGGCTGCACCTGGCTGGTAAGATGGACCCGAGCCAGAAGCCCGTTACCTTTGCTAACGCGCAGGAGGCTAAGGCCGCCTACGCTCGCGGGCTGATCAACGCACGCACCCCGATCAGGATCCTGTCATGAACTTCTGGAAGCTTGCTCAGGATATACAGCTTGCGAAGCCGCCGCTCGATAGCCTCGGAGGGTTTCAGCAGCCGGCCCTGCTTGGCACATACACGCGCAGAGGTGACCTCGTACTCGGCGACCCCGGCGCAGAGGCTATGCGGCATGCGCGTATGCAACCGCATTTCTATAGGTCGCCACACATGGTGGCCTCCGAACTGAATAGTCGTCGTGTGCCAGCAGCCGCGCTCCCGTATCCGGCGTCCATGCTGCCACCTGGCATGGCAGACACGGCTCCGCCGCAGGATCCGACGAAGTCGTACCTGGACGGGTACATGACTAACAACGTCAGGCGCACGGTATCGGCTCCGCGTGACCCGCAGGGGAACGTATCGCTGTTGTCGCTGTATCACGAAAAGGCGCATCAGAGCGATCCGGCGGAACTCGTTACGCGTGACCTCGAGCGAGAGATTCCAGCAGCGGTAGCAGACACGTCTGCGTACATGCAGAATGAGCTGCCGTACACCCCAGCAGGCGTTGACAGGGCGCAGACGGTGGTGAACCGTATGGCGCAGTACGATACGTCTATACCACCGTGGGTTTACAGTCACATGCTCAAGTATGGGCCGAAGGTACGGTTCGACAGTCCGGAGGAGGACGCTAAGTCGGTGCGCGACTGGATACGCTCTCTGCGCAGGAACACGGAGCTTGGGAACAAGTACCGTGCGTGGGCCGCCTCTCCCGCCGTAGGACCTGTTTTTAAGGCACCGCCCGCCATCGCATGGTAGCCGTGGACTACCCCGTAACTCCCTATAGGATCTGACCATGATCTCCGCGCAGCGTCTCTTCAAGCGTGCTCTGGCTGAAAAGCTGGCCTTCACTCCGATGGGTGCCTCTCAGCAGGCCGCCGGCCCTGGCGGTGCTCCCGTCTCCCCTGGGCAGCCGCCTCCTGCCGGTCCTCCTGGCGCTCCGATGGATCCCGCCGCTATGGGCGGCGCTCCGATGGACCCTGCTGCTATGGGTGGAGCTCCTCCGATGGATCCGTCCATGGCCGGAGCCCCTCCGATGGATCCCGCTGCTATGGGTGGAGCTCCTCCGATGGACCCGTCCGCCATGGGTGGCATGCCGCCCCTGGATCCGTCCATGCTCGGTGCCCCGCCGGAAGCTCCTCCTGTAAACGATCCGTCCACAGACGTGGATAGTGACGGCAAGCCGGACACGATGGTCCCGCTGGCAGCGATGAAGGACTTCGCCGTCGGTATCATCGAGGCGATGAAGGGCCGCCAGACCGCTCCGGCCAAGGCTGAGAAGGAGAAGGCGGAGGCAGCCGCAGCCGCCGATTCGATGTCCATGCCTGGCCCTGTGACTGGGCAGCCTGGGTTCGATCCGTCGATGATTTCCGGACCGCTGAAGACCGCCTCTGTGTTGACAAAGGTCCTGCGGAAGCGCTGACATGTTGGGCCTGCTGTACGTGAAGCTCGCTGCTGAAGGCGAGGCCCCGGACTGGCTCACGCGTATGGGCGTAGGTGCCCCAGCGCCGACCTACGGCGCCGGTCTTCCCGTGACGTCTGGTACGTCGACCATATTCGGCGCTGCAAGCGGTATCATAGGTGACGCAGACCCGGACGTCGGGCTCGTCATGAACCTGCTGCAGCCCTTCTTGCGGGATCTACTGCCGAAGGATATCGCCGAGAAGCTGACGCAACAGCAGCAGCGCATCGCCACTGGCGCAGGCACGTTGGCGCAGTCGTCGCAGATCTCCAACATACTCATGGGCGCGAACCAGTCGCTCATGGACCAGCAGGCAGAGCGGCTGGGTAGAGTACTGACGGGAAGCGCTGATCAGGTCGAGAACCCGCTCGCGAAGAAGGGCCTGACGTGGCTCGCTAACCTTGCTACGTCGCATCCTAAAGAGGCTGGTAAGCTGGTGCAGATGGCTCGCACCATGCAGATCCCGGTTCTGTCCCCCGCACTGAACGTGCTGTTCCGTGATGTACCGCTGACGTACATGCCGCTTGTGCAGGCGTCGTACGACATGGGTGGTGATGAGCAGTCTCCGCAGGTCCTCGAGGAACTGCTGAACAACTACAACAAGGCGTATAGCGCCGGTGTATTCAAGGACGCGGAAGGTAACCAGCTTGACGCATCGATGGCGATGGCCGGGTTTGGGCTGGCAGCGCACTCGCTTGGCTCTCGCGCGACACTCAGCGATAGCGTCAACCTTGCCCGCGCAGCGTCGTACGTCACGACCGCCGGTCTCGCTTCGAACCCGCAGGTCGCCTACGAGATCGTTCGTCAGATGGGCCCTGAGCAGGTGCTGCGCGACCTGAACGGGTTCGCCACGAAGATGAAGACCATCAGCGCCCGTATGCAGGGGGCGTCGATCGGTGATAAGCAGTCGGCAATGCTGAAGACTCTCGAGCTGTCCGAGAAGACGGGCCTCCCGTTCGAGCACGGTATCGCCAATACGCTGATGCAGGCGGAACGTGAGAAGGTGTTCCGTCAGAGCGGTAAGACGCCACAAGAGCTATCGCAGATCGCGTCGCTGCAGCAGGCCCGCCAGCAGGCGGACACGGAGGGTTTCGCCCAGGCGGACACCACGCGTGGCCTCACCGCATGGGCCATGGAGACCCAGGAAGGCAACGCGGCGCTAAACGAGTTCCTTCGCAACCCGTCAGCAGAAGCCGCCTCGGATATGCTCACGCGAGCCCGCCAGTCGGGTGCGTGGTATAATCGCAATAACTACAACCCCAGCATCCTGCGTCAGAAGTTCGGGCCGGAGCACTTCGAGGCGTTTGCTACGGGTGAGCAGCTGGACCTGGCACGTGAGTTGGGCGGTCAGCAGGGCTCGTTCTATCAGATGCTGCAGAACCGCGATCAGTATAAGCAGCTGTTCGAGGACCCGCTGAGCGCCCCAGCTAGCATGCGTGAACAGTTCGCGAGCATGCCGGGCTATGTTCGTAAGCAGCTCATGAACCCGGCCGTTCGCGCGGCTTTCGTGAATGACTACGCTCGACGTCAGGTTCAGGCTCCGCGTCCGGCCGTACTGCCAGACATTCAGCAGTTCTCTCCGGAAGAGATGGAGCAGATGCCGAAGCCAGCCGCGACCCCGGCCACACCGACACAGGAGGGGCCTGACAATGTTGGTCCAGCTCCGACACCAGGAAAGCGGTAAAATCTACGTCATACCGGCTTCCCAGGTCGTTGTATTCAACGATGACGGGGATCCTGTCGACATTACGTACGAGCGCGACCGCCTGATCCTCTGTACTGACGCTGGACAGTCGGATTTCGTCAACACGATAGCCGCTCTTAAGATATCCAAGCTGGACACGAAACGTGGCTGAAAAGCTGACGAACATCGGTGCGCTATTGATCAGCGAAGCCCTTCCCGAGGAGCTGCGTCAGGATCAGTACGACCTCAATAAGAAGTCCGTACACGACCTGTTCATGAAAGTGGCCAACACGTACCCTGACCGGTACAAGGATATCCTGCAGAAGCTGTCGGATGTCGGTGCCACGGCCGCGTGGACAGAGGGGGCGAGTGTTAGCCTCTCGGCGTTAAAGCGTTCAGCTGCGAAGGAGAAGGTGCTGGCTGATGTTCGCCGTCAGGTACAGTCCATCATCGACGACGATAACCTGACGGACGACCAGCGTGAGAAGGCCATTGTCGAGGCCCTCATCGACAAGATCGAGCCTGTACAGAAAGCGGTGTACGAAGAATCGAAGCAGGAGGGCAGCCCGTTCGTCATGCAGCTCGACAGCGGTGCGCGTGGAAAGAAGACGGATATCAACAGCCTGAGAGGCGCAGACCTGCTTGCTACCGACGCACAGGATCGCTTCCTGCCTGTCCCGCTGTGGCGGAGCTATGCTGAAGGCATGACCCCTGCGCAGTATTTCGCGGCAAGCTACGGACAGCGTAAGGGTGCGGTCGGCGTGAAGCTGGCTACTGCCGACGCAGGCTATATGGCCAAGCGCCTGGCGAATGCGGCACATCGGTTCGTTGTCAGCCGTGAGACACCTCCTCAGGCACGCCTGCCCGTTGGTCTTCCGGTACCAGTAAAGGACCGGGATAATGTAGGGTCATACCTCGCGCAGGACGCCGGACCGTTGAAGGCAGGCACGTTGCTGACAAGCGATCACCTCGATGATCTCGAGGACGCGGGCGTCGACGAGATACTCGTCCACTCACCGATGACCGAGCCGTCTGAGGACGGCGGCATCAGCCGCCTCGCCGCCGGCAAGCGCCTGAGTTCAGGCCCAGCGCCTATCGGAGAGAACATCGGTCTTCAGTCGGCACAGACCATCGGCGAGCGTCTCAGCCAGGGCGCTCTAGGGGCGAAGCACAAAGAGCTGTCGTCAACGACGGTTGACAAGTCCGGTATCGAGTATTTGAACAGACTGCTCGACGCCCCTGAGAACTTTCCAGAGGCCGGACCCCTTGCTGAGGAGGACGGCGTCGTCGGCAACATCGTGAAGGCTCCGCAGGGCGGCCACCATCTCTCCATCGGTAAGCGGACCTATTACATCCCAGAGGGCATAAACCCGGTTGTAAAGTCTGGCGACCATGTGGAAGCCGGAGACGAGTTGACCGACGGAACACCCCACCCGGAGCAGCTGGTGCGCCTTCGTGGTGTCGGCGAGGCTCGGCGGGTCTACATGCAGCACTTCCGCGACGCGCTGGCGGCATCCGGTGCGACTACGCACCGCCGGAATCTCGAGCCGGTTGTTGCGGGACTGTTGAATTGGGCCCGTGTCACGAACCCCGACGGCATAGGCGATAACGTGTACGACGACGTCGTACCAGTAAACCGTCTTATAAGTCAATACAAGCCAAGGCCTAATGCGAAGGAAGACTCTCCGGATATGTCGGTAAACCGCTATCTGGAAGAGCCCGTACTGCACTACACGCCGGGAACTCGTATTACGAAGCGGGTAGCTAACCATCTGAAGAAGTGGAATATCAAGTCCGTGTTCACGCACGACAGCCCTCCGGACTTCGAACCGCAGATGGTCAGGTCGATGTATTCCGTCTTCTACGACCCCGACTGGCGTACGAAACTCCTTGGTTTCTACACATCAAACGCGTTTATGCAGTCGCTACACCGTGGTGCTGAGTCTGACACGGCAAGCACGTCCTACGCCCCCGCCCTCGCCAAGCCGTCCGTTCTTGGCCGTCACCTCTCCTCCCTTGGCAAATACGGACATGCCCGTTAGACTCTGGCACGGATAAGGATACGTCATGCCCGACACCAATGAGACCATGCTGGAGAAGACGTTTTCGGACCTGGCGTATACTACGCTACGGGATCGGGCTTCGCCGCTGCTGGATTACCTGATCGGTTTCCAGATGCTCAAGCAGGAAGAAGAGGGTCGGCGTGCAGTCGGCATCTTCGGCTTCGAGATCGACGGCAAGGTCTACTACGGCCCAGTGTTCTTCCTGAACGGTGAGGTACGCGGGCTGGACTCGCTCTACTCCGTCGACGGCGACCTCTTCGTTCCGCTTGTCGAATCGTGGATCAACGCGATCATCAATAAGCGTCAGCTCGAGGTCGGCAAGGTCGATACACGCAGTGGCAATGAGCGCGGTGTACGTGTTCCGAGCTACGTCCGTCTGAAGACGCTTCCGTCGTCGCACGGCACCGTCAACCTCAAGCTGGCCGCCGACCATATGCTGGCTGCCCGCGATTACGACGATGTGATCGATGTGCCGGAGGCGCTGAGGCAGGCCGGTGCGGTGACGCTGTTCAAGGAGGCGATGGCTAAGCACCCACGCCTGCGTGAGGCAGTCGAGCAGTTCTACGACATGATGGATTTCACGCAGCCACAGGCGCAGGAGAAGAAGGCAGCGGAGACCCGCCCCGTCACCCTGATCAACTCTGTGACGGCTGAAGGCGTGGACGCCCTGACCGACGAACAGCGCAAGACCATCATGGAAGGTGGAGTCGCTGTCATCGACAAGCGTCCGGAAGTGAATAAGTCGGTGCTCTACGCTACCGAGGCTCGCCGCGTGCTCGAGAACCCCACTGAGGGCGGCCTCTACGATGTCCTGTGGGCTGACGGTTCCGTCGAGCCTGCGTTCGTCATGCCGACCACCGACGCACTGCCGACGTTCTTCGTCATGCGTCTCAGCGACGGCAAGCACTGCGAGATCGACGGGCGGCAGATCTACACGCTGCGGCAGTATTCGAAGGCGGAGTACGCCAAGCAGCTCGACGAGGCCGGCAAGGTCCCGTCCGACGTAACGCCTGGCGACGTGGCTGTGTTCGCGTCCTACGACGGTGTATGCTCGGAAGGCTTCTGCATCCGTCAGAAGGATTCCGGCCTGAATGGCACGGTGGTGCTGACGCCGCAGGACGTGTACTACTGCAAGTCGAACGGCCTGTTCCGCTCCTCCCCGATCGGTTACAGCGAGGCCCCGAGCCGTAACCGGTGGCGCCGCCCCAACCCGAATGATCGCGTTGAGTCCATCATCGTTGGCGGTTTCGGTTCCAAGGAGCCGATCTACACCGGCAATAAGCTGGTTGTGAACGACAAGGGCTTCCGCGCCATCATCGTCAACCGTGCGAAGTTCCTATCGAAGGAGACCTACGTTCAGGAGGAGTACACCGAGAACAAGCCGGATGTCCAGCTCGCAGAGACGGATTTCGGGGACTACGACACTGTCATACGTCAGTTGCAGAAGAGCGCACAGGAAGTCGTAACCTGGCGCACCGACAACCAGATCAACATTCGTGATCAGCGTGGGACAGCGGTTCTGAACAAGACCGCCGCGATCGCACACCTGATCTTCAACCACGGACTGAGCGAGTCTGATGCTCGGCTGGTCGTTGATGGTGTACGAAACGACACGCAGACGTACTACGTCAAGTACGCCTCGAGCTTCGAAGGCTTCCAGCAGTTCCCGCCGGACGATATCGACCAGACCTACGGCAACGAGATGACGGCGTACATGCCTGGTCAGGTGCCGATCTCCGTGCAGTCGGTGCAGACACCGCGCGACAACCGCGAGTTCTACATGTATCAGTCGCCGTTTGCTGGCGGTGGTCATGAGGGTAACGGTATCAACAATCCGCTGAGCGAGGTCATGCAGGCAGCCTCAACGGGGCAGAAGGAAGTGTTCGACGCCTCCGTGCTCGGCTCCCTGCTGAAGTCGCATGCGCCTGTCGAACTGGTGGATCGGTTTATGCCGACCATCGTTACCGGTATGGATCGTCTCGGTCGCATACTCTTCCTGCTCATGTGGCACTACGATGAGTTCGAAGAACGCTACGGCGAGAACGACCTGTCCGAGCTGCTCGACAACCTGAAGTCGACGTTCAATAACCTCGGCGAGGTCGTGATGTTCCTGAAGAAGCGTACCCTGGCCGGCGACCCCGACGCCTACGGCGTGGGTGTTGGCGAGAGCAACATTGCAGGAGATGTCTGACATGTCCCTTCGTGAGACCTACGATCGCCAACAGGCTTTCGCCGTCGGCTTCGCTCTGGCAGCCCGTGACTGGGGACTCAGCGACGCAGAACACGCTGCTATGTGCAAGCTCGCCGCTCAGGCGGCCGCCCCGGTGCCTCCGCTGTCGGAGGACGCTCAGCGGGAGGCACAGCGTCAGAATTTCGTCAAGCAGCGTGCTGCGCAGGTCGCTAAGGGTGGCAAGCCTGCCCCCGCTCCTGCTGTAAAGCAGGGGGCTGACAATGGTCCTCCGCTCTACTTCGAGAATGATCCGTATGCTCAGCCGCCTGCTGCCAAGCCGGCCCCGACCCCGGCGCCAGCACCAGCTCCGGCTCCAGCACCAACCCCTGCCGCCCCGCAGAAGCCCGTAGCTCCCAAGGCTCCGGCCCCACCCGTCGACCCAAAGAAGACGTCGCCCGGGTCGCTGGCCCCGAAACTGCGTGAGTTTCTGAGGAATCCGTCTCCGTGAAGAGCCCGCAGCGTTTTCTCAGGGACCAGCTCGTCCTTGCTCAGCACCATATTAACGATGCTGAGTCGGCGACGAATCGTGCAACGCTGCAAAGTAGCTTGTCTGATACGGAAGACATGATCCAGCGTATGGGTAGTGTCCTCCCAGCACGTGACCGCGTCAGTGTGAAAGCCGAGAAGTACCGTAAGGAAGCGGGGCTTGCTGACTCGGCACATCCTCGTACAGTAGCACCCAAGGATATATCCATGTCTTTCGCCGATCTCCTGAAGAAGGCCCATGAAGCTGAGATCATCGACCGCGCCAATGCGTTCGACATCGGCTTCGCCCGTGCCGCTCACGACGCTGGTCTTGACGAGAGTCAGTACCAGGCCATGCGCAAGATCGCCATGGATAAGTTGTCCGCGGACATGAAGAACGAGGCCCAGCCCGCCACCAACGAGAAGATGGGACCCGAGGCTCCTCAGCAGGAGAAGCACGAGAAGTCCGTCAAGAAGGTCAAGGACACCCCGAGCGCGATCGCCGGCTCGGGCCGCGGCTGCAAGTAAACCTCGCGCATACGTAGGCTGTTGATTACTAACAGCCTACGTATAGTATGCGTCTATGCTTGCTCCTGACAAGCCGGATTGGCGCTGGCACGTTGTAACGCCGCTGCTGGAATTTTCCGCGGTACACGCTGCCCCGTATATTCAAAAGCTCGACCCAGCAACCCAAAAGGTCTACCGGTTCCGCCGGCAATTTCGTGACCGCGCGGTCACAACGCTTGGGGAGTTCGTCAACGCGCACGAAGTGTGGATGAACCGCCCGTATCAGCGAGCCGTGCTTGAGGGCCTCCTCGTTGGCGGAGCTACTGATGACGTCATTCAAGGGGAGATGGAGATCGGTAAAGACGACATCAGTGCCTACGTATCCATGTTTTTCGATATTCGCGGTCGGAAGCGCGTTGATATCGCTAACATGGTATTCCAGGGTATGCCCCATAAAGGGTTTCATCCGCAGGATCGCACCGGTTCGCTGCATCGATTGGGTTGGTTCGGGGGCCACAAGTTAATACGCGCTATCCTGGCCCAGGGTCTGAACGCTGACGAAGAACAGCTGCTGTGCGCCAAGGTCTGCCGTGATATCGTGCGTCGCCAGCTTCCGGAAATCGGCCTCAATACAGGCACGCAGTCGCAGTTCGCCCCCGATGTGCTCCGTCTGTCCACCGAATGGGATGAGGGCACTAAGACCGATGACGACCCGTTGTCCGAGGTTGCCGGCCACCTGGTTCAGTTGGTGCGCGGCCCGGGTAGCAGCGGTGGCGTGAGCGTTGCAGACCCCTCAGACCCAGCTAATCTCAACCTGCCGGCCGCTGAGCCGCCCTACGTCGTACCCCATGAGGCTCGCCCATGACTGAACTTATGTCCGACCAGCGTCACGAGCAGCTCGTGAAGGCGGCTGAAGACTGCATCGATCTGATGAACCTGGGTGCCCACCCAGATGCTGCGCTTCGTCATGTGAAGCGTGCCTTCGACATGAACGACAACGAAGTTGTGCTTGTCAGCCACGCTGTGAACAACTCGAAGCAGCTCGCCCACCTCCAGACGGCGAGCGACAAGACGACCCCGTGCGTGCTGACGAACGCCGACGCCGTCACCGGCGCGAATTCTAAGGCCGACATGGATACGCCGGGGGATCAGGCGGAAGCGAAGGCCGAGCAGCCCGACGCCGTCGAGATCAAGGACAAGGTGAAGAAGGAAGCCGCAGCTCCGTCCTATACGGAAGAGGCGTCGTATCGCAAGGTGGCTTTCGACGCTCAGGAGGCCATCGCTACCCTACGGAGCAGCTGGGGCACCCCGTCCGCAGACATGCCAGTGACGGATCTCAGCAACCCCTACGACGGTATCACGCAGGTGAAGATCGCTGCAGAACAGGCTCGGACCACGGCCTCGCGTCTGCGCGATGCGTCTTGCTCCTGCCTCGACAAGGTGGCGGAGGCTCTCGTTACCTCTGGAGCTCCCGCGTTCGCCGAGTTCGAGAAGGTGGCTCTTGCTGCCGGAGTGACTCCGGAGCTGATCGACATCATCTACGAGATGGGCCCGGCACATCTCGAGCTGCCGCGTCTGCAGGAAAAGGTCGCTTCGGAAGGTCGCCTGTACGTGTCGCCTGCGATGGGCGAGCTGCTAAAGAAGGCGGAGTCCGCCGATGCCCTGTGGCAGGAATCGGCTGACTACGAGGCCGCACGGCAGCATCTGCAGCAGCAGATCGATGAGTTCGAGCGCAAGACGGCTGCAGATGTAACCCAGGCGCTGCAGGACCTCGAGAAGGCCCCACAGGTAGCCGAGTCCCTCCTGCCGCTAGACCCGGAAAAGGTGACTGCCCTCGGCCCTGCGAAGGCGGCTCCGGTCGACAACGTCGAGAACCTGATCGACTACAAGACCAAACAGCAGCTGCAGAACACGCGTGCTCGGTCGCAGATCGAGTCGCTAATGCAGGACGATTTCGTCGGCAAGCACGAGATTCCTGAAGTCGTCGAGTCGTACAATCGTGCCATGTCGGTAAATCCGAAATTCGGCGACGCTGAGGTGATGGCGTTCGTCCGCCAAGACCTGGCGAGCAAGAACGCCATTCCGCTGGATCTGATGATTCGCGCCTCGAACGCTCATCAGAAGACCCATGCCGGTGGTGACGCATGAACACGGCCGACCTCGCTCATGGGCTCGTCAAGCACGCCGAAGAGGCTGGGGTGCTTGACGATAGTGAGGACCTCGACGCCGACCCGAGCTCTGCCGATCGTCGGCAGAAGCTGCGCATGGCCCTGTACGGAGTCGGTCTTCTGGGAGCTGGTGGTCTCGCTGCATGGGGCCTGTCTGGCGACTTGGGCAAGCGTCTCGGGTCGATGTTCGAAAGCGGCAAGCGTTCGCTGTTCGGAACGAGTTCCACCAGCGAAACGATGATGAACCCGCTGACGCACGGCCTCGCCGCTGGTGCAGCTGCAGCGGTTACGCGTAATGCTCCGGCCGGAAAAGCGCTGTCGGACATCGACGAGAGTGGACGTGTTAAGGTACGTCCTCTTCCGGAGAAGTCTGGAAGGCTGCCCGGCAAGGTGGAGGAGTTCGTTTCCGCCACAGGCCTCGTTCCGCGTACGTCTCCTGAGCGTGTTCGCAGCGACTACAACACGCTGTCATCGAAGGAAGCCCCTCAGGACCACTGGTTCGGGTCCATGCTTCGTACAGAGTCGCACCCGCCGTCGAGCGAGGCTGTTGATAACGTTCGTACGTTTCAGGACGAACTGAAGTCGAACGTAGCACCGCCCGCAGGAAACCTGACGGAAGTCCATAAGCCTACGCCTCCGAGCCCGTCTGCTGGCGCTAAGGCGATGAAAGACTACCAGAAGGCCCTCGCTGAGTACAACACGTACGTGCAGGCCAAGCAGGATGAGACCGTGCTGGGTAGCGTTCGCGCCGAACGCAACCCGCAGAAGTTCGTTGATGCCATAGCCGAGTACTCGCGCCTGCCTGCGAACACGCCGATGAACGCGGTCTTCTCCGGGGCCTTCTACCGCACGAAGGACGGCCTTATTCCGGTTGGTGCTACCGGGATGAACGCTGCCGAACTGCTGCAGAACAAGAATAACATCGTGTTCCGGTCGCTGGATCCGAAGACAGGTGTTCTCAAGGATATACCCATCGACACGGTCGACACAGGCTTCGCCGGGTCCGAGATGGGGCGCGTACAGAGCCGCGGTCTTGCCCGCGACGCATCTGAACTCCTTGCCTCGCCGACAGAGAAGACGCGGCAGTTCCTGATTCAGCAGGCGCACGCTCCCAACGAACTGAGCCTGGCGCTGCAGCTGAAGGCCCTTGGCACCCCTGAGGCGGATACGCTGGGTCGCGCGCTGATGCAGAGCGGACTGCTTCGGCACTATACGGGGGCATACGCCAGCTCCCGCCATGTCCCTGATATGCGCTTCTCCCCGACGAACGAGGCGAGGCTCATCCAGCTGATTCGCGACTACGTCCAGCCCGACACGCAGCAGCGTGCATCAGCAGTCATAGCGCTCGGTAAGGCTATGAACCAGCGCAGGTACCCGTCCGGCGTTCTTCCGCCGATCCGGCGTGCCGCTGTCGTCGGCGGGGCTACCGCAGCGCTGTCCGCCCTTCTGCAAACAGGCCTCGGGTACGGGGCGACGGGGATCCTCGGTCGTGATTAACAAACTCGTCACATCCAGTTCGTTCGACTTCGGCGATACGGCGTCACGCCTTGTTCCTCTGCATCGAGGTGGCGTCGACAGCCAGTGGATGCGGAAGCACGCATCTGGCGATCTCTTCGCCAAAGAGATAGCCGGCTTACGTCCGAATAGCAAAGAGACGGTTCTGCACATCATCGCCTTAGGCGATGAGGAGACGTTCGGACCGAATCGAAATGGTGACGCGTTCAGCAAGTCGGACAACGTGAACGCCCACGGGCTGTTCAAGACCATAGGCCATGTCTTCCGGAACCACAAGAATCAGGACCCGGCTAAGTCCATCGGCAGAGTGCTCGCCACCGCTCACAACGATATCATGGATCGTGTCGAGCTGCTGGTAGCCCTCAATAACGATAAGTGCCGGAACGAGGTCGAGGCCGTTAATAACGGTGAAGACATTCCGTTCAGCATGGGATCGTCGCAGGAGTTCGACGTCTGCTCCATCTGCAAGCATAAGGCTCCGACCGCAGCGGACCACTGCAGTCATATACAAAATATGCTCGGCGAGGTTCTCTCCGACGGTCGTAAGGTGTACATGAAGAACCCGAATCCGCGGTTCTTCGACATCAGCGTCGTGTACAAGCCTGCCGACCGTATCGCCTATAGCCTGCGTAAGGTGGCGTCACACGGAGCGGCTGTCATCGGTGGTCACGAACTGGCGGAGATGTTCGGCGTGTCCGCCGCCCCGTCGACAAAGGTCGCTACGATGCAGGCGCTCGCCGAGATGGTCAAAGAGATCCCCGCTGTCGCGCGTAAGGTAGCCTCTCCGCGGCGTGTTCGCGCAGACACAAAGCAGGAACTCTGCAAGGCAGCGGCTGCCTACGGTATCGACCAGCTTCTCGGTGCGCTAACCCGTTCCGGATTCATGCTCGCCCCAGAAGACTTCGCGGAGATCGCTACCGGGGCTCCGGAATCCGACGCCGCTGTAGACGATGCCTGCGGGTGCGGGCTGCAGGATATTCTGGACGACCACCAGCAGATCGAGGCGTTCGATCCGCCGCTCGCCCAGGACGTCATTCCTTTGTCGCAAGGCGCTCTGGACGACCTGTCCTGCTCGTGTGGGATGCAGCCTGCTGCAGCTCAGCGTCGGGCGCTCATTATTGTTATCCGCCCATCCGTCAAGGTAGCCTCTCACGCAGATCCTGTGGCCGTTCACGGTCTGTCGATGCTCTATAAGCACTACAAGGTAGCATTCGCTCACGCCCACGCACACCGTCCTGACATGATCAGGTCAGTTGCGTCCACGTTCTAACTCTTGCGGTACGTAAACCCTACCGTAAGTTAGCCCCCAGTCATCTTCCAAGGAACCGAACATGTCGAAGAACAAGCTCACCGCTGATCTCGATCGCCTCATCAAGCGGGCCGCCGAAGTAAAGGCGACCGGCATCAAGAAGGCCGAGGACGTCAGTGCCAAGCTGGACAAGGCCGAGGACGGCACCGTTGCCGCCACCACCGGCGCCCACGCTGCCGACAACAAGGCTGAGGCCGCCAAGATCACCGCCGGTGCTGTTGACGGTGGTGCCAAGGACAACCAGGCCAACGGCTCTGTCGCCAACAACACGGATGGCAGCAAGGCCACCGCTACCGACGGCCAGAAGGGCCCGGCTGCTGGCGAGTTCCCCATCAAGGGCGAGGCCGACAACGGCCCCACCAAGGGCGAGGGCAAGTTCGCTGGCGTCCGCAAGCTGGCGAATGACCTGCGTGCTGCCGCTGACGGTCTGCTGACCGGCTTCGACAAGTTCCTGGTCAAGTCGGCTCGCGCCTCCGAGGATAAGCAGGTCAAGACTGCTGCCGAGGGCATGGGCGACGACGAGCTGGCTGATCAGGCCTCGGATGCTCTGATGGAGCAGATCGCGGCTGGTCAGGTCAGCGACGCAGATGCCGAGCAGATCCTGCAGGAGGCGGTCCAGGCCGGCGCTATCACCCCGGACGAGCTGGAGCAGGCTGCTCAGCTCGCTCACGAGGCCAGCGGCGGTGCTGAGGCCGAGGCCGCTCCTTCTGACGAGGAGCAGATGAAGGTCGCGGCTGCTCAGATCACCCCGGAGCACCCGAAGTACCTCGAGAAGCTCGCCTCGATCTACGACGAGGATATGCGCGCTGGCTACGCCTTCTTCACCAAGCTCGCGTCGGAACTCGTGGCTGAGGCCGAGAAGGCCCCGGCTGAGGAGAAGGAAGAGAAGGCTGAGGAGGCCGCTGAGACCCCGGCCGAAGAGAAGGCTGAGGAAAAGGCTGAGGGGAAGGAAAAGGCTGCTCCGCTCGCTGGCGCTGAGACCCCGGCTGAGGAGAAGAAGGAGCAGGAGATCGTCGACGCTATGTCTGGCGTCGATCTCAAGCCCGCCGACGACGCTGAGAAGCAGGCCCTCGAGGCCGTCAAGCAGGAGCTCGGCCTGAACGACGGTCAGCTGGCCGAGATCGCTGCCGCCCCGCTGCCTGCCCCTCAGGACAAGGTGGCCGCCGCAAAGGCCAAGTACCGTTCTGCTATCATGGCCAAGGTTGCGGCCCTGAAGAAGTAACATAATCTTCCAACAGGATACACCTATGTCGTACAAGCTCCTCAAGCAGGCTGCTGACCAGCTCGATAAGCTGGCCTCCGAACTGGAGGCCAGCGAGAAGGCCCTCGCCCAGGCTACCGCCCAGGCGAAGACCGCAGCTGCTACCCCCGCACCCGTCAAGCCCAGCGAGGACGAGAAGGCTGCTCGCCTGTCTCAGGCCAAGCTCGCTGCTGACAAGCTCCTCGAGGCAGGTCTGCTGAGCAGCGCTGAAAAGCGTGATCAGTTTGCTGCCGAAATCGTCGACCCGGTCGTGGCGATCCAGAAGATCGCCAAGCTGGCGGAGACGGTCTCTGTTCCTCGGCTGGGACGCGTCGTTGTCGACGAGACTCAGACCAAGGTCGCTAGCTCCGACGACGTCTGGGCTGGTCACGTGCGTTCCGCCCTGTCCCGTCTCAACCTCAAGTAACCTCGTAGTCAGTCCTACAAGGAAGGTAAGTTATGATCCAGTCCTCAATGGGAGCCCACAAGCTCGACGTCCGGTACGGCGACCGTAACACGCTGCCGTACTACAACGGTATCCTCAACAGCGCTCTGCTGTCGGACGCCGACGTCGTGGCGGCCATCTGCGCCGGTGCGGTCTACTCGATCAACACCAGCGGCCTGCTGGTCCCCGGCGTTCTCGCCGCGGCCGGCGCCAACGGCGGCACCCAGCCCTTCTACGGCTGGTCCGGCCTCGACGCCAACAACTACCCGGACGTCAAGCGTACCGCTGGTATGCCTGGCTTCCTGGACAAGCCGCAGCCTGCTCCGGGCGGCTATCCCTCGGGAACCAACGGCTTCCCGTTCCACGGCGTTCCCACCAGTGCTGGCCTTGTTGGCGCCTTCGCCACCATCGCTCACACCTTCGCGGGCGAGCTCAGCTCGACTGAGTTCAACACCGGCGCGTCCTACACCGTCGGCGCTCCTCTGACCTGCGTCGCAGCTGACAGCGTCAACAAGACGCTGCGCGGCAAGCTCCGTCCTGTGGCTGCGGCTACCGACACCATCGTCGGCTACGTCGCTCCCGCCGGCAAGTTCCTGAGCCCGGAGGGTTACAACACCCTGGCCTTCTACCCGGCCTTCGTGCTCGGAACCACCGTTCCCGCGAGCTTCGCCTAATCCCTGATAAACACTGAAAGGTCACTGTCATGTCACAGACGAAGCTCAGCGCTGCTCAGTCCAATAAGGCCTTCTTCGGCCTGCTCGAAGCCGGGCAGACCAAGGAAGCCCAGGATATGGTGTCGGACTTCACCCGCATCCGTATCCGCGAGTCCAGCGCGTTCGAGAAGATCATGCCGGGTGTCAAGATCAGCAATGATCAGCTGACCCCGCAGCTCGACACCGATAAGAATGTCAAGCTGGTGGAGCGCGAGCCCGGCTCGCCCGCCGCCATCACCATTCCTCTCGGCACCCAGCCCATCCAGTACTACTTCCGCGGCGACCGCTACCCGGTGTTCTTCGACCGTATCACCACGGTCAAGTTCACCAAGGACGTCTCGGAACTCCGCACCTACTCCATGGACATCCGCCAGGTCCTCACCGACCAGGCTATCCTGGACATGGACTTCGAGTTCGACCGCAAGATGCTTGCGGCCGTCGACTCGATCGTGGGCGGTGAGGGCAGCACTGTCGCTGCTACCGGCGTCATCCAGAACCGCAAGATCGTCGACGCGCTCGGCATCACCCGCAACTCGCTCTTCGAGCTGCGCAAGATCCTGCCCTCGACCTTCGCGCACCTGGAGACGGTGACCATCCTGGTCAACAGCATCACCATCAACGACGTCGCGAAGTTCGGTCGCGATGAGGTCGGTGGCGATCTGAGCCAGAACATGTTCACCAACGGCTTCCAGGAGAAGAACCTCCTGGGCTGCAACTGGATCGTCAGCAACAAGACCGAGCTGATCCCGGACAACACCTTCTACCTGTTCGCCTCGCCCGAGTTCATCGGCAAGTCGTTCATCCTGGAAGAGGTCACCGTCTTCCTCGACAAGAAGGCCTACAACATCGAGTGGTTCGCCTACTGCGAGCGCGGCGCCTCGATCGGCAACCCGGCCTCGGTCGCCAAGGCCCGTATCGCGACGTCGTAAGTCGTCATACGGTAGTGGTTGTAGAAACCGCCCAGGGCTTTCGGCTCTGGGCGGTTTTCTTGTTTCTGGGCCCCAGTTCATAAGTAGCACATGGCTCTTGCCCTTACTTGTATTTAGCGGAAGCTGACGGCTACTCCTGAAGGATACTCTCATGCCTCTTCCCCAGCGTGTATCTCAGCCGACGCGTGACGCCCTCGCCGCCACCGTCCCCGCTTCCTATGGCGACGGCATCAGCGCTGTCGTTCTGTCGAACGCCTCTGCCGACGCTCAGCGTATGCCGCAGTCGCGCGTTCGCGCTATGCTGCGCAAGGTGACTGACCTGTACGCTCCGGCGGCTGTGGTCCTCGACGCCGCTGTGAAGCGCGGCGTAGCCACGATCGCCGACGGTGGAACAGACGCTGTCGCCGGGACGGTGCACGGAACCCCCACGGCGCTGACCTATGACATCACCAACACCGGCTCCGAGCTGCTGGTGCTGGGCGGTCTGACGCTGGGCACCCCTGTCAACTGCACGGTAGCCGTCGCCACCGTGTGGGCGCTGTCCCAGCCGGCCATCCTTCAGGACGGCTCGTCTTCGACCGTGTCTGAGTCGGCTCCCTCGGTCGACAACGTGCCGGTCGCTGGCGCTGGCAGCATCGTTGTCACCGTCACCCCCACCGCCGCCGGTGCGTGGTCGTGCACGATCAGCATTCCGACGAATGCGACGGGAAAGAACCCGTACAACTGGACGATGAGCGGCACAGCGACCTAATAGGTACTTGCAAATCTCATGGCAGCGTGTAGTACGCTGCCATGACGTCGTTTAAGGCCCTGTTCGATCAAGCCGAAGATGCCAAGCGCGCGGGACAACACGACCGCGCGCTTGGCATTTACACGTATATTCAGAGCATTTCCGGAAGGTCTGACGCGAACGTCCATGCCGCGATTCAGCTCGGGTCCCTGTGGAAGGACCTGGGCTGCATGGACACAGCTTTCAAGGTAACGTACGAGGCGGCGCAGTCCCTTGATGCGTTGGGTAAGTACAGCGCTTCCGGCGGTATCTACACGTCGTTGGCATGTGCGGTCCTCTACGCGCCGGGCGTCACGCTCGAGAGCTATAGCAAGCTGGTACGGCGCGTGACCATGTCGTTGGATATGTCGATGCCGAAGGTTTCGCATCTGAACCATGATATGACGACACAGCGCCGACTGCGTGTAGGCATCCTCAGCCCAGATATCTGTCTCCACTCATTAGCATATCTGGTGGCGCAGCCACTGATGCGTTTTACCCGTGTTACGCCGCATGAATTGTACTTATACCACTTACGACCATCCATCGATTCCGTTACGAAGCAGGTAGGGCAGGCGGCAACGAAGCTCGTCCACGTACACGGCATGACCGACGACGCCATCGTCGACGCCATTACGGCTGACCACATCGACGTTCTCATCGATCTGTCCGGTTACACCGCTGAGAGTCGTCTGTCCGTCTTTTGCCGACGCCCGGCCCCGGTACAGATGGGGTGGATCAGCGGAATGATGACGCCGACCGGTCTTCCGTCGCTGCCGTATTTTATGACGGATTCGTATATGCTGCCCCCGCAGCTACCTACTGGTCTGTGCATACCGATCACCGCAAAGACGGCTCTCACGTATCATACGCTGCGCAGCCAGGAGCTCGACATCGGACAACTTCCGCGAGATAAGACCGGTGTTATAAACTTCGCGAGCTTCAACAACCCGTGCAAGATCAATAACGATGTCCTGCAGGCGTGGGCCAGGATCATGCACGGGGTGCCGGGCAGCAGACTGCACCTGAAAACGTACAGTCCCATGGATTCGGCACGTATCGCCGAGTTCATGGCTAACGCCAAGGTCGATCCGGGACGACTCGTACTGATGCCCCAGCTGCCGTCATCGACAGACGTGCAGAAGTATTACAGCGAGCGCGTCGATATCTTCCTCGACGCGTGGCCTTGCAGTGGCTGCCTGACGACAGCGGAAGCTTTATGGATGGGCGTACCCGTCGTTTCGTACTACACTGACGTATTCTGTTCGCGGCAGTCACATTCCATCCTCAACACTATCGGTGTTACCGATCTATCACACCCGACGGTCGACGGCTACGTACAAGCAGCCGTGAATTTGGCCCGAGACGTCGGACGCTTACGCGAGCTGAGGTCCACCCTGCGCTCACGCATGTCTCAGAGCCCGCTGTGCGACTACGACAGCATGGCTCGTGAAATAGGAAACGCCGTCGTAACTGCGTGGCAGCACGCCGCTGCCGCACGCAAAGACTCCCTTGACGCCCTGAGAAAGGCAGCCTAGTATCCGCCATGATCTTCAACGACGTTGACAAAACGAAGCCCTATACGGTACTACTCGTATCGACACCCGTACGACTCGCGTGCCTGAGCTTCAGCGGCCTCGCCCGTGGTGTGTACTACATCCAGGGTGACTTTCGAAGCAAGATTTCGAAGCCGCATGATAAGCGCCTCATACAAGTCGGGGCTGTAGCCCTGCGCTACGTCGTCGGTTCCGAGGAGTTCTCCATGGGCAAGCTGGTGAGCTCGGAAGACCTCCCGGACCGGACGAGCGCACTTCCCGCTTTCAGCGATATTCCCGAACAGAAAGAGGGATCCAACGCGACAGGTATCACCGTGGCTGGCCCCACGCTGCCCCCAGTGCGCGTGGTGGAGTACAGCGCCCCGGCCCCTCTCGAGTCCATCCCTGTCGTTCAGGAAGTGGCTGCACCCGTTGTACGCGTGGCACCCGAACCTCCCGTTACCCCCGAGCTCCCGCAGGCGGTGGTTGGCGCTCTTCCGAAACTGTCCGACGATGAGCCTATCGTTGTGCTGGATGACAAGCCAAAGAAGCGCCGTGGTCGTAAGCCCAAGTCCGCCCAATCCGTTGCCTCAGCGGCAGTAGAGGCTAAGCTCGATGGGCATGATCAAGACAGCGCAACTGCTGACGAGGGCGTTCCAGCAGCGCCTAGTGAAGACCGCGTCGATCACCAAGACAGCTAAGCGCTGGCTCGACGACCAGACCCTGGTCAAGCTGTGCGCTCGTACCAGGAAGAGGAAGTAAGCCATGAGCGTTCCTACTCGTATCACCCTGGAGCGCTCTGCGAGTCAGGTGTTCCTGGCCTTTGACCAGGATATTACACGTGTGAGCGGCATCCTGCCGTGGGACAATGGGTTCACGCTGACCGTGAACGCTGCGCCCACGGCTATCACTGTCGTCACAAAAGTCGCGAACGGCATCTGGTTTCAGACGGCGTCGCCCTTCCTCGATTCAGACACCGTTCAACTGACGTATGCCGGTAGCAACCTCGTCGACGCAGCTACATCCACCGATCCCGTAGCTGCGTTTGCTGCCACGACCGCGCCTCCCTTCTGGCTGAACGGCAACCTGGTTCGCTCGGCCCTCGTGCCGCTGGCAGCACCGGATACGATCGTCATCACGCTGCGCGACCCCGTCGCATCGCTGACCAACAACCTCAAGAATGGCCTGGCAGTCACCATCAACGCCGTGGCTGTATCGCTGACGTCAGCTGTGGTGACAGGCACGGGCCGAACAGTTACCATCGATTTGACGAATGACGTGTCGTATAACGACACTGTTGTCGTGACGTATACGTCGGGTTCTGGCGACTGGTACGCTGTCGAAGCGAATACGGCGGTCGCCTCGTTCACTGTCACGGCAGACAACGCCAGCGTGGTCGGTACCCCTGAGTCTGAGTATCCGCTCAGCACCGTCATCGCAGAACCGCTGGCTATCACCGATAATGTGGTGACGGCGAAGCTCACGGTGTCGCTGAATAGCGTCGATCGCGAGATCGCATCCCGGTATGCTCCGACGTTCGATCAGGGCGGCTACTACGGCCTCCCTACCGTCAATCCGCCGACGGGCTTCTTCGTCCCGAGCAAGCAGCTGCCTATCCGCGACGGTCAGGTCTACGCTTACGCGTTCTCCATCCCCGGCAACCCTCAGTGGGCGTCGCTCGCTGCGGCCGAGTGGCTGTCGACCATGGTCGCCCGCATCGGCATCTCCCTGAACACTGCTAGGGCAACCGACCAGAGCATTACACTCGGCAACCGCACGATCACACAGGTGTAAGCCATGGAACACCCGAAGCTGGGGATCATGTACGTAAAGGTGGCGGCAGAGTTACCTTTCAATTGGTTGCGGCCTTTCGATTCTGCCCTCAACTCCGCCACGTTACAGTGGCTGACGCCCTATATCGCCACTAAGTCATCTGAGGGTGAGTCCCCAAGAGCCGCGCCGACACAGCAAGCTCCGACGCCCGCGCCAGCCCCTCGGCAGGCACAGCCGGCACCGACTCCTCCGGCGGCACCGGCTTCGCAGGCTGCGCCTACACCACCAGCCGCTCCGGCTGGTCCAGTGGCCCCGCCGCAGGCTCCCGCAGAAAGCCCAGTGCAGACGCTGCTGAACGGCGGTCGTACGGTGGACGGTACGTTCGTCCCGTTGACACTGCAGGAACGTACACGGCTGTGGAACAGCCTTGGACCGCCGGCTACTCCAGGCAAGCGTCCCGGCCTGTCTCCGGCACAGCGCGATATACTGCGTGCACGCGAGCAGGAGCGCCTCGACACAGATAGGATGATCGCTACAGAGGTAGCTCGTCAGAAGATCAACCGTTCGATCGCGAAGTCACGCGGTGAAGCCTATACCGGCCGGGATGACCAGTTCGGCATCTTTAATGACACTGACCCGAGAACCGGTAACCGTAAATTCGAGATAGACCCGAAAACGGGTAGGCCCGTGTCTGTTTACGGTGGGCTTTTACCACAGGCACCGTTGACGACCCCACAGCAGGTGCAGAGCTACGCGCTGAAGCGACTTGCCCCTCAGACAGCTACCCCAACCGCCGGTGCCGACGCTCGCGCTGTTGCCGGCATGATTCAGAAGGACTTCGAACAGAAGCAAGACGAGCGCCGCGCCCGGCTGTTGGCAAATTCGCGACGGTCGCCCTACGGCCCTGGTGCAGCACAGTGGACGCCGGGTGGCACGAACCTGACGAGGACGCAGGAAGCGAACGCCATAAACCGCTACCTCGATAGCGAGCGCCGCCGCACAGACGGATGGGATCCGGACGAGGCTTGGCTCCAGTCGTCAGACGCACGGGAGCTAGGCAATCGGGCCCGTGTCGTGCGGCAGGGTGATCCGTCGATGACTGAGTATGACTCCATCCGTCAGGTCCAGGGTGCGCCAGCCCGCTTCGACGCGTATAAGGAGGAAGCCGCTCGTCGTATGGCTGGTCCTGCCGAATATCCCGCCCAGCCGCCTGTAGCAACTCAGCAGCTGCCTGCTGCGAAGCCTATGGCACCCACCCCGTTGGCGAAGCCGCCGCAGATCTCTCGTGCTGGATTCCGTCGTCAGTGACGAGAGTATGCATGGCACGTAAGGCCATCTATGATCACCCCTATCGAAGTAACTCCGTCATCCATAAGTAACCCGGTTAAGGTTACAAGGACTGCGGCTACCTCGCGCAAGCAGTTGGTCTTCAAACTCCTGGATGCAGAGGGTCGCCCTATCGATCTGCGGGAAGAAGTTCCGAACCCGCCGGCACGGAAGCCGACCTTCGGCACAGAACCGCCTGCGCAGGGGTCGAACGTCACCGTCCGGCTGCGTGCTCGCGATGGCGAACTTTACGGACCAGTGCAGTTCGATGTCACCGGGCAGCTGCTTGACGAGCGTGGTTTCGTCGAGTTCCTGTTGACTGAGACCGAGACAAGCAAACCGGGTGTCTATCAGGCTGAGATCGGCCGATTCGCAGGTTCATGGCTCGTTGATACCTGGCCCGTCCTCGTCGTCGTCGAACCGTCCGTCTTTCAGACACTGAGCGGCAACGGTCCTATCACGATCCCGGAAATCCGGCTGGCCCTTCTGGACAATAACAACGGAGCTGACGGTGCCCCCTTCAACAACCTGCTGACAGACGTCGAATTCTCTGACGTCGAGATCGCAAACGCGATTCGTCGTGTTGTCGACATGTGGAACGAGACGCCGCCCAACGTGATGTACTTCAGTACAAACGACTTCCCTTACCGCTACTGGTGGATTATGGGGACGTCGGCCATCTTGCTGCGGGCTGGGGCTGCCCGGTACCGCCGTAACAGGCTGGCGTACTCGGCAGGCGGCGTGTCTATAGACGACCAGTCGAAGGCTGAGGAATACGAGCAGGTCGGCGAGGCCCGTATGCGCGAGTTCAAGGAGTGGATGATGTCGGAGAAGGTCCGCATCAATATGGGCTACTGCTGGGGCAACGGGATCTGACCTTCATGCCCGAACGCGTATTCCTTCGCATCAATGTCGACACGCACTTCAGCGTGCTGACGACTCAGCGGGTGACCGTTTCCTGGGCGATGGAGCCGTCGTTCGTAGAGCCCGGCCCGTGGACGTTTACGCTGCAGCGCGGGTACGCGCCGACGGAAGACGCGTGGGAGGACATCGCAACCACCGTAGACCAGCCCTGGCTCTACGACAACAGGCCGACAGTCAATGTCGTCGGTACGTCGGTCTACTACCGGATCAAGCTGGTCGACGGCAACGGGGTCGTCTACTATTCGCAGGTACAGACGACGTCAGCGTACTGGACGAGGTACGACTGGTCGCTGGCGAAAGAGATCATCCGCAAGGAGACGCTGCTGCTTCGGAAGAAGACGGGCGTACGCGGCGTCCTGCTGAAGCGCCGTTACTTCGGCGAGCGCTGCCCCGTATGCACGAACCCGACGACTGGGCAAGTGGAGTCCAGCACCTGCACGACATGCTATGGCACGGGGATCGTCGGCGGCTATTACCCGCCGTTTGAGTACTGGGTCACAATGAATGCTACGCAACGCATGCGTAAGCTAACGGCGGAGCAGGGCGTCATCGCCTCCACCATCGAAAGCGTCCGTGCGCTCGCGTACCCCGTCCCCGAAGGGAACGATGTGTGGGTGAACGGTGAGACAAATCAGCGGTATTATGTGACACCGGATATTAAGGTTATCGCCCGTCACCGTGGCATCAGCCTTGTCCTCGATCTGGTGCTGAACGAGGTACCGACCGACCACGTCATCTACCAGTTCCCGACGCTATGCGCCCCATAATTCGGAAGCCGAAGGTGCAGCCCGCACAGGCGCCTCCGAGCGAGGCTTCACGGGTGGTATTAGCCAAGCCTGCGCCTAAGCTGGTACCTAAGCTACCATGCCGCTGACGAACGACGGAAATGAGCGCGACGTCAGGCTGCGTCCTGACTCGGCCCCTATTCCGGGTGCCGACGAGAACCTGAATGGTCCTATACCGCCGGGTGCTCCGTGCGACACGGTTGGCACGCAGACAGACCTGCCGGCGAGCGGATACACCGTTCAGACGCCATCTGCAACGTTCGAGCAGCAGTACGACTGGTCCGCCCTGGCTGACGTGTGCCCGCGCGGATTCGACATGAGGACGGTAGAGACGGTCCTCTTCAAGATCGTTGTTTCGCACTTCTCAAACCCCGACCGCATCATCAACCCAGACCTCAAGTCGCTGATCTACACGCCGAACCCGACCACCACCAAGCTGCGTGTTGCGCTCAATACCGCTTTTGATCTGCCGACGTCGACGAAGCTACCTGCAGTCATCCTGAAGCGCGGACAACAGGAGTTCGAGCGTATTGGCATCAACGACAGCAGTGAACAGCGCGTACTTGAGCCCGAGATCATACCGTTCGTCAGGCGCGTGAAGGGTACGCATCTGCTGATGTCGGTATCTTCGGTGCCCGGGGAGACCGAGAACCTGGCGAACGAGCTCGTCGACGCCTTTACATGCCTATCGCCCGTCCTTCGTTCCGAGCTGCCCTTCGCCGACTTTGAAGTCGCCGGAGTTACCGAGCTTCAGATCTCGGATGAGCTCGGTAATAGATCAGTCGTAGCCGTGCAACTCGTTTACAAATATGAGCTTGGGTGGACTCTGCGCAAGTCTACGCCCCTTGCAAGCCGACTTGCGCTTCGTACACTCTTTAACGTCCAGAGCTAGAGGTAGGCATGACCGAGCCCGTTACTACAGTACTGCCGACGACGCTCTTCCGGCGTTTCCGCGAAGTGCCGGCCACACTGTCGTCGCAAAACGGCGTCCTCCTCGCCGGTATGGCCTACGTCGAGCACGGATACAAGCGTGCAGCCGGTACGGGCGGCATCGGTCAGTACGTCGGCTCGACGCTGACAGCTGCGTGGCCGAATCTAGGTGTGAACGAAACGGTTCGTACATCGACGGCTGTCGCCACCATCGTTTCTGCCATCGTCCGTTACTATACGGAGACCGGCGCTCCCGGTGCTACCAAGGGCACACAGTACGGTACGGCGCCGAATAAGATCACACATAACGGTACCGCGACCATCTGGACCGGAGCCGGGTTCACTCCGTCGCTGAACGTGCCTCTGGCTGTCGGTGACTATGTACGGCTGGACAATAACGGGGTGACAGTTCTTCACACCCGTGTGACTGGTTTCGAGGCTATCGGCGGTCAGCTGAAGGTTCTTGTTCTCGCGGACAACATCCCGGCCGCGCTGACCGGCGTTGGCGTATACTTCAACGTCAGTGTCGGTCAGGTAGCGACTCTGGATCTGCTGAACAGCCAGCTGACCACGACTTCCAGCCAGGTCACGATTCCGGCCGCGCTGACGGCCGCAACGTCGCGCACGGGCAGTGCCTACCCGGTTATAGGCGCCACGCTGCCGGATGGCACCGTCCTCGGCCAGGCCTATGTCGACTACTTCGCGACACTGACGGGCGCCTTCACAGGCAACGTGGTGAAGTTGAAGACCGCCACCGACGTTTATGCGACGTTCCCGGATACCGGCGTAGGTTCGGGACTCGGCTTCGCCGCGCTCAACGCCCTATCGCCGACGGTTACGGGGCTTCAGCCTGCGCCGGTTGGCGTCATAGCTCCGACGAGCGATACGCTGGGTGGCTATCAGGCACTCATCGACGTCATCCGTTTCCGGTCTGACTACAGCGCGATTGCCGTACTCAGCGAGGACTCGAGCGTCATAGCTGCGTTCGCTGATCTGCTGAACTCTCGCGCATCCAACTATCAGCCCGCTCAGCTGTTCGTCGGCATGTCGTTCACGAAGGACGAGGAAATCGGCTCGTCGACAGCCGTAACGATCAACGACTCGCAGACCCCAGGTGAGCAACGCACGTTCCTGGTTACGGCCGGAGCTCCGTTCGCAACCGCGGTAAGCGGTGACACCATCCGTCACTACACGTCTCCGACGGTTTATGTGACGTATGTTATCCAGTCCGTCATCAGCACCCAGACGGCTATCGTCACGTCTGCGGTGCCCGGCGGCCCCCTGGCTGCCCAGACCATCGAAGTCTGGCACCACCTGACGACGGCTGAGCAGGTCGCTTCGGCGATCGGCGAAGCACAGTCGTTTGCGAACGACTCGGTGAACCTGATCTACCCCGACACCTTCACCTACGGCGGTGTATCGGTTCCGCCGTACATGATGGCTGCTTACGCTGCTGCGCTGCAGTCATGGTCCGCCCCGCAGCAGATGCTGTCGTACGTGGTACCGTCCTCCCCCTGGAGCGCACCGACGCAGGCGGCTGTGTCGGGCTATCAGGATGAGCTGGCGTCCGGCGGTCTGTTCGTGTTCGACGTATCGACGTCCGGTGTCCTCTACGTCCGCTTCCCGCGTACGACGGACCCGTCGTCTGATCAGACGTCTCAGTCTGTCGTTGTGGCGACGGAGCAGTTCGTTACGCGGTATATCGCCAGCCAGCTGACTCCGCTGCTGGGTCTGTACCGGACGTCGACGGAACTGTACGCTCAGCTGCGTACGAAGGCCTCCGCAGCACTGGCGTCGTTGCGGAACGCGTCCGTCAGCGGTCTCGGTTCCATCATCATCTCTGGCACTGTCGGCGACATAGGCCAGAGCACGACAAACGCCAACACTGTCGTCGTTCCTATTACCGTATCGATTGCCGGCGTCGCTGAAGACATCCTCCAGCTCGATATCACGGTCACGCTAGGGTAATATATGGCCAATACCTCATGCAACAGTCGTTCCCTTCAGGGCGTATTCCGCGGAAGCTCAGCTGTCATCGCTACGGACGATAGCGACTTCAAGGGCATCGTGCAGGGGTACGAGATCACGTTCCAGGTCGACAAGAAGCAGGTATTCGATCTCGTCTCACCCGGCTTCTACTACCTCGAGCAGCCACCTGTCGGGGCGGCCTCCTTCTCGAAGATCGTCGGACCCAAGGGCCTGCAGAAGAACCTCTGCTCCTGTGTTCCGAAGACCATCACCATCGACGCCTCCGCTGCAAACTGCTACCCTGGAACCGGGGTGCAGGCGCAGTACGTTCTTGTAAACGCTCTTCCAACTGGCCTGAAGGTCAGCAGCACCGTCCAGGACTGGCTCATCGCTTTCTCTGTTTCGTATATATTCAGTGATCTGCAGTGAACCCTCCGGTAAAGCCGCCCTCTGTTCAGCAGCTTGACCCTCAGCAAGCCGGCTTGGGGGCACCGAATCTATCGCAACTCCCTCAGCCATTGGTGGTACCGGAGCCGATAGCGTCACAGACGCGTTTACCGGACCCTGGTCGTGGAGCCGTACTGCCCTCGTACATCGTACGGGGCCAGATCAAGATGGCGCTTCCGGCGCTGAACATGTACGACGTCTATGTCGCGTCGATGGGGCTCGTCGTTGCCCAGGTGATCTCGACGACAGGTGGCAGCAACGTCTTCCGACCGGCGACAACGGCCCAGGCTTCGATGGTTCCTGGTACCGAGGTGTGGGTGGCGCTGGACCCGGTGAATAACCAGCACGGCTTCATCCTGGGAGCAGCAAACACCAGCGCCCCGCTGCAATCGTATTCGCAGAACCTGTCGCAGTACCCTCAGGTATCCGGGCTCGAATTCGATCCGAAGACATCGGCTGCGCGGCAGCTGGATGCCAAGGTGGCTGCGGGTGTTCCGGCAGAAAGCGCCCCGAACACCGTCCACTCCGTCCGAGACGTCGTACCCGGTGACTGGTCCGTAACAAACGCCCAAGGTGGTGGCGTCGGTGTTGAGTCGTATCGCGTGTGGATTGGTGGCGGACCTATGGTTGGCATTACGTTCTTCTGCGATGAGCAGACGACGCGTATTGCTGGCTCAGGTCTTGAGCTCATCACCATGGCCGAGGAGTACGAGGATCGGCTGATGGGCCGTTCACTCGTATCCATCCGTCGCCGCGTCGACTTCCCATCTGACGCGCTATTCGACAACCCGCCAAACCTTCTTGAGGTACGCGGTCAGACCTACGCTGGCCAGAGCAGCTTTCAGTCGTATCGACCGAAGGACAACCCGGCGCAGAAGAATGACGCCGCACAGTGGCCTGATCCGCAGCGGTTTGCGCTGATCCATGAATACCGTGGTGTAGACGGAACCTACGCCCTGACATCCGCAGCGAGCCTGACGCTGCAGAAGTGGGTGGGCGTACTCATGCCCATCGAGGTCGTCTCGCGCCCTGACGCAGCACCGGTAACAGATTTCCCGGGTGTGGTGCAGCCGAAGGAACAGCCGGAAGACCCGAATACGTTCCCGGCCCCAGAGTACACGATTCCCGACCGCAAGGTCATCACAGGCGATAAAGACCTGGAACTGATCTCTGGCGAAGCGATCATGTCCCGGAACCGCAGCGAGGCCTCTCCGCTGCCTGGAATGACGAACGCCGGAAACATCATAGCATCCATCATCGGATGGCAGTCCGCCCGAGCGTTTGCCAAGACCGACATGTGGAAGCTGCTCACGGGGCAGATGCCGAAGTTCATGATGGACGGCTCTCGGCCACGTGAAATCGATGAAATCAACACCGACGCTGGATCATGGAAGCGCGTCCCGAAGTTCTTCGCCGTAAACCTGAACTCCTATGGTGCGTCCAAGCGGCTGTACATGGGCCGTGCCATGATATCGATAACCGACGAGGGCGGCATTGTTCTGCAGGATGCCTGGGGTAGCCAGATCATCATGGCTGGCGGTAATATCTACATCACCGCGGAGCACGGCATCATCAGGAACGCGGGTAAGGACAACGTCGATCTGAGCGGCCGTGATCACACGATGACGGCTGGTCGCAATACCGATATTTTCGCAAGCGGCGGCAGTGCGACGCTGTCGGCCGGCGCCCAGCTGTCGCTTATCGGTGGTGTCAGTGGTGACCACGGCGTGCTGATCCACTCGAAGGGTACCGGATCGGCCATGCTGATGAACGGCGACACGGAGACCTACGCCGCTGCCAACGGTGGCATCGCGCTGCGGTCTGAGGGTGGTATCACAGCTGACGGTAAAGCGATCCGTCTCAAGGCTGCGAAGGGGGCCGTCGGCATCAAGTCCGAGCTCGGTGTCCTCGTCGAGGCCGGCAAGCTGAGCTCCGCCTTCACGCCGACTGGCATGTGGCTCTCCGACACAGAGGGCGGAACCGACCGTGGCGTCATGCTCAGCCCGTACGGCTCCTACATGCCGTTGCTGACGGTCACAGTGAATCTCGTTACGTTCGGCATGAGCAACATGCTGACGAACAGCAATTCCCAGTACGCCGTATACAAAGGCGCACCGACGGACACGCTGCGTAGTTCGCTGAACAGCCTCAAGGTCGGCTCGACGACGCCTGACGCCAAGGAAGAGCTGTACCCTGGCTACCTGTCCTCGAGCGACTACGGTGCTGAGACAGAAGCCTTCAAGCTACCGGAACCGGCGTGGCAGACTCGCATCATGACGGCTGGAAATGCCAACCAGATGCAGAAGAAGTACACGTGGAAGATCAACATGTCCGTTAACGGGCAGATGCCGTTCCCCGGCAAGAAGTACTGGGAGAGCGATAAGAGCGGCGTGAAGAGCATCGCTAACTACGTCGGATACGGTGAGAACTACGATCACGAGGCCGAGATCGCCGTCCGAGACATGCCTCTTCAGAAGATGTTGCGTGGCCTATGACACCTGAAGCAGATCTCGAGCAGTTTCAGCAGGCCGCCGCAGCAGCTCCCGTGGAGACTCCTCCGCAGGATGCACGGGTCGTGTCCGACGAGGATAAGCTTGCGTTTCTGGCGCACATCATGACCGGCGCACCGTTCATCAAGCAGTACAACTTTGGTGTCGACGGGCTCATCGAACTGACGACCGTGCCGTCAGACGAGCTGTTTCGGATACGTCTGTGCGTTCAGAACACTTTCGACAAGACCGCATGGGAGTACATGGTCCGCAGCATGACCATCGCAGCGTCCGTACGTCGTTGTGAGGTCGGCGGTAAGATCATCGCCCCCGTCATTGACAGGTCCTGGGCTGGTACGGACGCTTACTCTGGCTTCCTTGAGCGTGTCCCGCAAGGGCTGCTCAGTATCATCGAGTCGCTCTATCTCGACTTCAGCTCGACACTGTCGACGCTCATCGATAAGGTATCAGACCGAAGTTTTTGGCCGACCCCGTGACCGCCAGCGCCTGCGCAGCGGTATCACGGGGTCTCCTCCAGCTGGACAGGTTCGACAATTCAGCTCGGTGGTGGATGGGGGCGTCCGTAGCGCTCGCGCAGTCCGGCTTCACGTCCTCCGGCTCTACAAGCGATGCGGAACTGGCCACGTTGTGGACCCAGCTGCACGCGCAGGGTAAGGTATGACCATGAGAGATCCTCAGCTCGACCTCGCTCGGCCTGGAAAGCTGATAGCCCAGCCTGCAGAGCCGACTGCCTCTGATTCCAGCGCTACTGCCACCGCTATCCTTACCGGAGGTGTTCCGGCTGCTAAGCCGGTCGCAGCCTCCTCTCAGGGAGCTCCGCTTCACGAGAACGTGGTAGCGCTGACGCCTCCTGCCCAGGCGCTCCGCCAGCAGGTCATGCCGATCGTTCGTGAGATCGGAACTCCGAGCACAACGGTGCCTCAGCCAGTTACTAAGCCCGACATGTCGTATGTCAATAGGCTTGCTGAGACGGTGGCATCTCTAAGATCCGCTATGGCTCGTCAACGTCAGCAACCCCTGTATATAAAGGCGTTTCGCTAGTGGCAACCGTCACATCGAGCACCTGCGGATCCCCGCTCGGACGGATGGTCGCCGTGAAAACCGGAGCGACCGCTCCGCTGAGCCTGACCTTCGACGGCAAGCCGTTGATGAATATGGGCCTCTGTGTCGGCATGGAGGTCCATCAGTCGGTTATCGCACAGTTTCAGAACACCTTCGGCAACTACATCTATATCACGCCGTTCGGCGACAAGCCGGGCGAGATCTCCCTGTCGTTCATCATCAACAGCACGTGTGATACGTCGGTACAGGCCCTCAACGTCGTTGACTTCTATATCAAGTCCCGCCTGCAGCCGACACAGATCCTCGGAGGAGACGGGACGTACCTATACTTGCAGAAGAACGTACCTATCATCGTCGCGGTCGGCAGCCTGTCGCTACGTGGGTTCGTGACGGGACTCGACATGCGCGGGTCTACTGACGGAAGCGCCATCATCAGCGCTACACTTCGCATGACGGGATGGCCGGCATGAACGGGTTTCTCGCAGCGTTGGACAACATCTCGTCAGCCCCGGTAAACGGGCTATCGACGACAGGAAATGTCGTGTGGCCATCGCCGTTTCTGGTGAGGTCCTACTCGATCGCCGAAAACGAAGTACGTGTCCGCCTGTTCGGTGACTGTCCGACACGCTTCATCCATTTCGTCAAGTCCATCCAGCTTCTGTGGCTGGTCGAAGACAGCGTACTGTCCGCAGCTATCGCGCAGACGGACCCTTCGATAACGTATACGAGGGCGCAGCTGGTGGGTCAGTTCGAGGGTATTGCTACGGACTACCGCTACGCTGTTCGAGACGCTCTCGCTCAGCTTCCCGGCATAAACCCGGATATACTCGAAGAAGACCTCCGCCGCGTCTGGGATGCATCGATAACGCCGGCAGACAAGCTCGCAGCGTGTGTCGTTCATTTTGGTCGCATGTATGCCTAACAGTTACGTCGACGGGTTCGTCTGCTCCCTGCACGTCGTCAACGGCGGCGACATTCCGCTCGTCGAGGCGAACATCTCGTATGCCGTCGATGGGCTGAACAAGGCCGTTCTGAAGGCAGCTGTCGGTAATTGGGAGATCAACAGCCTACCGAACGATATCACGCTGACGCGCGGTGCTACCGCGTGGGTCACGATTTCGTACCCAGGACAGGGGTCGGTACGGATATTCACGGGCGTGCTGTTCGACTACGCACCGTCGACGTCGCTTAGCGGCGGTAACGGTCAGATGTCGTTGGAGATCATCCTTTACGGCAGGCTGTATCATCTAACGACTGGCACACTGCACTCCAGCATGACGACGCCGCAGGCGTATCTGGACTCGGCTGGCTACTGGTCTACCGCTCGTCGCTCCACTGGCCCGGTAACACGCCCAGCGACGATGAACCCTGCCGTAGCACTCGGCAACTTCGGCGTAGCCTACCTGAATATGCTCAGCGAGATCGCTTCGTCGGCATACGCGCCGACCGACAGCGTTTCTGAGTTCATCAAGAAGGTGTTTGGCGACAACATCAACGGACCTGCGCTCAACGTCCTCAACGACATCGAGTCGTTCCTCGTCTTCGACAACTTCGGTCAGGGTAAGCGTAAGGCCATCATTACCGGCATATGCTCCAAGATCGATGAGCTCACGACGGGCGATTGGGGTGTCAACTCGTTTATGAAGCGCATCGAAGAACTCGGTGTGCTGCTCTATTTCTCTGCTGTCGAGGACGGTTCTACCGTCCGCCTGGTGCCGTTCAGCCCGTTCTTCAGGACGAACCAGGCTTTCAAGGTGATACCGGAGACGTACTACAACATTACGTCGGGGCAGTCGCCAGACGGTATCGCCATCAACTACCAGGGCGCTGTTCTGACAACTGCTACCGGAGCAGCGTTGAGCGGCAGCTCCGCACCCGTGGCCGGTTATTACAGGTCAGCCGACGCAGCGAAGATAGGCGGCCAGGTATTCACGACTCCTATGCCGTCTATTTTCGTCATGTCGACGAGTGTCACAACCGACGTCGCCGACGCCGCTGTGAACGGCCCTCGCGCATTCGTCGACGTTACGCCTGATCTCGGTGCTGGCATTGCCAAATACAAGTACTGGGAGCAGCGCTTCCGTAATCGCGTCTACTATGTTGGGTGCCCGTATCTGCGGCTCGATATCGCCCCGCTGACCCCCGTATGCATCGTAACTCCGTCCTCCGACGAGATACAGTCGACCATAGGCGCTACCAGCATCTATGGTCTCGTAACACGTGTTAGCATCCATCTCGACTCAACACAAGGGGTTGCAGATACGCAGATTGAAGTAGGCTACGCGCGAAATCAGGTCGACCAGCAGCGGTTGATCGACCGCGAGGCGTCTCACCCCATCTGGTCGGGAAACTGGACAGGAAGCACGCTTTATGGAAACCGACACTGAGCCGGACCTCGACGCGGAGTGGCAGTCCTGGAAGAAGAGCCAGGACCCGCAGCGTCTTCGTCAGCTTGTGACAAAGCTGCAGCCAACCATCGGCAAAACGCTCGCTGCCTCCGGCATCCGCAGCCCAGTCGTCATCGACCGGGCCAAGCTGGTCGCTGCCAAGGCGCTGCACTCGTTCGACCCGACCAAAGGGGCCAAGATCAAGACGTACGTGGCATCACAGCTTCGTTCGATCGTACGTGACGCTCCCCAGATCCAGGAGCCCCTGGTGCCGGGTCAGCGTTACCGCTCGGAGATGGCTGAACTCCACAAGGCTCACGCGCAGTTTGCTGATGCCTTCGGCCGAGACCCGACCGATGAGGAGCTGTCAGAGACGACGAACATCCCGTTACGCAAGGTCGTACGTCTCCGGTCTGCTTCGCGTGCACGTATCCCCATGTCCATGGTGGAGGAGGCTGACGACGACGAGGATGCCCCGGACGTCATCGGCAGCACACGCACGAAGTACGATGACTGGGCCGACGCCGTCTACTACGGCTTGGGCGATATAGATCGCTTGATCATGTCACACAAGACCGGGTATCGCAATTATGAGGTACTCGATAACCAGCAAATCGCTCAGCGCCTGAATCTGACACCGGATACGGTGCAGCGGCGGGCGCAGCGCATTCAACAGCAGCTCGATGCCTTTCAGGAGCGTCGGGTATGAGCAACCAGAACATCAATAACGCGGAGTACCAGGAGTGGGTACGGCGTCGGTCGAGTGTGCAGACCAAGCAGGATGCTGCGGTACTCGGTAGTTCGACAGCAGCTATCGGCGGCTCCTCCACAGGCGCCGTTTCATCAGCGTACAAGAACCAGCAGGCGGCAGACGGCGAGTTCGCGAAAGAGCTCAAGGTAGACGCCGGCTATGGGAGCGTGCCTTACGACATGTACGTCGGCGCAGACCAGGGCGACATGGGATACCCGGTCACCGCGGGCATGGAGCAGCGCCTGCTTGAGGCTGCTACAAAGGCATCCTACGCCTATACAGACACCATCCCGACACAGGTGCAGGTGGCGATACTTCTGGCGGCGCGTAAGGCACATAACAATTGGAAGCAGCGGAGACAGCAGCTTCTTACGCACGCGCAGATGCGCTCGGCCAATCGACTGGCTATTGACGCCGATATGGCGAAGATGGCCGCCGGCATACCGCTTGACGGTGTAGAACGAACCAATGTCTAAAGACATCATACTCGACGTGACCCCAGATGGGCAGATGTACAGCCTAGGCGCTACGACCGAGAGCCCCCTCGATCGGACGCGCGGGAGGTTTACGACGCAGTTCCTGAGCACGCGAAATGAAGTGACCGGACGCGGTTCGGTGTTCATGGACAACCTCCTGCAAGGGAGCGTCCGTACGAACGCTGACATTCTGACGCTTGTAGCTACTGCCACGGCTCAGATACGCAGTCTGGAACGGGAACTGTCCCGCGACGTCACGCTTCAGAGCGTAGACTTGCTTTCCATAGAGTTCATTGACAATAACGCCATAAAAGTAGGAGTTCGTCTGAACTCTACTGAGGGCAGTACGACCTCTGATATCGTGGTGAACACATGAGTATCAATACGACCGTCACCACTGAAGACCGGGATACCGCACGGACTACGATCCGTGCCATCCTAACAGAGTCGCAGCCCGACCTCGACATCAGCACGGGCGGTGTCGTCGACTCGGTCATCGTCGAGGGCAATGTCGATGTCGCCGTACAGAACAAGGCGAACGTCGACAGCGCCTACCTCCTGCAGCAGATGCAGGCTATCGCCAATGGGACCGTGACCATCAGTGATGAGCAGATGGACTCGCTGGCGTCGAACTACTACGTGACCCGGTACACGGACGATCCTGCACACGGTACGGCTGACTTCATCGTCCAGAGCGAGACGACCTATACCATCCCGAAAGGGTACCGTGTACGTTACGGGGACAGCTCGTACGTCACGGAGAGCGTCTACGTCATCTACCCATCCGGCACCCCCGGAGTGGACTTCAGCAACCCGACGAACGTCATGCTGCAGGCCATCTACGACGAAGTGACCGGGTACGGTTACCGGTTTACGCTTCCGATCGTCTGCGAGCAGACTGGGCCTGCCGGCGTGCGCGTCTCCGGCGATGCGCTGACCGCTGATATCGGGTTCACCGGCCTTGGCCGTATTATGGCTGCGGAGACGTTTGCTGGCGGTACAACCGCCGAAACAAACGCACAGCTCGCGACGCGAGTCATGTCGGGCCTGATAACGAAGACGCTGGGTGGCGGCCAAGACCAGATCAACGCTTTGGCCTCGAGCATCTATTCGTCGGCGAAGGTCAGCGCTGTCGGTGTTGAAAGCGCCATGCAGACGCGTGGTCGCCTCAATCCATTCGGTATCAACACCGGTGGTAAGCTCGATGTCTACATGAAGTCTGGCGCACTCAGCAGCACGATCCGTGTGGCGAGTGCGATCGTGACAAACGTCGGTCTACGGCAGGTGACCCTGACGCTGACCCGCGAGCAGGCTGCGGGGGCGTACACCTTTGCCGCAGTCGGACTAACCGGTGTATCCGGTATGACTGGCTCGATCACGACGGTCAGCACGTCGTTTGCCCAGGCAACCATGTCCGGTTTCAACCCGGAGATGGCAGCCATAGATCTACGCGGTTCAGCGAATACGACCGTGACGATCGTCATCACGGATAACCGTCAGAAGCCGGACCTGAGCTACGTTGTACCGATCACCACGCTGGGCCAGTCGCTTGCGGATACCTACGGCGTGCTTGTCAGCTACATGCCGGGCGTGCTGGACATCGCTGATGCGTTCTACAGCGACGACAACCGTCCTCCCGGCATCGACGTACTCGTCAAGTCCGCGCTCCCGTGTTCAGTGACCATGAACATATCGGCGGCCAAGCCTGTCAACTACAACGGACCGTCCGCCTCAGACCTCGCTGCTCAGATCGCGTTCGCCGTCAACCAGCTGCCTATGCGGCAAAAGTACCTCGATTCGTTCACAATCAGCCAGATCATCAAGGATGCTGCTCCGCAGCTGACGATGGTAGGGCTGACGATGTCCGGGGGTATCACCGACGTGCAGGGTACGACAGTGCCTGTCTGGCAGACCGGAAACAAGCTGGTCATACCCACGCAGGTAACCGGCAAGGTGTCGTACGAGACGGTGTTCTTCACGACAAACCCGTCTCAGGTGGTGGTGTCTCTTGTATAAATACAGTGACGTAACCGACTCCGTCACGCTTCAGCCACAGCAAGTGTGGGAGGGGCTGGATTCGTTCTGGAGGACGAAGGTCGTCAAGTCCGATGCTGACCTCGTCAAGTATCAGACATTCGCCACACTTGTCGTCTGCGCGGACACGGTTTCACGGTCGAAGCACTTCATCGACGCACAGGGCATCGCGACGCTCGAGCCCTATAATATCGTGCCCTGGTATCCGCTGATACTCTATAGGGATCAGCTCGCCAATCTGTCGTACGTCGTCTACGGTGGCCCGTACGTCTACGATAGCCCACCTGACATCGTGTACGGCGAAGCTGGAGACCCGACATTCACGTACCCCGTACTGCCGACGTTTGCCGAGATACCGACCCTCTACGATAGCGTCACTTCGACGTCGCTTGTGCTCGACGGATCGATGTTCTCGTACGACCGTTCCCGGCAGACACTGACATTCCGTGTCGACCCGTTCACGTTGCTGCCGGCCCGCAAGACGGCTTCTGGTCGTGACTACCTTGTTCTGTGGATGCGTAACCCGGCCCTCGATCTGCAGGTCCCCTTCGACTGGACCGGGTGGGTCGTCAAGATGAGCGGAACGTCGACGCCTGCGTATGTCCGCACGCTGCAGGAGCTCTGGAGCCTCGACGTACGTGCCCCGGCCCTCGGTCCCTATAAGGTTGGTGCGTGTGCCGGCGGCGGGTTCCCTGTCGCGAAGAAGGCCGGTACGGTACTCGACATCCGCACAGACGGCTACCAGCGCATCGTCGTCATCGACGAGCTGGTGTATACCTTCCCTCAGGCGCTCGCTGCCTCTGTCAGCATCGGCGACCGAGTTGTTGCAAACCAGCCCCTCTGCGCAGGCATTACGTTCTACGCTGGTATCGAAGCTGCTTCCGCCCCACAGCAGCGGCTACCCGGCATCGCGTTTGTCGTACCTCTCTCGAACGGCGGCATCGCCACACTGTTCGCCCCCAATGAGACGCTCGCCTGGTCGTTCGACGCCATGCGGCCGTCACCGTGGCGGTTCCCGTTGGGCGGTGAGGTATCTGACGTCGAGGCATACTGGACCGACCGGAACGTCGATCTATCAACGTACTACCCCGGCCTCGTGAACGGCCAGCCTGTCAACCCCATGCAGTTGCTGGTCTCCGATCTCTGGAAGAACGCGCTGACCGTCGCTTCTGTCGATCTGACCGCTGTGACCGGGGAGGCTATCGGGTTCGTCGATAGAGCCGTGCTGGCGCTCTCACCGTCGACGTATCTCATCGTTCAGCAAGACGTTGGAGATGTAGAGGACAGCATCGACATGGGCTCGAGCCCCGAGAACGTCGGATACGGGTACCACACGTCGGCCCCTTCAGACACCATCTCCGTTGTCGGTACAGACCTCATCCTATCTGACTACGCTCCGATCGTGACCCTATCCTAGCCCTTGCGATGGCGTAACCACTAACTCCCTATAGACTTCTATCATGCGTGACAGCACTCCTACGCTCCGTGGCTATGTCGAGGTACGCAACGAGAGGGGCGACGTCGTTCGCGCCAAGAACCTCGTCGTTTACACGGGTGGCGACATCATCGCCAAGCTGCTCGGCGGGTCGCCCGAGTACCGGATCTCGCACATCTATTTCGCCTACGAGAACACGGCAGGCGCTCCAGTGCCGCCGGTTCCGGCTCGAACCGACACGGCCGCCATCTTCCACTCGCTGGCAGCGCCGTTCGACTATCTGCGCGCACCTGTACTCGTGCCTCCGGCGTTCTCAGCTTCCGACGTCAACCATAACTACAATCAAGCTGCCTTCACCGCGATAGCGTCCGCGGTATCGGGTATGCACGGCGTTCCGTTCGGCGCGATCAACAACAGCAAGGTTTACGCGCTTGGGCTCGTCGCGGCACCTACTGGCGCTGCTGCTGGCGACATCCTCTACGCGCATTTCGCGCTTCCGGCGGCCCTTCCTGCGGCTGGAAGCGGCCAGATCTCTGCTACGTGGATGACGGAGGCTGACTAATGGCTATCTACCCGCCGGTTATCCCGGGCGTTGTAAACGGTGGGCCGGTCGAGGCCTCCTATACGAATCAGGCTGCGGTAGCGCTCGCTCAGCGGACCGACTGGCTGCGTGAGCAGCTGCTGGCGTTAACGACGTCCACGTCGACGTGGCTGCGTGGGCAGGCCATCCAACCCGGTGTTGTCGACGGCACTCCGGTCTACTTCGACAACGTCACCTCAACCTACAAGCCAGCTCAGGCAGCGGTCGACAACAACGACTTCGTGACTGCGGCCGCATCTGCTGTCGTCGAGGGCATCGCTGTCAACGTGTCCGGTGGCGTAGCGGACATCGTTCTGGGAGGGCGCGTCTCGCTGACAACGCTGCAGTGGGCGGCGGTCTTCGATACTGCTATTTTCGGAACCGGTGAGGTGTTCCTCAGCACCGTAGCAGGCAAGATTTCGCTGGAGCCAGGCTCCCTCGGCATCTCTCTGGGCAACATGCGTGCAGACGGCACGCTGATCCTGCGTGTACCGAACAGCGGTCCCTTCCTGGGGCACATCCACCTGCAGCGGTTCCTGTCAGGCAACCCGGCTGGTACCGTTGTAGATCCGCCGCCCGCTACCCCGCAGACGATCGCCGTACCGAATCCGGCTGTGCAGGGATGGCTGCCGGCTACAAACGTCTACTTCCCGGGGTACGTGGTCGGCGTGCAGATCCCTGTGGGCGCTGTGTTCGGCTATAATATCCAGCACCCCTCCGAGTCTGCGCTGCGCGACATCTTCCCGATGATTCCGCCGACGAACGCACAGTTCTCGCAGTCAGGTCTCATCCTCGGAGACAGCAAGGTTGTCGTCAACCAGTACGGCGTCTGGTGGATGGATAACAGCTACGGCAACGCCCCGTGGCCGACCAACTACACTGCCAATCTGCCAGCGCCGGCTCCGGAGATAACGCTCTGGACGTCGCGGCTGACTGCCGACGTTTCGCTGTCTGAGACGATCATATCCGAGCTCGTCAACGAACTCGCAAACGGTCTTCTCGCTTCACTCGGCGTAACCCGTATCATACCCGGTGACAATACACTTACGGTGTCAGGTCAGAATGGCGACAACACCAATGGGTGGTACGGGGCAGTGTCCATCTTCAACTCTGGCGTGAAGACAGCGCAGCCCAGCGGTGGTATCGGCATAAGCGGCTCGCTGGGCGCGGCCCCGCAGCTGCGTGGAAACGTCGTGCTTCGGAGCATCGCCTCGAGGCCTGCTCAGTTCCTCTACAACAAGTTCACCGCGCCCCAGACGACCGATATGGTGCTGGCGACGACAAACGGTGTTCCGATTGGCGTGGATATGGGCCTCTACGCCCATGGTCTTGGCGCAAACGCAGCTGACTACATCGACTTCATTCTGACGTCAGGGTCTGAGTTTGCTGTGGCCGAAGAGCTGTCGTTCACCCTGGACATCGCGCTTCTGGTCGACCGCCCCGTTGCCGCGCCGACCAGCAAGACCTTCCAGCTGCTGTTCTATAGCGTGGATAACGGATCCCCGACCAGCTCGACTTCCCTGGTGCGGACGGAGGACATCACCGTCACCGACGGCACGCCGGGCCAAGTGCAGCGGATCACGGTGTCTTCCTTCGCCGACGTCAAGTTGGGGGACAAAAAGGGCTGGATCCTGCGCATTCAGAACGGCATCGGCATCAGCGCCCTGGCTGCTGGTAAGCTGCGGGTGCTGAGCGTGACCGCCAACCTGGTGGCGCCGTGACGTACTCAGCTACCATCCAGAAACAGGTAACGGCGTCGTACACGAGCTGTCCGACACTACCGGCCATCCTGCAGATGTCGGTTCAGAGCGTTGTCGGTTTCTTGGACCTCGGCCTGTTCGTCTACCGGATAGACCCTGATACGGGATCGGAAGCGTTCAGCCACGTAGCGACCGCCTGCGACCTGCAGGACTACCTCTATAATGGCACATCTGGTACGTTCGTCCGTAGAGCGTCGATGAGCAAGACCTACTTCGACGCCTCGGCCGCTAACGCCGGCATCGCGGAGATCGAGCTCGCGATTCAGAGCCTATGCAGCATCATGGAACAGATCAGCGTTCTATCGGCTCCGACAACCGTAACCATCAGTTCGTAGCCGTAGACCACGCGTACCTCGTCCGTCTAGCGCAGGATGATCGGTACGCGTGGATGTCATCGATACGGGCTCTTGCGACGTTCAGACCCGCGTCGACAGGCTGCTGCGGGAAAACGGCTATGCCACCTATACCGAACGAGGTGTTCGGTCGCATCGCCAATAACCCGGCATTCGTAGATGAGCTGCTGGTCTTGAAGGCCAAGCTCGGGGCTGATCGCCTGATCGTCAACGTATCTGGCTATCGAGACACCTTGTAGAGCGTCACCGTACGCCCGTCAGCCAGGCGCTTGACGTGCAGAGTCCCGCGAGACGGCGAGTAGTACGACATCGTGCACGACGGCGCCCCGCTCTCCGTCAGCTTGCAGCGGATATCCTGAGCGATCTCATCTCCAGCAGGTGCGGCCGCGTGCTCCTCTTCAGCACGCAGATAATCGTCCGGTGTTCCGAACTCCGGAGCATGCTTGACGACATGCGTGTCGCGGTTTTCGGGCGACGTCCACTCCGCAGACTTGTCCTGCTTACGAGCCTTCGCCTCCATCTCGTTGGCTATCTCGTGAGCCTGTGCGTACGGCATGCCTTGTGCCCGCATGAGAGACCGTTCCACGATCTCATGAAGGACGATCTTCCGCTTGTCGCTCTCTTGCAGGTCTTTCTCGACCCAGATCTGCTTCTTGGGGACGTAGTCGTTGGCCTCGCTGTTGCTACCGCCGATGAAATCGATGTCCTTCTTGTTACGGATCTGGTTGCCATCGACCTCGACGATCTCGGTGCCATCGGGAAGCAGTTCTTTGGCAGACTTGACGAAAGGCACCTGTATGCCGATATCGCGTAGCTGGCCCAGCATGACCTGGGTTATCTCTTCGACGCGGTTATCGATCTCGTTAGACGACTCCTGCTTGCTCATCCACGACGCCGCGAACAACGCCGGATCGGAGGTCTCCTTCGTATTCGGAGGGATGTCCTTGACGAAGGAGAGGGTCTGTGGCGCGAATGAAATGCCTTCGTCATTGAGAACGACGCGGATGTACCGCTTGATCGGATCCGCCCAGCGGTCCTGCAGGCGGCTCACTGGAGCCGGGTCTGCCATCTCGATCTCGGTTACAGCCCACGCCACGTCGATAGCCGGTGGGATGTCACGGTACGACCCGACGCCACGACGGCAGAGCGCGTTGCAGACCTCATCGAACACCTCGACGTCCGTGTAAACCAGATCGGTCGTCAGAGCCGTTATCATCCCCATAAGCTGATCGTAGACACGACGGGGCATCTCCACGTCGTAGTCCTGCTTGATCTGCATCTGAATGGTCTCGCCCTCCCAATTGAGAGCCTCCGTACCATACGAACGCAGCAACAGGCTGACGAGAACGGTACCGAACGTCGGCTTTTCGCCGGTCAGGTACGGAGCAGCACGCCTCTTGTAAGTCGCGAGGATCATGTCCGCGCGGACAGACTTAGCTGAGGATCTTGGACAGGACGTCCGCGTCCGTGCGGGGCAGCGTCGGCAGTACGTCGATCAGCTCGTCGGTCGACATGGTCGACAGCGCAGGGGATACCGCCGCGAGGGCTTCCTTCCGCAGTTGACGTACGTCGAGCTCGTGACCGTTGACCAGCGACACGGTGTACCGCTGCTCGTGAGCCACCTTGGTCAGCTCGCTGGCGATGAGGGCGTCACCGATGGCTTCTTCGGGCAGGGTGCCCGTGAAGCCGGCTAGGGTGTCGTAGGTGTCGACCGCAGCACAGGCCACCTTGACGAAGTCAGGGTTCGACCGGAGAGACGGGTCGCTGTACGCACTCTCGATGACCTGAGCGACCTTCGCGAACGCCTCCGAGTTATCCGCCTGCAGCGACTGCTCACGCTCGATCAGCAGGTTGTCGAGGCCATCCTCGTCGAAGGCACCGAGGGCGGCGGCCTTCTCGAGGTAGCGCTGGACGTACTCGGGCAGCACCACGTGGTGCTGAGCCGCCTTATGCAGCAGGTGCTGGGCGGCATCGTGCCGGATGTCGTAGGGGAAGCTCGTACGGCTGTCATAGAAGGCTATGGCAGCCGTTGTCGTCGAAGCCGGATCATAGGCAGCGAACTTACGCACGGTACGCGCGCCCTTGGCGTCATTGATGTCGATGCAGACCGCGTAATCCGAGTCGGTCAGCTCAGGTACCGTCATCAGCTCCGCGTACTTGCTCTTCACACGCGCACACTCGTTCTCGATCTTCCAGAACCGGGCGTGGTGGATGACGTCTTCCATCTCCGATCCAGACGCCTGCTTGATCAGGGCCTTGACGAAGGAGACATAGGTTGACTCCTTGGTGCGGAAGTCATAGTTGCCATCCTCCGAGATCGAAGCGGACTTGACGAAGTCCGGCGCACCGGTAGCGCGAATGACCTTGGCGACAGAGGGAGTTATCATGAGGCTAGACCCTAAGGCTATAGCTGCCCGTGTGGGGTTGAATGGCGAACGTCCTGTGCCTAGCATCGTAGATTGCCCGCTATGCCATTCCAGTGGGAAGTTCGAGATACGCTCTGTCAACTATGTCCAGTGCCGTGCCTGCGGATTCATCGGGGACTTCCTCCAGATGCATGCCGCGGTTCGAAACGAGAGCCTTTCGGCGACGATAGCCTCCCTGACGTCATCCGGGCTGCTCGACATGCAGGGGACCGAAAAGGCGTACCTGGGGAACGAGGTCGTACAGAGTTGGCTTCGGGCGGTCGTTGAAGACGGGGCCGCTACCCTCAAGAACGGGGCGCCAGGCAGCTTTCTAGCCATCCTGAGCCATTATAACTGCCGCCTGGGGGTTCAGATACCTGAATCGCTGTATCGGCACGCTATACCCCTGCTGCAGTCGCGATTCGATAATATCGAGTTCCCGCTCCCCGCCGAAGCCGATCCGGTCTTCCGGTGGTGGGGCAAGAACGGGGCTATCGCTCTGCCAACTTATGACGGGTCTCGTATTATAGGGTTCTGGTTAATCACCGTAAAAGGCAACAACTACCTCCCCATCGTCACAAGCAAGACAGGCGCTGCACTCGGCCGCATACCGTCGTTAGGGGACGACGCCGTCTTCGTGATCGATAACGCTATCGAGGCTCTGCGGCTGACCGTGTGGTCCTCAGTCCACTGCTCTCGGCCGTACGGGTTCGTCGTACCGGTGGGCCTGCAGGACGCTCTCGAGCACTATGCTGCCAAACGCGTCATCTACTGGAGCATGACCGACGACACGCGCTGGATCATGCGCTCGCGTCACTGCGCACATAACCTGGTTCTGCTGAACAGCTCCGTGGGTCGAGGGTCCGGTCCTTTCCCCTGCAATGGCGATTTCCCGCACTTCATGGATATCGTCAAGAACTCTGCGGTAAGCACCTATCACGGTATTGCCAAGCACCTGCTCACCATCCCTCGTCGACAGGCAGGTGAGGCCATAGCCACAGAGCCGATCGAGCCTACGGACAGGGCCCGCATCATCGCGCAGGCTACAGGTGAAGATGCAAGGTTTCTGCAGCAACTGTTTTCATCGCAGTCGCAGACGGTCGTCGACTGGTGCGGTACGCCGGTCACCGAGACGACGCGCGGATGGGTTACAAAAGGCAAGCTGATCAGCGCGGTGATGTTCTATATGGACGAAGTGCGCCCGCACGACACGGGTACGGACGCCACGGTGACCGGGTCGGTCGTCTACGACGGAAAGTCGGTGGCCTTCCAGGAGAAGCTTTCGACGTTACGTAAGAACACGGCGCAGTGGCTTGAGAGCTTCGTCGTCAAGAAGTTTGGAGCTATCTGTTTCATAGAACGCGCATGGCGCCCAAGGCTGCTCGAACTGTCGCAGCGTTTCAGAAAACCGAACGCCGTTATGCCGGAACAGCGGTACGGCTGGTCAGGCAAGACGCTGCGTATGCCGTTCTTCATCGTCGACGACAAGGACGTTACGCCATCATACGAGATTGTGGACGGTCCGCGCATACCGCTACCGTCACCGCTGTCGGCCGCCGAGCGTGACGCCTTCCAGAGCGAGTCGTTCTGTAAGATATTCCTGATGCTGCTACGCAATATGTTGAAGGCCAGAGACGGGGCTTCACACGGGTGGCTCCTCGTGAATCAGCCAACGCTGATAGACCGCGTAGCCTACGCGCTTGGTATGGACATTCAGTTCAACCCGTCGGATGCGGTACTGCTGATGCAGCGGACTGAGCCAGTCATTCGCCCAACCTCGTTGACCGATAGCGTCACGCGCGTACTAGCACAGCGGCCGACGCACGCGTTGATCAGCGTCGACACGGCTACAGCGAAGATAGCCCACATATTTCACAGCTGGCCTATCATGTCCGTCACATCAGCGGTCGAGTACCAGCCCCTGCGTGGTGTGTTCTTTGCCGTGCACCACAGCTTATCGCAGCCACGGACGATCAGAAACCACCGTGACTGCGCTGTACTCGTGTCAGAGTGCTTCGATGTGAAAGGCGCTCTGAACTACGCTGGACTCGAACTCGATCGCGAGGTCCTGGAATCCGAACAAAGCACGGCGACTAAATTGATGCGGTTTCTCGTAGAGCAGCACCTGGCAGGGGAGCTGGAGGCTGTGCCTACTGCGGACGGCATACGGGTGCGTACCTCGGATGTCGTAACATGCGTGACTGGCACACAGGTTGAGGTGCCCCCTCTGAAGGACATCACCCGTCAGCTGGCATCCGGGGAGTTCCTTGTTGGAAATACCGAGTCGGAGTGGGAGCTGAAGACCGCCATGTGGTCTTTCTACACCTCCCTCGTCATGGCTGCGCGTTAAACAGCGCTTTCATGAGCGACCGTGTAAACACTTCCGGGGTTCTGGCAGCGAAGGCTTCAGCGCCAAGGCATGTGCGTGTCGTATGACCCGGGACGTCTGATAGGAACGTTTGCAGCGCAAGCAGTATGTCGGTGGAGTTCGCCCTATAGCAGAGTGGGCCGTCCATCACAGCGTCATATGCCGACATCCCTATGGTGCAGTTGTACTGATCGGAGAATACCTCGTAGACATGCGCCTTGAGCGTAGCCGTCACCAGGTGTCTCGACAGAGCATATGCGACGTCCCAGGGCCAGTAGGTGCATGGCTTCAGGGAGAGGTATATGTCAGCGGCATCCCAGGCCAGCCGAGAGGTCGTGAAGGCGACGCGAGACGAATCGATGTTATGCATGCCGATACGGGTCGCATGGCGCTGGTCCTCCGAACCCAACAGTAGCGCGTTCATATGCTGCGTACGTGCCAGCGCAGCACAGACACTATCAGCGTATTCCGCTTCAGCGAGAACGACGGGGGCTCGGTGATCCCAGTGAGGCGCGAGTAGCTGGCGTATCTCCGTGCGGTTTATGGTTGTATCGTGCGCCTCCGGATAACCCCATGGTACGACCGTCGCAGCTTCCACCGTCGTACCGTAAGCTATGCCGAGAGCGGCACCCGTGAGCTTCGTAGGGACCGCAACGCGTTCCACCTTCCCCGGGCCGTACCAGCTCATGTGTTCAACGGCGACGAAGTTGGAACTGCATAGGACGTAGGCACCATACACGAGACTGGGGACAATGGGCTGCCGGTGCAGGAAGTCCGGGTCGCCAATAAGCAGAATATGTGATACCCCCTCCACGGGCTCTCCAGACTGTCGGCGTGAGCAGCCTTGGATACCAAGATCCTCACCGTTGGTGACGTACGATACTGACGAGAAGTACCCCCGTAGGTGGGGAGCGATGGCACGAGTGAAAACATGCCCCAGTGCGGGGGCCTCTACGATGCATACGGCGGGTGACGTCATACGCTTTACTAACCCCCACACGGGGTATAGTCAAGCAGTGTAATACGGGGGCGTTTTTGCACATGGCGGGGTACGGCGGAGAAACCGTACCCTCTTAGGGGGCTGTAGCCCATCCCCACCTCCCCCTGGGGTCTGGCAGCCGCGCGTAGGCCCACACCAGCCTACGGCAACAGTATACCCCTAGGAGGGGGTATACAATATAACCCCTCCTAGGGGGTACCGTCGGGAAACAGCGAAATTGCTGCATATATAGATGAGGGTTGTACTAGGTATGACCTCTCACCGGGAAGAGACCCGGGCTGGCCTACCCCAGTAGGTTCCACAATCATGTGGCTAGGCTGCCTGCCTAGAGTTGTCCACAAGAGCGATGTGGAGTCGCCACCTTCCCAGGTATCGCAGGGTGCAACCCCCTGCTGGACCAGTATCTCGAAAGGGGTACTCACCGAGCCATCCGTCATGGTGGTCCCCCTGGCAGGGGCATACGTCGGTAGATGTGAGGCGGTGCGATCCCGCTATACGAGGGGACGGGTGTGTCCCTCGCGTACATGGTACACCAGAACACGTTGTAGACGGGTTGAACGGCGTTGGCGTCCTGAGTGGCGACTTCGCTCTGAGACCATCTACTTCGAGGCTCCGGACGGAAGACTCCGTCTGACCTCTGTCCGATGTCGTAAGGTGTCGGCCAGGTTCTTCCAATCCGCAGCGGGTCATGCCTCTGCGGGGCGGACTCCCTTTAGGGACAGCAGACCTCGGCGAAAGATACGAGGCGGGCGCCATTGAGAGATATGGCTCCTGGCGGCTAAAGCCGTGCTAACTAAAGATGTAGCCTGCGTAGCGAGTCTACGGCACGCAGGTATTTCACGACAGAGACGGGCCACGCAAGATGCCTCCGCATGCGTGGGATGTGGTCGCGGATGCCGGTTCTGTGAAGACGCCGGAAACGTGCGCCGAGAGCACGTACTTCACTTGGCAGCGCACCGACCGCTCCGGAGGTGCTGTGACGTGGGTAGCCTAGAAACTACCCTGAGCGGAATTCACTAAAAAGGAGTCCGACGTGAAACACGTCACCAGAGCTATGGCCGTCGCCAGGGCGGCCCGGTGGGGCGTAGACCCCACCAACCTGACCGCCGCTCAGATTCTGGTGGCGGTCGACACTGCGAAGAACCGCTGGACGGTACTTCGCAGCGTGGCCCCCATGTCCCCGGAAAGCGGCGGCGACAGTCGCCCCGGGGATAGGACATTTAACTGGCGTGGTAGATCGTACCGCGTCAGTTACTTCCACAGCGGCGATGTCGCGGGCATCACCGCTGTGGATGGGGATTGACGACACCCGGAGCCTGCCCGGGTTACCAACAGGCGGTCCGTCGGGGGACCTTAAACCGTGTTAGGCCCGACGCGTCCGCCATCTGGCGGGGTCACATGACTGACTGTGGGGTGTACCCGCGGGTCGGTGAGGCGCCGGTACCGTAACACCGGGTTTCGCAGGCTCTCGGAACCTGCATGTTCTCGAAAGGAACATACCATGCTGCAGATCGTCGGAATCAATACGGCCCGCGCTTGCGCCAAGGAGGGCAGCCTCCTAATCGGTACCCACTCGGGGCCGTTCCACGCCGACGAGGCCGGGGCCATCGGCCTCGTCGAAATGTACCGGGAGGCGTTCGCCCTCGGCGCCGTCGCCGCGGTGCGTACCCGCAATCCCGCGGAGCTCGCCTCCATCAAGGAGGCCGGTGGCGTCCTGGTGGACGTCGGCGGCGAGTATGTCCGCCCCAAGGGACCGGATCTCCGCGGTCTCCTGGCGGACCACCACCAGAAGGGTGGGGCGTGCCCGCCGCGCCCCAATGGGGTCCCCTACTCCAGCTTCGGGCTGGTGTGGCGGGAGATCGGCCCCGCCATCTGCCGCCACACCATGGCCCAGCTTGGGGTCCCCGAGCTCGACGAGGCGGTCGTCGTCGATACGGTGGACGAGGGGCTCGTAAGCGCCATCGACGCCACGGACAATGGAGCGGTCGATACGGTTGCGACCGTGAAGTCGACGGGGCGCCCCATGGCCCACTGGGGTGTCAGCCTGGTGGTGCACCAGATGAACCCGCCGGCGATCCCGGGCCTGGAGCAGAACTTTGACGAGGCCTTCATGAAGGCCGTCAAGTTCATGCAGACCTGCGTGGCAGCGGCGGTGGTCTCGGCCATCGCTGAGGAGGCCGCGAAGGCCACTGTCCGCAAGGCCATCTCCATCTCCACGGGACCGGTCCTCCAGCTCGACACCTATGTCGACTGGCAGGACACCGTGGCGCGTGAAACGACCGACGTGCTGTACGTGATCTTCCGGAACCCCGAGGGGACCTGGATGGTCCAGCAGGTGCCCAAGGCCCTGGGATCATTCGAGGGCCGCAAGCCCTTGCCGGCCGCGTGGGCCGGGCTGCGCGACACGGCGCTGCAGGCCGTCACCGGCGTGCAGGACGCGGTGTTCTGCCACAACGGCAGGTTCATCGCCGGGGCCAAGAGCCGTGAGGGTGCCCTGCGCCTCGCCAGGCTCGCCGTGGAGGCGTAACCCCGCCCGGAGCCTGTCCGGGTTACCAACAGGCGACCAGGAAAGCCAGGGTGCGACACACCCTGGTTGCCCACCACGGGAAGGTCCAGCTTCGCGAGCTGGCTGCATAACCTGCAGATCATAGCGCATAGGGCGTCAGCTCCCCGGTCACAGCTGACAAGGACTGTTATGAAGGCGGGAAACCTGCACCGGGGTTCTCAACCCCCGGTGCCGCCGTCAGGTCATACCTGGCGGCAGTTAGCACCCCGTCTCTGGCGCCTTGAGCGCCAGTAATGGGGTGCGAAGAAACCAGGGTGGCAACGGCCCTGGTTTCTACACCAATACGTTGCACTTTTCACCTCCCCTACCAGATAGGTTGGGCCGGTGTAACAATCGTGAATCACGCGCCTTCGGGTTGCGTGGTCACACTGTTACACTGGCTCAGCGTATCTGGTAGGGTCGGTGTGTTGTGGGTTCGGCCGTTTTTTTTACCTATGAACGCGGAATGCGCCTAGCAGCCGACTCATAATCGGTCCTCGTTAAACGCTGGGTCGGTCGAGAGAGGTTCGATTCCTCCATTCCGCACCACCAAGGACAACCATGACAACCTACATCCAGCACCTGCTCATCCTGCTGACCGAGGCGCTCGCTATCCTCGGCAGCAAGAACAAGGCCTACGGCCTGTTCAGCAAGCTCATAGAGTATATCACCTCGGAGGTGACGGTGCTCGAGAACCGCCTCGACGCCCGGACGCAAGAGGTCGAAAACCTGGAGCGACGGCTGCGTGAGCAGCAGGAGACCATCCGCGACCTCGAGCGGCGGTATGCCGTGGCCATGGAAGAACATAAGCGACTGGCTACGTGTAACAGAGATTTAACCGACCCCATGGTAGAGATGCACGTGAGCTGCCATTCAAACGGCATCTCACGTATCTTCGAGGGTCAGTTCATCGACGCCATCAAGGTACTCCGGTCGATGTCGGAGCTTGGCCTGGCTGAGGCAAAGGGGTGCGTGTCCCAGCTCGCGTCGTACACCCCGAATCTCGGCGGTCCCGAGAAGGAAGC